ACAGGCTAGGGGTCTCCTCCCCTCTCCTCCTCTAATGGGTTCCACATGTGTACCCCAAACACCTCATCAGAGAACGAGCGCATCCCACAATCAAGCCAGTCATGTCCGAAGATAGAAAATCAATGTTAAAATTCCGGTTTGGAAAGAGGGTGCCTGACTCGGGGCCTCGGTTCCTCGGCTTCCTGGGTATCACAATGACCCCAACTACACCGGAACGCCGACAACAACAGGCACCGCTTCTCCAAAAACGCACGCTACCTTCGGCACCTTCGGCACCTTCGGAACCTTCGGCACCTTCGGCACCTTCGAAACCTTCGGAACCTTCGGCACCACCCTCGGCACCACCCTCGGCAACACCCTCGGCACCACCCTCGGCACCACCCTCGGCGCCACCCTCGGCGCTATCTTCTCGGCTTGGTGCTGTGCAAGTAGCCATTCACAACACACACACATCGCATCGCGTGGGCATTGTGTGGCCAACACCACACCACAGCAGTCATGACAGTACGATGGCTTCTTCCACATCTTCACCTCCGCAGACGAGAGCAGAAGGTCGTAGCTCAGCTGCGACAGTGAATCCATGACGAGCGGTTTTTTGAGAGGCGGTCCGGTTTGAGGGGTCTGGATTGAGGCGGTCCCGACCACAGGGGAACACATGTGTATCATTCATAACGTAGTTTGTGTTTAATATGTATGTTTTAATTAGATGACAATACAACGCTACAAGTGGATGTCTCTCAAGGACACATTGTCTTATGAAGATGAAGCAAAAAAGCTTCGTGTAAGTGAAGTAGCACGTTCGAATCGTGGTTTCATGAGGGCTTATGAGAGGGCAAGCGGTGACCCTTCGGTCATGTCTACGATGCTGGTACCTGGTGTCAATAGGACAACCTTTTGGGATAAGCGACGTGACGAATTTGTTGCGCGTCATATGGCACAGTATAGGAAACCAGGGGGCAAAACTAGACGCAGATGGCTAGCGCTTGGCATGTGGGCTTACAAGCCACCCGGGAGGGCACCGCAGTGATGATGGTAATGCTTGGTGATATCATTGTTGTCGTCATTGCTACTGTTGTCTAGTGTGTACAAGTCGTGGTAGTGAATAGACTAGACTTAAATTCTGTAATAATAATGTATTATTATTCTAAATGATATTCACGTTAGATCTTGTTGGTTCTACAATAATATTAGCCTGTTTGTGGCTTTTGGTTGTGTTTTCGTATATAAGTGGCAGAATGGTGAAAATGGGCGACCCCGAAGATCCTCATAATAATTTGATGAGACCGGAGAACGATGTCAATGTTTGTAACTACGATTTTTTTGGGGTCGGGGGTATGCTTAATAATGCGCCACATGAAATAAAGTGTTACCTAGAATCCAAAGTTCACACTCAGTCCAAAGCCTTGTGGAAATTGTGTAATCATACATTGTATGATGTTCTACACGAGGCAAGAAATACCAAAACTTTAAATGTTGCAGTGTTTGTTGCTAATCTAGATGACCAGAGAAGAACCACTGTGTGGGGAGACCAACAAAGTGACAATTTAAAATCAATAATGAAACAATCAACTAATGACTGGAGGAGGGTTTTACATGACGGTCATCCTGATGATTTCAGAGCGGATGACCATGATATAAAAATAGCTGTCGTGGTGCAACCAGGGTCGGAAGGCAATTCAGAGCGTTATGGAGCGATCGACTGGCCCGCGAGTGATGATGTGACTCACGGTCTTCTTGATTTTGCTGCAAGTGGGATGTCAGACATTAGCTTCAGACATTACCATGCGAATCAGTTAAGAAACCTCAACTTGCACATGTCGGTGGTATTCGAGAACTCAACCTCGGATGGCACCTATGGTTATGTTGTTCGTCGCAATTACATGACTAGCAACAAGGACTTCCTAGTGGGACATTGTTTTACCAAGGGTGTCACAATCTATATTAATGATACAATGGGTGCGGATTTGCCATACAATCCGTGGCTTACATATTTTATTATAGTATGCATTACGTGTTTCGTGATTTTTGTGGCCATGGAATTGATTAGTTTCAGAAGAATTTCCCCACTTCTCGTGGTTTTCGCGGCATTCTTATCTGCAGGTATCGCAACCATGGTTTGCAACAAACTGATTAAAATACCGTCTCCCCCGGTCGTGAATGGACACCCGAAACGATTCTCGAGTGACGTATTCCCTGTATCTCTTCTTACTCACGAGTTAGGGCACACTCTGCTAATGGTCGACCATTATAAAGTAAAACTATCCGGAAGTGGGGGTGTAGTATCCACCAGTTTGCCTGGTCCAACGAAACTGTTTTCGTGCGTGATGATCCCGGTCAGCGTTATGGGAGCCGAAAATCACATCACCCACCTTGATGCTGCTTATGTAAATGCGATGTGGTCCATGAAGCAGGGGAGAGACTATGTGTACAGCTCTCCTACGACTGGCGGAGAGCTGTGGAGATTGAAGAGCGATGCAAAAGCAGAACCTATAGATCATGGGGCTAGGGCATCTGCTTTCATTGAAGATTTCGTATCAACAAATAGTATTGATGAAACAACAAAAAACAATTGTGCACCACAAAGCCTTCTACCCAGGGGGGTCGGGGGTATCAACATACGACTAGAGTCGATTGATAATCTACCTGAGGGTGCAACAGCAAACGATAACATGTCCCTCGGCCCTGGAGCGTGTGTCACCCTCGGGGATATCAAAGACCTATTTGAGAGGAGTTGCGCGTGGAATGACGCATTGAAAGTGTACGAACCACAGGCTGTATGCAATCCAATAAATACAAAACGAGTATCACTCACAGGAAACAGATATTACTTGCACCAATACATGAATATTTGGGCGTCTCCTTTAGAATTGATGTTCGTGATTTACCTCACACACCGATTCGTATCATTATGGAAGAAGAATGAACTAGAAAATATGAAAACTATATACCAGGGGGGGCAGGAACTTCATTACAGAGAACTTTTAGATTGGCCTACGATCATTATAATATGTATTTTCATCACCATATGTAAAGTAAAAGCAGAAAATGTGCAAAGATGCGTTGGTTGTGAGGACAGCATTGCAAACTGGGTGACTAGAGTTGTCATACTTTTAGCAGTCCCCATGCTCCCGCTCCTCGCGCGCCGTCTTGGGGTTTTGTTAAGAGACGAGGTGACAAACTCATACCAAGCTCGAGAAGGTCGCGAAACTGAACGATTGCAAACTAAATTGCAAAATCAGGGTGTAGGTGTAGTACCACGAGTTTAGATTTCCCCTCTTTGTATCTGAGACATCTCCAATCCTAATTGTAATATGTTTCCATTTTGTTTTTGTGATTGGAGTGGTAGTTGGTTTTGCTTTGTAATCAACCTTCCAAATATACCCTCTGGTCCTTTTTTGAGTCTGTTATCATATTTTTTTAGTTTTGCTTTACCTTTAACATAATGGAGTGGTGGAGAGCCTAGTGCCCAGATTTCAATGGGTGACTTAGAGTCTGAAAAACCTTTTTTCCATGAGGAGGTGGCCCAGGCTCCTGATGTCCATTCTGTATCTATTTTTCTGTTTAATCTAGTGGAAAACAAAATACTCTTTAAGTATGTTGATGTTTTCCAACTTTCTTGTCCCGTTTGCATTACTGAGTCATAAAACTCCGGTTCATTCATGTTGGAAAACGGACTTTTCGATTCAGGCTGAATAATCCACTGTATGAAATCAAGTACTATGGATACGGAATGTGCACATGCCACACATACATCTGTGTAATCAAAAGAAGCGTCTTCAAAATTGATAGTTTTTGATTGCTCGGGTTTGCTAAAATTAATATTATATATTTCAGAAAGCCTAAAAACCAATCGTGGATCTAAAGCCTTTTGTAGATTTTCGCAAAAAACTTTCAAAGTTCGTGATGATATCATTTTATCTTTGGCTTTTTTTCGCGACTTTGGTGACGTTGGTTCAGCGAATTCTTGCTCTGTAGCTTGTGCATCTTTTGCTTGAGCTTGTTCCACTTCACCTGTTAATTCTTCAATTCTTTTATCCTTAGCACTCATTTGAACCTGTAGTTGTTCCATTGTTGCTAAGGTTGTTGCGGCCTGTGTTGTCATCTGTTTAAGTGTTTCCGATTCTTTTCCTAGTTCTGCTTTAGTTTGCTTTAATTGCTCTTCTAGTATTGCTTGATTTTGCTGCAATTTATCTATCTCAGATTGTTGTTGCTGCACTTCTGATCGGTATTGAGCTTTGAGTTCTGCTATGCGTGATTGTTTTTGCTGCACTTCTGATCGGTGTTGACCTTCGAGTTCTGCTATGCGTGATTGTTTTTGCTGCACTTCTGATCGGAGTTGACGTGTGGCTGCAGTTGCTTGTGCATCTTTTGCTTGAGCTTTTTCCACTTCACCTGTTAATTCTTCAATTCTTTTATCCTTAGCACTCATTTGAACCTGTAGTTGTTCCATTGTTGCTAAGGTCGTTGCGGCCTGTGTTGTCATCTGTTTAAGTGTTTCCGATTCTTTTCCTAGTTCTGCTTTAGTTTGCTTTAATTGCTCTTCTAGTATTGCTTGATTTTGCTGCAATTTATCTATCTCAGACTGTTGTTGTTGCACTTCTGATTGGTGTTGACCTTCGAGTTCTGCTATGCGTGATTGTTTTTGCTGCACTTCTGATCGGAGTTGACTTTCGAGTTCTGCCGCTGATTTTTCGTCTGCCGCTGGTTTTTCGTCTGCCCGTGTGGCTGCAGTTGCTTGTGCGGCTTGCAATTCTGGGGCTGCCGATACCGCGTCTGTCTCGGCTTGTACTAATTCCAATGCTGTGTTTCTCGCTGCCAATTGTTGTTCTTCTTGTTCTTTCTGAGCTTGCAACTGTGCTTTGATAGCCGCCAAATCTTGTAGTACTTGTTGTAATTGTTCTCCCATTCTGGGTACGACACCGGGTTGTCCGGCTTGTGTCTGTACCCCCGTCAACATCTGAATTGGTTGTATTTGGACCTGTGGTGGTGGTTGTTGATTTCTTTTCTTTATTTCTCTTGCTATTACTCTCATTTTAGTTTGTATGTTTTGAAGTTTGTTGTTTAATTTTGTAATGTTTTTGAATTTTTCCTTTTCAAATCCAGATGCCGTACCCTCATTTATTTTTTTAGCCGTACTTCTAAGAATTTTTCGATTAGTTTCTTCATTTATGTTTATTTTGTTTTGTTGCATGTTGGATTTTGTCGTATTTTTTGGCATTTTTGGCGTTTCTGATGGCGTTTCTAATTGAGTTTCTGATGGTGTTTCTGATGGTGTTTCTGATGGTGTTTCTAGTGGCGTTTCTGATGGTGTTTCTGATTTATTGCTTAAAATATTTTGTATGTTTTGTTGCATGCTTTGTATTTTAGAGATTTCTAATGATTCATCAAATTGTGGATTTTCGGTATCTAGGTTTTCTAATACTGTGTTTAACTTTTGACTTATTAATTTATCTTGTTCAAATTCATTTTTGCTTGTAAGATTTGATATCACTGCTTCTTCTTGATGTCTCTTTTTCAATTCATTTGCAGCTGAGGCTATTTGTTTTTGTATCGCTTCACTTTCCCCCTCTGGCATTGACTTGGAAGCTTTTTTGATTGCAAAAAGATTTTTTAGAGAGTCCGACATTTTCACTCTGAATGATTTTTCTGATGATCTTGATAATTTTATAATCCCGGACAACACTTGACTTGCTTCGCTTGCGTCGATTCGTCCTCCCTCATCTTCGAACGGATTACTTCTGCCCTTGACTACAAGTGTCGTGAGACCCATACCAAGACCAACCACCAAGCTTGTTGATAGAAGAACAACGGCCATCCCTTTTTATTGGGTATTATATTAATTATGTTTTTTGGAACGTCCTTTTACGATGTAATCACGCAATGAATTCTGTCCAGCTGATTATGATACAGCCTCCCCCCATCACTCACTTCAGATGCACTACTCTCCTTTACCTTAAAAAGGAACGTTCGAAATTAAAATGTCATAGTATTGCAAATGACATTACATTCCCAAAGTAATAATAAACCAATGCATGTGTCGAAAAAGAGGAAATATGGGGTAAACATGACATCAAAGTCGGAAAATAGGGCGGCAAGAACTTTGCAGAGATGGGCTAGATCAAAAATTAGTACAATGCGAGAATTTGTCGAAGCTCATCGACAAAAAATTATTGAGGCATCCAAGAAGTCGAATAGATTCATCAATGCATGGATGGAAGATAGTTATAACACGACAATACAGAATGTGATCGACAACTTCATCAATTCCTATGGAAGTGCCAAAAATGGAGCAGGGTATGTTTACAGGTCGTTGTTATTATCACACAAGACAGCAGAGTCAATCATAGGAGGTACCACACTGACAATACCACACGAGAAGCCATCATCGTGGACACTGAATCCAATGATGGCTGTAGGGTGGCAAGATCCACGACATAAATCCCTATCGGTGGTGATCTTACGAATGAAAACCGCTTCAAATGTACCTAAACTCTTCATTGGTAGCTATAAGCCACCCATAGATATGCTACCAAATTCAAATCCAACAACCACTAAATTTGCGAATCAAGCTGAAGTGATTGTTGCAAAAACGAACCTTATTGTAACGCGCGCCCGGTTGGTCCCTATCGGCATGCTCACTGGTGTGAATTCGACTGGAACAAATCACAAACATTTGCCTAATACCTGTGAAGGTACGTTAAGCCGTCATGAAGCGGGCCTGAATATTCCAGGGTATACGCATTTTGGTAACAAAAATCGTCTGATGCCATCTGTTCTATTGGTCGATGTGTATCCTAAGAAACTTCTAACACTTGAACGCGCATCGCCTCGCCGCTCGCCCTCGCCTCGCCGCTCGCCCTCGTATCCCCGCTCGCCCTCGCCTTGCCGCTCGCCCTCGTATCCCCGCTCGCCCTCGCCTCGCCGCTCGCCCTCGCCTCGCCGCTCGCCCTCGCCTCGCCGCTCGCCCTCGTATCCCCGCTCGCCCTCGCCTCGCCGCTCCCCCTCGCCGGTGCCTCCATAGACAAACCTCGTTCAAAAAAACCACCAAGAAATTTCAAACTTAACAAAATGAGTAAACAGACGTACAACAGAAAGTTACGGCTAGCTCCAGTCACTAAACATTTTAAAGAACCGTCCGATTCACCACGTTCATAAGTGCATCTTGATGACTGGTTGCGTTATCATATGCAGCCCTTCTTTGTGCATCAACTGCGGAATTTTGCGTATCATAAACGTGTAGTCGTCTTTGTATATCGCGGTCCATACGTGCCTTCGTACGTTCTGTGTCACTTATATTGATGGGTGGTCCCGGCCCTGACCTTCTCAGATTCTCTTGTGTCAAAGGAACTATGGTTGGGGCCTCGCGATGCTTTCGTGAGCGCTTCTCAGATGGAAATCCCATCTGAGCGTGTCTTACATAATCTTTGACATCACGTTTTGAATTTGTCTCGGCAGGTTTCCATGAAATAAATATCAAATTGGACCCTAGATATTCTGCGGAAAATCCATCATTTTTCAGAGAGTGAATCATGTGGTTGAGCACTGACTTGGCTTCACGTAATGCACTGCCGATCACCACCATTGGCACTTGGTAGACCAGGAAGGTTTGTTCCGGGTGCTCGCGTATGAAGCGCTGTAACCTAAGTTTACAAGCGTTTAAGTGTTTGTTGTGAGACTGGTGCTCTCGTGTGTAGTACATTCCGTTCGCTCTCGTGGCGTCTGAGGCATTGAAATTGATATAGGAATCTTCTTCCATATTACTATTTGTTCACAAAAAAAAACGATCGAGCGTGCCCGCCCCGCCATTTGACAATCTCACTTCCGGCATTTCTCGACGGTTGTGCATGGAATGCTCTAATTCGTACACCTTCTGGCACTAATGACATATATCATAGGTAGATCATTTCCTTTTTATGATTTTTTTAAGTTTTGGACAATAAAATCTATCACTACAACCATCTGCTGTGCACCTACTTTGCCTAGCAAAAATATACACAAAAGATAAAATCAGTAAAATTACACCCCACAAATTAGATGGTAACTCGCTTGGTGGAGTGTCGCACATAGGACAAGCTGACAAAGTTTGGATAGTACTTACGTGAAGAGCCTGTCTGGCAAGGGGTGGACCACTCGCCTGAATCAAAATTCTGTAATCCGCATACATAGCAAGTCTTGAAAACATTGCATCCAACTGTACATCATATGGGCCTTCCAGGTGTTTGATTGCTTCTTGACGTCCTTGTGGTGAAAATAAAAGAGCATGATTTCCCCAGTAGTATTGTGTCAAAATATCAAAATTTTTGAATACTGATGGCTTTGAGCTTTTTGAACGTTCATACATGATGGGTCCAAAAACAACCATATCATAATCAGATGAATAGAGTAGCATTTCATCTATTAACTTGGGAAGATCTGGTGATGGAATGCAATCGTCTTCACATATAAGTATTGGTCCACTTCCTAATTTAAGTATTTTTAAAAAAGATAAAATCAGGCCTATTGCACCTGGTGTGCTGAGTTCATGGTGATATTTTCTTCCATTTTTCAAATTTTCGAATCCATTCAAAGTTATAAGGTTTTCATCTAATAATTGTTGTGGAGTTTTCGATCGTAAATCAACTGCCTGAAAGAAACTAGCATCTTTTAAAACTTTTTGTACAGGATGGTTGACTTTTGGACTTGTCGATATAATACGTACTTCTACCATTTATTGATGACAAAGAAAAAAATGTTAATATAAGTAAATATGCCACGAAAAGTGAACAAATCACTGTCAAAAGAATCGTTTTCTTTGTTTGCGTTTATTAATGGTACTTTCGGTCTAAGAAGTCACTTTATAAGAGCTCTGTATGTGCTTTGGATAACATCATCAATTAGTTTGATTGTATTGAATCTGATTGGATGGAAGAAATCAACTTTGTTGCAAATACTTACTTACGTGTTATTTACAATGTTTATAGTACTGATATCATCGTTTTCTGCAACCTGTTTTAGGTTTGGTGATTGTCCCCATGCAGCATACGCTTCAGCTAGCATGGGAATACTTATCATTTCTGTATCCACATTAAGTTACAATTAATATGTTTAATTATAGTAGATGGCAGCAATCACCCCAATAAACACCAACACTACGACTTTGAATTTTTTGACTAACGAATCTTCACAAAACAACACACAGTCATGTAGAGCGCCATTTCGAGACGATACATTGTCAATGTTGAAGAGTAATTTTTATCATTTACACAAACATAACATAAAGCCTCTAACAGACAGTATTCGAAAGCAGAAACTAGTTAGAGGATCCAACAACAACAATTCTATCAAATATTTGAAAAGCTTACAAATGTTTGATCAAAATACTCCCAGAGGGAGTGGGTCCAGAGATGTTATGTATGAACTTCACCAGTATTATAAAATACGCCCTGCGGAAAGGAGAAGACTTCTGAATACAGTATACTCTGATCCGTTTCAGCCTCCTTATATTTTCAATGAAAATAGAGTTCTTTTGTCGCGTGGTCCATGCAAATTTCCTCAAAAAGATGTAGAATCTAAAACTTTCACAGATAATACGGGTAATTATAGATACTGTGTAAGAAAGGCAAACACCAGAGGGCAGGTGAAACTTCCTGCGGAACTACATAAGCTATTAGAACATGCCGTACACTGGGGAGCGTATAAAGCAAATAAATATAGAAGAGAAGACGGAAATTCAAGAAATGCCGACAGAGTTTTGAAAATATTCAAAAAGGGACATAAAGGGACCCCGTGGAGTCCTCACAATCACAGTGGTGTTTTCCTGGAAAGATTATCGAAAACATTAAATGTAGGAAATTTGCCAACGCTGAGTGAGACAAGTACAGATCCCTCGTTTGAAATATGGTCGTTAATTCAGTCTCATATGTGGACTGGCCACAGGTGTTTAATTTCGCAATATAGAAGAAATTTTGCAAAAGGATACGGGAAAGGACTTCCACGGGGGGGTGGCGGAGGTGGAAGAGGTGGAGGGGGTGGCGGAGGTGGAGGAGGCGGAGGGGGTGGCGGAGGGGGTGGCGGAGGTGGCGGAGGTGGAGGGGGTGGCGGAGGTGGAGGTGGTGGAAGTGGTGGAAGGGGGGGTAATAATAACAACAATAACAACAACACAGGAGGTCGCAACCGTAGTGGTGCTTCTGGTGGTTATAATGGTGGTTATAATGGTGGTTATAATGACGCTATGGGCGGGGCTAATAATGGCGCTTTGGGTGGAGCCAATAATGGCGCTTTGAATAGGAGTAGTAATAATGGTAGATTATCTGGGATCGGAAGCCTCTCTAGCATTTCAACAAACGGGGAGGGTAATCCATCGAGTTATGAAACTGTAAGATCTGGTTTTACCAGACTCCGTTCTGACGGAAGACCTAGACAAGTTTTGAAACGCAAACGTCCAAAGAACAAGAATGTCTAACCCTAACAACACTTTCACGCGCCTCTGATACGTTTGACAACAAACTCAATTAGTGTCAAACAAGTATCAATGTTCAAATTAATAATCAACACCCACGCAATTTTTGTGTTTTTTTTTTATTTTTTTTAATAGTAAATATTATATGAAGAAAGCCGCGCTGGAGATAAAGCAAATTCTAGACCTTGATGATCCTATTTCTAAGATACTTTTCATTCTAGGACTTACCAACATGGTAGTCGCACTAATGACCAGCCCACTGAATGACTTTTCGATTGAATTAGCTCTTCAACAGATAGTCAATCTCTTGTTCATGTTGTATGTGCTTTCTTGCTTCAAAAACGGTGATTGCAATATCTTTGCTTTCATGATATCTATGTTAACGATCGCTCTTTTGGCTGGCGAGATTTCGCTAAGAGTATTTTACATGTAAATTTAATGTTACTTCATGAAAGATGATACCTAAAAATATTTTCATGTTTTGGAAAGGAAAACGATCAATATTAGTTAATGTTTGTTTAGAAAGAGTAAAAAAACTACACCCAGGTTTCAAAATAGAAGTTCTAGATGCTCCTATAGAGAAAGTTCATGGATACGATTTGTTGAGCGTACAACATCAGAGCGACTGGGTTCGCATTTGCGCAATCGAAAAATATGGGGGTGTTTGGCTGGATGCAACTTGTTTTTTGATAAAACCTGTTACTGAATGGGTAAATATGATCAACACGCGATTACAAGGATTTTCTGCTCCATTTTCAGACGAATGTCTTGAGAATTGGGCATTTGCTGCCCCTCAAAATAACGAACTTGTTCGTGTATGGAAGCAAAAGTTTAAAAGTGCAATAGAAATAGGATTCGACAAATTCAAACATGACAATAAACATTTGCAAAAAAATCATCCAATTTTAGACCACATGCCGTACTTGACTATGCACGGCTGTTATGTTTTTGCAAGTAAGATGACAAACATGAAAGCTCTTATGAAAAAATCTTGTGATGGTCCATTTCAATACTTATGTAGAAAAGGATTTGATACTGATAAAGCAGTCAAATCCTTGATAAATACTGATCATATTACAACACCCTTTGTAAAGTTTCGTGGAGCAGAACATGCTTATTTACAAGGAAGTCCTTACATATTATTTTTATTTTTGTTTAAGCATCATTATGTAAGCGGAATTGAGTTGTTGTCTATTTATTCAACATTGTTTTTCTTGTTCTTGTTAGTAACTATTTACTTTATGGTAACAGCTTTTTTCTAATTTAAGTTACTTATATTGTTCCATACGTGTCTTATGAAAAATACATTTAGTACAACAAATATTGCTCAAATTTGGATCATTGAAATCCACGTGCCACCATCCTCCATTAAAATTCATTCCAAACACGTTTATCGACTCAATATTGTCATCATTCTGTAAGCTGCTTAATACAGCAGTTCCAGTGGAGATTCCAGATGTTGCATTTCCATGAATATTTTGTTTTATGCAGTTGTTGTATACCTTCTTTGACTTCATTTCTTGAACATTGCGATCATCATCACACAAGTCTTCATAAACGTGTATGGGTTTTATGAGTTTATGATATTTTACCTGATAGTCTTCAATAGTCTTGCAGAAAGGTATAACAGGCCAAATTGTAGAATCTTTTTGTGATAGATGAATGGTGTTGTTTCTCAGAACAAGTACATCAGTTCTTTCATCTTTTAATTTGTTTTTTTGATCATTGAATCTTATTATACAATTTTGTGAGTTGATAAAATATCTATCTGCTTTACTTATTGGTCCATTTCCAACAACAGCAATGCTACCTTCGCACACATTGCTTAATGAAATATATCTAGTTTGCAGTTGTACGTATACAACTGCAAAAATGATAATGAAAACGATGGTGAGTATATACATCTGGTATATACTCACATATAAAAATTGTAAAAGATGTCGTAGGATTACGTATAAACAAAGCCACTGTACCCAAAGTACATGATAACATCATACCGGGCATCAACATACTTAACTTACATGTAACACCAACTTCAACAGTAACACAGCAGACCCGAGCGAGCACCAAACCGAGCGGTCACTTCCTACGCGTCCTTCACGAGCCATGGGTGCTGCGTCCAATGTCAAGCCCTCCTGGTAATGTCAATATTTTAAAGTCTTAAAAAAGTAACTAAACCAGGGACTGCGAGCGGATGATTCGTGACCAATGGGGATATACGTAAGCGGACGGGTCTGTTGGGGTCATGCATACCCACGGAATCGAACGTGGACAATGTCGTTTTAAAACGTTTATTTGGCAGTCCTGTATTTTTATAGAGATCATTGTTTTTCAGCCATCTAGCCGAGGCGTGCAAATGATCGATCGGTACTGCTAGCATTTGGTGCAAACGTGAATTTATGGTACTGTTCTGAAAGCCTTTCCAATGACCACCAGACCCAACGACATCAGCGGCAAGACCCCAGTCGATAACCTTGAAGTCCAATTCCACTTTGCCATTGTGCGTGTTCCAAAAAACCAAGATGTTGTTGCCGTGCAGATCACCATGCTCTATTCCTTTGTTGTGAAGATGTCGGATGAAACTCCGTATTTTGTCCAGCAGAACAGAGCCTCCTTGTGGTGGCCTATAGGCCATACTCTTAACATACGAACTTAAAGTCTGAGCAGCTGCTCCGCTGCTCGGGTTTGTTGCCAGTGATTGGACTGTGTAGTATTCATTTTTGCCGGGGGGATGCGCTGTAATATATGGTATTGTGATATGCTTCTTATAAGCGCTGTTGACAGTATCATACGCGTACTTGTGCATGTCTTGTTCATGCTGTGCCAACAGTCTCGGGTCTGAAGTACTGAACCTCTTAACAACTACATTTGTACCGTTTTTCATTTTACCGATCTTTGCAGTTCCATGAACACCACGCATGATTCTCGATGTTGCGGTGTTGTAAATATTTTTTGCTGTTTCATGCGTATCTTTGGCGTCAACGAATTCCGATTGCGCTTCATCGTTTCTTATGTTAAAAAAACATTTTAAAAAACCAATCTTACTGTAAAGATGAGTACCGTGCCTGTACTAGATGACGTACAAGTCAATTGCTTTCTACTCGGTTGTATTCTTGGGCTAGTTATAAATTACCCCAAGCTCATTCACGGCTGCGATTCCCGTGATGTGGTAAGATCGAAGTTTGTGGAGAACAACACTTGCTATCGTTTCAAGCCTCGTGTTGTAGCCTGCGGATGGCACCAGGAGGTCCCAGCTCTCAGAGATATACTTTCCTCTACTGGTCCAGCTTCTTCATCTTCTTCTTCAGCGGCAGATCGATAACTGTCGTGTCGATCCAGGCAGACACTACAGACTTGATGTCCATGAAGAGGAGGTATATGTGGAAAGTATCGTCCGAATTAATCAGATCATCAAGGCCACTGGTACCGTGGGTGATGTAGTGGTCAATGTACATCTTGATGGTGCTTTTGTTGTAGTCCATCATCTCCATGCAGATGGAACAAAGACTGTCTGATATCTCCCCCGGCATGTCGGGGACCTCGACCTTATTGAAGCCCAACCGTAGCGATATCATACCGGAGATGATGACGGCAAAAATGTAGTCATCGATGTCGTTGTGTCTGCAGTTGGCCCTGGTAGTATAGGCGGCCACAATAGCGTGGGTTTTCACGAGAGCCTTCACAACAGCCATCTCTAGCGAGCACGGAGACACCAGGTCGTCATGTTGGTCCCAGCTACCCTCCGGGAGCTCCAGAAGGGGGCGCATCCCCAGTGCCGATCGTGCCGATTGCGATTCGTCTAGGCGATGCCAGCCGCAATCTATCCGGTCCGGTTTGAGTGGGTTCCACATGTGTACCCCTCGAGAATCCAGAACCAAACGGACTAGAGGGGCCCCGCCTGATGACCTCAAAGGGGGTACACATGTGTGTCCCTTGTGGTTACAATCAAACTCATCCAACTGACAACAAGGTAGATACGCGCGAAGCGCGAGAGAGATACGCACGCGAAGTGACCTACCAATGGTGGTGCGGTCTTATTCAACGTCCATCCGGCTGCTTCTGCGTGGGGAAACCGTACTTTCACTTCCAGTGCGCTGTGTCATGACTATCAAGGACGACGATGATCTGCAGCCCGCCGACAACTGCTCCTCCTGGCGAAAAAGGGAGGATGAGATCATTTTGACGTATGTCGAAGCCCCTGGTCTGAAGTGGGCCGATATCGCATCACTCCTTCCGGGTCGCACTGTCAGTAGTTGCCGCAACCGATATATGCGCATGAGGAAGAACCTGGAGAAGTATGGCGAGATTGTTGACGCGAGGAAGAGCGGCTACCGTAGCAACTCCATCAAACCCATCAAGAAGAAGAAGATGAACAAGAAGTCAGATGACGACACCGTCCTTCTTAACGATCCCTGCGATATGCTTATTCATCAGATAGTGCTTCCGTCTGAAGATGAACTGTTCGCAGACATCTTACCGGCTGGCGATGACGAGATCTTCGACCTGGATGACCTTGTTACGACACCATTCCCTGAGCGAAACTACCGGTCCCGACAGTCGACCATGACGTCCGGCTCCTCGGATCGGTCGGAAGACGAACTGATCAGTGTTATTCTCATGAGCGCGAGTGTTCTAGCTGGTGGATCGGTTGAGTGAAGTTGTCTGTATCCCGTCTCCGAATATGGATAAGTCATGATGTGTGTGTAAGACTGTCAGTGTGTGGACTTGAGAAGGAGGGAAGTTAGTGGTCGCTCCGTTGAGTGTGACTGAAATAGGAAGCGATCGTGTTAACAAAATTGTGTATATGCTGTCTGTGGATTGAGTAGCAAAGTCGGGATATAGAATCGGTACGCACAAGGGTGGATCAAATCCCTTGGGTATATTGAAGTTTTTCAACTGAAGTAATGAATTTGTTATCAAAGTTTGTATAAAAGAACTCTCGTTTCCATTGATAAGTGGTGGTCTGCATACGGAAATAGGGTGTTCCATTTCACTGCTATTCATTTTCATTAGTCTTTGATATATTGTATCATTGATGTCAAAGTCACCTGCTGTCTCGAATTCTAATTGTGACGATGGTGTAATGGAAAGTTTTATGTTGTGAATGTTTCTTTTCACTTTGTTCACCTCTGATATCAATCTTTGAATACTTTTGTTGTAGTCGTGGTGATTTCTCTCGACAAGAGACGACCCTTGTATGGTGAAATTTCCGACATAATGTAATTTTTGGTTGTATGTACCGTCTTTTAGTATATACACATCTATTATTTCGACACTAAAAATGTTGTAAATTGGTGTGGGTTGTACAGTCACTCTTAGCTTCGAGTCTGATTCATGAGTGAGTGTAGTGGTTACATTTTTATTCCATCCGCTTGCTTCGTCAGATCTGCATGAAATGTGTAGCGAGTTTGTTGTTGTTTGTTTCCATGAATTGTTTGTGAGCTCGATTACAAATGAAAATCCCTGTATCACGTTCTGCACAGACAGTGACTCCGTTCCTGTCATGTTTGACAGAACTTGTGTTGTTACGAAATTGATTTGCGGAGAATATATAGATGTTCCGTTTCTTAAGAATTGTGGTGCAAACTCTAATGTAAGTGGAGTGTCAACATTTATATTGAATGTTATTGGTGTCGCGTTAGGGATGACGAAAACAAATGATTCTTCTCCAAAATTTTCAATACTTGTATTCTGAGATATTTGATTTGACGGGAAACTTTGATCGAATTGTGATCTTAAGGAAGATAATATGGCATTCGAGTCAGCAATGAAGATGCCGTCAAGGAGTCTAAACTTTATGCGAATATCTGAAGTCCACAATTCATCCTCTGTTATTAGATCTCGGTCAATCATTATGAATGATTCAACAGGATTGACAATTAGGAGTGCATTCTGATTCAATAAGTTGTTGTTACTGAGCCTTGTTGGTAGCCCGCTAGATGTAAGCAAATCCACACTAATACTTGTTTCAATAACTGAAGTGATGTTGAAATCGTTACTTGTCTGTTGGGGTATATCTAAGAACAAATCGGATCCTGATGTGGATAGTACAAAATCTACTGACTGTATGAAAGTAGTCCATTCAGGAGAATCTGAAGTTATGGAAGATCTGATGTGATCACAAAAGGACTGATATGCTGTCTGAGTTAGCAGTGTAGTATCTTGCCATACATCGTCATTTGCCCGCAGTGTGATTCTTGTTGATCCAGTCCAAAAGTCTTTCTCTGATATTATATCCCCATCATCTGTAATTACCTCAAGCTTGCCTGGAGACGGTATGAGTAACTTTGCGTGAGGTACAATGACTGGTATGTTTGTGAGAGCAGACCTTATCAAATGTGAAGGAAGCGACTGAATGGAGATCGTTTCTGGGTGTATTATGTTTATGTTTCGATCGAACGTGATAGTGATAATCTGTTCGGATGTTCTGGTCACATTGGCATTGCTTATGAGTGTGCTGGCTCCCAGTGTGTTAATTGGTGATGGCCTGCTTGTTTGAAAGTGTACAGGGTCAGCAGCATAGAACGTTTGAGATGTGATGATATTGCTAAGTTCCGATTTAATGGTAATTATGTCGTCAATCCAAGTTTCGAATCTTAATGTCAAAACAATGTTCATATTATTGTTTTGCATGGTAGATTCACTGATGATAGAATCTCCTTCAAAGAATGTTCCTGAAACAATACATTCTGACAGTGATTCATCACCTGGTATGACAGATATCTCTTCTGTTGTAAAAGTATTTCCGTTTGTAAATATCTTGAACTGTATGGAGCCGTTTGAACTCAAATTTATGACAGCGTTGGGTTCAGTGAAAATGACGAGTTCTTGTGAATTTTGCAAGGCGGTTATTTGAAAACTGTATTGTTTTATGTTGTCGGAATATATTTCTTCTATTCTATCTACGGTTTCGTTGTTTGGAATCTTAAGTTTAAGTTCCTGTCTAGAAAACCAGAAGTCATAGTCCTTGAATATTGTTGAAGTAATAAACTTCAAATCCGTAGGACTGTATACTAGCTGTGAAGAGTCTACAAATGTCATTATGTTTGATACCAACCCGGTTGGTTTCATCCTCAAGTTGTATACTTGCTGGAGATCGTTTGCATCACCAATGATATCATATTCTATTATGTTTTTTAAAGTTGTAATTGTCAACTTTTCTCCTATGGACTCGTTGTCAACAAAAAAATTTATTTGAGAACCAACAGGTATTTGGTTGGTTCCTATACGTAATGACAATATCAATAGAGTATCGTCCTCAAGGAAATAAAAATTATTTGATACAATTTTCATATGTCAGGGGTTTTTATCTTAAAAATAAAATAACAGACGATTGTATAATGAATGCGAATTTAAGAGGCAATGTGATGGTCAAGGGTATGTCAATCGAAGCTTTCATTAAAAAGGTTGTTATGCCTCAAAGTATGGATACTAAAGAGGGTAAGATAACGCTTAATGTTGATGATATTGATGCTATAGTAGCTAAGAAGATGCAACCCTTAGATGCATTCCAGGATGAGAAGAAGATTTTGTCGGATGCTCTCACTGGCCTACGGGAGAGAGTCACCAAGCTAGAGGCTGCTGTTACGCCACAGGGGCCACCACCAGTGGATCTGAAACTAGACATTGATGCGCTCTCTGCCTCGGTTGATAAGCTAGAGAAGAAGCTAGCGGACATGAAACCGAGGCGTGGTGTGGATCAGAGTACGTTGGACCACGCTATGACGGAGGTTGATAGAAATATGAACTCTAAAATTGAAGAAGTCTCAGCCGCACTGCGTCAGTTAAGAAAGGAACTTGAAGAATGAATGCGCGATTTGACTAGAAAAAAAAAAGAAGTTTAATAACAAAATGTACAACAGTCATCCTTCTCAAAGGACATATGGGAATCCAGGTTTCTATGTCGCTAATCCTACCGGTAATGTGAGGGACGCTTCGGGTAGATTGGTGGACCTACGTCCAGATACGTCAGAGCGTTCCACACGCCGTATCATGGTGAGGACATCAGAACTACAGAAAAACTCTGATGGAGCATATGTAGCAAAGATTCGCAAAGCTAAGAATGTAACAGCTATAAAATTGAGTTACGCCAGTATACCAAGGCCAGTGTCACGTGTCACGGCCCAGCTCATACTTTACAGTATTGCAATAAAAAAAAACTCTACATCCATAGATCACCAGAAGATTGCGTTGCAGAGAATGTGCCGCAATCAACTTCTTTCTTCAGACACCTCTGATGTACCGTTCTTCCAAATGAGTGCCAGTGGGTTCGATTGGAGAAACTCTAACTCTTCCACAAGCGCGTGGATAAACTCTTTCGACAGGAATACTTTTATACCCCCTCAATTTGAGTCAGAAATCAACAACCAATATATCGATATTGACGTTTTGACCGTCAAAGTACCGAGTATGTGTACCCTGAATAGTCTGGGAATAGCTTTCTCGAACGCACTCAGGAGTCACTCGGGTGCAGAAAACACCAGAAATAACTCCATATGGACTAGTTTTGACATCTCTGTAGAAGAGACGGGGTTTTCAGTGTTTGAAAATATCAATGATGCTGACGTTTTTACTACGTTCGCAGCACTTGCCCCACCATACGTTACACCTGACAATGATCCATTTTTCATTAGGCAAAATCAGAGTGCTGTAGATTCTTTCATTCCAATGGGTACACCACTCAAAATACGAATGAAGAAATCTAGATCAGTCTTTGTATCAAATGATACTTTTACTGGTGCATCAACTTCTCCCGCATATATATGCCCGTCTTTTTCTAATATGACCGAATTTTCTCCTAGTAAATCAACAGGGGGCACGGACCTATCTTCGTTTGAGACTATAATAGATACTTCAAACAAATTTGTGTATTCCTTCTCTTGCATTGGAGAAGTGTCTGAGAACGATATATTGGAAGTAGAGTATCACCGGGTGGTCGAGTTACACGTAACCGAGTTACCTACCACGGACGAGGCATCTGATCAGGACATATCTGACCCCACTTTTAGCGTCACATATTATTATGGTGCGGCCCTCACCGGTAGTTTCACATTGATTTTGATATCTGACGATTCCACGATCGAATTTGACGCTATTGCTGATGATGATAACTCACAAAGAGTAAAAATTAATGGCAAATTTAATGTCAGCACTGGCGTGTTAAAAAATCTTGACGGCAATGAGACCGAAGTGCGAATGGGAAGTTCATTCTTCCATCACAGTCCTAGTGCTACTACACTAACTGTATCAGAGGTGAAACGAACGTATCAGAAGACAAGAGATATTCGATTGGGTTTGAGATGGGGAAACAATAAAGAAAATTATGACTTCTTTATTGATACTAATCATAGTCTTGACAGCCCAGTAATAACAAACGATCCAAACATACAGAGTATAAACCCTAATTATAATTTTGTGGGTCAACACCGCAGAGATGTGGCATTGCTGTCTCAGTATTCGAAAAAGGTCAGAGGCAATACAGAAGAAGCGGTAGATAGTAATAAGTTGAATTTAAAGAATTTGCAACCAGAAAATGCGACAATCATTCCAGGGATGATCGTCAGTACGAGCAATGACAATGCAATGAATCCAAGTCTTGGTGTCACAGTCCAAAGTGTGTCGTCGACAGTGAACTCCACACCCGAAATCACTCTCTCTCAAGCGATTACTGTTGCAGCTGATGCGCAGTTCACGTTTGAGGTGGCACCGACAAGTGACAGCACATACCACAATATGTTGAGAAATACCGGAGACTTGGAAGACACCTATATTCATTCTACAAGTACTTCCAGTGAGATACACAATGTTCACCAAGTCAATGATGCTCATCAAATTCAAAAAATGTTGTTCACGGGGCACATGATGAATGTCACTGAACCAAGTGCCATGCCGGTGGAAGACGACGACTTTCCGGATCACACTACGGGTCAGAGACCCCGAGTGAACGTGAGTGAGCAGAGTGATACGTCTAAAGCGTTCTATGTAGAGGGCCTCGGATGGCAGACTTCGATTGTGCATGCTCCAAGTCGCTTCGTTATGCCAGCATTCCCATGCAGGTTCACCGAACTCAACGATTATAATAATAGTAGTGATCCACTTTCCATTTACAGCACAACGTCAATACCCGTGGAGACATCTGTATCACCACTTGTCTCTCGGATTCTTAACCGCACTAGTGTGGTTCCTGCGAAGTCTTCAAACGGATTAACTAAGGAGCTTGGGTACTATCAGTTGAATAAAGTTGATGAATTTGGAGCGATTGATACTGATTTTACTGAATCAAAAGAAGTCCATGACCTATCGTGTTACGTACCAAGAGTTGCCAATACTTGTGGTATTGTAGTGACTATTGGAAATGAAAACTACGTTGTAAAGAAGGCACACTTGATCTCTGTTTTGAGAAACGAGACTGATTACACATTGAATTTAACATGTGATCGCAATTACAACAGCTTGCCAAGAGTTTTGTCGTCCGTAAAGAATCTTCGTAAAATAAGAGATGCTCTCAAAAGACAGGGGTATAGAACAGACAAGGACTACACAGACTTGCAAAGCAAAATACAATTCGTAGACGATCAAATACAAAATGCTTTCTACCATTTTTACGAAAGAACTACGACAGGTTATAAGGTTGATGCTAATTCAAAATACTTTTCTTGGGTGTATGAGTTGGACAGACCCGTGCAACTCCCCACTGGTATCTCTGCCGCAACTCACAACCCATATCGACCGGGCGATAGCTCGACTTACAACCCTCCTGTTACAAATAGGACATTCAATGGAATCGCTGACGCTGCTGCACTGTTTACCCCCGGAATATACGAACGTAATACGGGAAGGTGCGCGGTCACTAACATTCAAGAATGTGCACATAGCTTCTCCGTCAGATCCGGAAGTCAAGAATCTGAGAATTCACTTATAGTTCTACACGGAATTGGGTCGTTGGAGCGTCCTGTGAATAGCACACATAGCACTGACATTGGGGACGTGTTCGCTGTGATGGGTTCAGAAAGCGATCTTAAGAAGCCCGAAAAAATGGCATGTGATGCTACAACCTTCCTCAGATCTCCTGAAAACATAGATTCACTTAATTTCCATTTCATGAACTCGAAAACTGGAGAAATGGTAGATATAGGAAACCAAAATGCAACTCTAATTTTTGATATATATTGTTCTAATGAATAATCATGGTAAATTATGTACGTTCTAGAACACCTGTCGAACGTCTCAATCTGCTCAATCTGCTCAACATATCCTGTGCGTCATCAGATGCTAGTTCTTGGAATATTGTGTTCGGGTCAGAATCTTGTTGGTTTGCAAATTGTCTAGCAATATATAGGGACAATACTGTATCAAAGTTTTGCTTCCCCGGAAATGATTCAGTGTCAGCAACATCATCGCATATCCCGGTCGATAAAGCGATATGCGAATAATTCTTGTTTTGTTTCCATTCTGATGATACAACTGCGAATGAGTTCATATTGCAGACGGGACTCTCATGTCCCATCGCAATACATCCAAATCCCTGAAAAACAGCAATACCAAATGTTGTTATAATAGACCAAAGTACAATAGTGTAGAATGTACCACTTGGTGCCCCTTGTTTGTGTTGTAAACGATATGCATTGTCTATCAAATAAAAAAGAATCGAACATACCAGGAAAAGTAGAAATACAAACACCCAAGCTACGATTTCAATGTAGGTATTTGCCCGTTTTGTGAATGCAGTTTCTCTTGTTGCAAGGGTTTTTATCAAGGGTTTTAAGGGTCTCAGTGATTCAAAAGACTGATGCTGAAGCCTTTTTTTAATCTGCTCATTCATTTGAGGAAATACTATGTAAATTAGGGATACAATTTCAAGGATAGTAATTATGAGTGCGACAATACTAATTCCTAATATTGATTGAAAAACTACTGTGTTTGTCACTGTCTCTGCTACCATGGCATCAATGCCTGATGAGGATAGACTACGAATAGTTGTGTCTGGACTCATTGGTGCTTGTTGTTCAAATATAGGTGGTTCCATTGGCTCCATTGTTTAATTAATACTGATATTTTTGTTTGTAAATATAAATGCTTGGTGGTATATTTGGTAATACTTTAGATATTTCAATCAATTTGTGTATTTGTGCCGGTACACTAGCTATGTTCTGTTTGGGACAGGGAATATTCTGGATAATGGTAGGTTCAAAACAATTCGAAAACGTGATAAAAGACAAAGTTCAGATAGCCAATTTGTTTTTGGAGGAGGAAAATAGTCAACTCAGGGTAGCATTTTGTGCAAATTTAAAGGCACAAGTGACAAGCGAAACTATAGAAGATATAAAAAAAACAGAACAAGAAAACATACAAATGATGAAAAACAGATTTTGGGGATTTTTCTCCACTACCACTGGTTTTTTTGCTTTTATGTTGGCTTTTGTATTGTATCGGTTTAGTTCAGAAATATCTAATGCTAGTCCGGATAAAGTTTCAAAACTGCATGCTAAGAAGAGGGGTTTTGTTTTGGCTTTGTTTTTGGTATTGTTTTCGTTTTCTACAGAAATATTAATATTTGAATTCATAATCAAGCCTTACATCACCATAGGAGACATGGAAATGTTGTATGAAATGGTTAAAGAAAGTTAAAATTGTACTATTGCAAATTTGTCAAAAGTGTTCACCGCTGCGTGCACTGCGTCTTTAGCATCTTCTTCGATCTTCGCAATCGGAGAGTTAGAGAACAAAGTTTTAAACAAGTCGTCAGATAAAACGAAATTGTAAGTCAAACTTTCTACTTCTCCAGTGCATAGGTTGATGACCTTTGTGTTGTATTCCACATTAGTGTTTTGATGAAGTGAATACGAATATAAAACAGCCTGTAGTCTGTGAATATTGCTCGTACCTGATGCAGAAAACTTAAATTCGAAAAGAGTTTCATCAGAAATACTATCGACAGCTCCCATTATTTTTTTGTTACAGAATTTGTTGTTGAGTAACACAACAGGTGTCTGATATTCCAACATCAGACTTGATGCAAATGCTCGCCATGCGTTTATATGTGCACCAAGAGACTGCAAGTGAGCCGAGTAATCACGACCCATACGCCAGGCGGCCTGATTCTCGTATTGCCACCAAAAAAGAGATATCTTGAAAATAACATCAGGTGTAGTTTCTTGTTTAATTATATCATTCAGAATATTCATATCGCACCATATGTTTCTGTTTTCGAAGTGCACACTGATGCGTTCTCCGATTGCTTTCTCTGTGATTAAGTCAATTACGTCAATCACAGAAGAGAAAAATCTTGCTCTTTTCTTTTTATTTTGTGTAGTGTTTGACTTGTATAGCCTCAAGGCTTTCTTCTTCAACTCTTGGACATGACAAGAAGTGGTCGACATTCTTCTCTCTATAAGATTCAGCTCTTTGATAATGTATTGTGCTTCTTCGGATTCTCCGTTCTTGAGCAATATCGTGTTTCTTTGTATGAATGTTTTGAGCGCGTCCTTCTCTGGAAAAGACCCGGAGGAAAAATGATAGATACAGCTCTCCGCAAATTTTCCATAAAGAGTACACAAAACATCATAATCCGGAAAAAATCGTGATTCTATGTTCCACAGATTATGTTTGTCTGTTGACTTTATGGAGAATAGATCTTGAAGTTGCATGAGTATCACTGGTTCTATTGAGTTTAGTGATCCTAATTTTATTATTTGCTTGTCATCCTTTTTTTCTATTGTGAAGACACCTTTTTTTAATGTGTTTTTGATGAACTTTGGTTTGCCAGTTAGGTACACTAACCTCAATGCTTGATCGCACGTCATGAACATGTGCATGTCTGCGCCACAGAACATTGTAAATGTGAACCTTGCTCTGCTTCGTGCAATGTTGTTGAGTTTGGTGTTATGGTAGTGCTGTCTGCGAGTTGGAGTTCTTTTGTTCAAGCGATGATGGTAGCTGAACTGTATGACGTGATCAAATTCTCTTCCGAGTGTGCCTTGAATAGTACTAATAACAAGTTCGGATTCTTCTTTTCTTACGGACGCAAATTCCGAACTGGACTTGTTTTCATCGTACCAAATTTTAAATGAAATATTCATTTTATAAAGAATATTTGCCACGTCCTGACAGCATACGTGAGTTTTCATTTGAGTATGAGGGTGCCTGCATGCACATAAAATCGCTTTTGATTCATGTTTTGGCAATGATTTCAGAATATCAAATAAATGTTTGAACTGATCTTCACGAGATCCACAGAACAGAGTGACTCTTCCGGTTCCCTTCCGTTGACTCTTCATTGGTTTCCTGATATTGAATGGGTGTGCCTCATTACAAAAGTTTACTATTTCTGGAACACTCCTGTAATTGTTTAGCAGCTCAAATCTTGGACCGTTGTATTGAATCATGAACTCTTCTGATTCGTCATTTACTTCAGTTTTGCAGTTTTGAGCCGGATCCCCTATCAGATCAACAGATATCCAGGGACAACAAATTCTTATCTTTTTGACAAGGTCAATCGCAGTGCTGTCGAGCAATTGACCTTCATCTATATACACGTGAGATACACCTTTGAAATGCCTGCAAAAGATGTCCGCTGGTATCCTCAAGACTCTAACAATCGCTGTTGTAACATCTTTTAAATTGTTAGATAACATGTTGTAACATATGGAGTGAACTGTCCTGACTTGATTTCTCGTCTCATCTCCAAATACGTCATGTAATTTTATGGTCAGATTCTCTTTTGTTGTCAAGTAAAAAGTCATGACGAGTTGAGATGATATTTTACATCCATCATTGAAAATAAGCTTTTCTATTCTTCCTTTTAGTGCTGTTGATTTCCCAGACCCTGGATTACCAACAACTACATTGTTCTTTGTTTCACAATTTATATATGCCATCTGATCTTCATCATACAACATTTGACTACTTTGAATTCCTACATTTCTTTAATACATTACGTATGTTTTAGTGATTGCGTTCAACAATACTTAACGCAATTAGTGTATGCTTTCAAATTATTATAAATTAATATAATATAATAATGGACGAGGCACCAATAATCCACGGAAGTATTTCATGCAATAATATAAGAGCGGGACCTTGGGACATACAAAGTGACGGACACATAATACCGACTTCTAATGCTGCTTTTGATATAGGTAATGCAGAATATAAGGTAAGGCATTTGTTTCTGTCTGATAACAGTATTCAAATAGGTGATACTGTTTTGAGTGAGAACACCCTCAAAAACAGCACAAGGTTCGTATCGCAAGCGCCAACATCAAGCACTTCTCCCGGAAAGCAGGGTGACATAGCACAAGACAACAATTATGTTTACTTTTGTTTCGTAGATAACACTTGGTGTCGAGTACAGAAGTCCGCCTGGTGATTATACCTCCTTCAGGACTACGAAGTAGATGGCGGGTGCTTCTTCAGCACCCATTCCTCCCACTTGATAAGCGAGGTGCAACGTTTGGTCGGCTCGTCGGGCAGCGTCAGACGCCTGACCGCCTGGGGTCGGTTGTCGTAAAGGATGGACTTCAAATCCTTACATCTCTTGACCAGGTCGCTCGCCTGTGCTTTCCCATAGCCGTTGCGAATCAGCTTCTGAAGGCACTCAGCGCTGATGTCGGTGACGATCTTTTCGGTGTAGCGCACAGGTGCGACCTGCGCGTCTCGCTTGGACGGTTGATACGAGACGGGCAGGTCGCACCTGGGCTCAAGAAAGTGAGCGGGACTGCTAGCTTTCTTCTTCTTGGGCTTCCTGCCGACGACAGCGCGGTGCTTCTTGAATGGCCCTGCCAGTAGGATCCAGGCTTCGAGGGGTATTTTGTCCGGCTTAAGTCTGTTGCTCCGCTTCAGGGCGCGCCACTTTGCCATAAACGAGTCAGGGCCCGAGTCGTACGTGGCAGAATACTGAGCCGCCAGGTCGCGAGGTATGTACCACGATATGACATCCATGCTGGCTCGTGCACGGTCGGGTTTGAGGGGTTCCACATGTGTGACCACGTGACCACAGGGGACCATTCCCGCTCCCGCCTGTTTCAAACGGTCCTCACCTGCCTGTCCGAGGTGATAGTTCACGGTCATGGAGGTACAGGCACCAACCGAGCAAAACCTACTCGGAGAAGAAGCTGTCCGTCTCGGGCGCGATTGGCCGACCGAGCATGACGACACGACTCACCTGAAGCGCGGCTACTACCGCCGGGACAACGGCTCTTTGGGGAAAGTCGTCGACGGTGTCAAGCTCACCGAGTCTGAGGACGATTACTCCTCGTCTCACTATGCAAAGCGAGCCAAGATGGGCTTCTGTGCGTCAGAGTCTGACCCATCATATGATGCGTCGGACTCTGACGCAGAGGCGGAGAAGAACAATGACAAAGAGAAAGTGGACGAAGAAAAGTCCGACAATGTCGAGGGAGATGGCGAGGACGCGGAGGACGAGGAGGAGGAAGAGGAGGAGGAAGAGGACGAGGAGGACGAGGAGGACGAGGAGGACGAGGAGGAGGACCCGGATCCGTTCACTTTCAGGGGCGTTTGCCGTCAGACTGTTGGCATCGATGATGACGGCAACGAGGAAGAGTGTGGTGGCGAGACGAACGGATGTTCGCAGTTGTGCCACTCTTGCAAGCAGACCATGAAGCGCGGGTGGTTCGCGTATGGCATGCGTTAAATCCTTGCGAGAGGGAGGCATGCCGGGCGCGGGAACTCCCTGCACAACCACTAGTCACGAACGACATAAGTGGTTCTGTCTGTGAGCAACAAAGAGAAGATTGAAGGGGAAAATATACATGGAGTAACATATTTTGAATGATGTCTGTTATATAATTATATCTTTTTGTATAATATAAAACCCATGAATAAAGTGCAGATTTTTACAAATGATTTACATGCTTCAAATGTGATAATTGAAGATGCAAGCACTGAAAGCGTGACACAATCAAATTCTTCGCGCAAAAAATCATGTAAAGACAGCTCTAGGCATTCCATTGGAGCTACAATTTTCAATACTGTACTTATATTTTTAGGAATACGAGTTCCTTACCAGAAATTGTATGATGTTCAGGATCAGTTTGTAACTAAATTTAAAAGTATTATTTGTAGTCCCTTTAGAATATACTCTGTTGGAGTAATTGGGTGCTTATGTGTCTTACCTTTCAAACTTTTTACTGTTATAAACCAAACCTATAGTGATGAATTATTACTGCATTTCATATCAGAATTAATTCTTCCAATACAATACATTTTAGCAATATTTTATTATGGCTCTACTCACGTACAGTTGTATTATGATGTTGTTAAACCAGTGCGAAGAAAAAAAACACGTAAATCCAACTTGACAAACATAAGGGACATATTTGTGGATATAAAAGTCGAAAACAGAAATATAGATTTCAAAATATTGATAAAACAGCCATGTAGAATAACTATAAAGGTTGTATCATGCGTAATAGTTCTGACAGTGTTGTTGTCGTTTATAGGCTCTATGGTAACATCATCAATCGAACGGTATCAACAGTATTATACTTTTTTCATATTGAGTAGACTGTACGGAAGAGGTACGCTTGTAACAAATGTGTCATCTTTTGCATTCGTATTTTACAAACATGTCAAGGTCTTACACATATATGCACAAATTCTGGAGCTGAGAGATTGGTCTACGCAAAAATATGATGAAATTTCAGTGATGTTGATTAATCTTACAAGATTAAGAGAATCTCTAAAAATATCTACAGATGCCCTAAAAAATATATACAGCACCGGTAATATAGCAGCAGCTATAGTTACCGGGGTTTTAGTGCATGGTACTTCTCTTAGTGAATCGGCTAGATGGGGATACGACAGTTTTATAATCATTTCAAGTTTTCTTACACTTCAAGCCATTACGTTTGGAATAATTTCAAAACTTTCACTAGCAAAAGAGATGATAGAAGATATCACAAAAAACTCTGAATTTGCATTAAAGTTTTTGTCACGTAAAAGTAACGCAGATGCTTCTCAATTAACAATGGAAAATGCATCAACATTAGACTATTGGTTGATAGTAGATATACTCTCTGGTGAATGGCTTGATTTTAGTGTAATGGGAATACCCGTTCACACCATTTCATTCATTAAACAATGTGTGTCTTTATGTTCAATTGCAATAATTTTTGTAAACACTGGTTCCATTACAATATTTAACGAATGTTGATTTCTCTATACTTTATCTTTTACAAACTTTGTTATCACATCATTTTGTTCTCTAGAAAACTTTTCATCTGTTTCGCCCCGTTTTTCTGTGCGGCCCGGACACACGTTCGTATGGTCGTATCCTCCGATTCGTACTTCTGATTAGAGGATATTGCCTCTGACTCCGTTTTCCAGTGGGGAGTTTGCGAAATCAGGGTAGGGGCCGTCTTTTTCTGCAATGTTAGCACTTTCGTCCCATGCTGTGTAGTATATAGTGGCAAAAATTTGCTTATTAAGTTCCATTGCCTGTTCGCTGTCGTAGGGCAAGTTAAGTTTGAATAGGAGAGTTGCCCATCCCTGCACCCCTATTCCGAGTGGTCTGCTCTTGAGGTTTGACATTTTGGCCTTTTCTAGAGGGTAATATGTTCCATCTATGACGTCATTGAGTGCATGCACAACCTGTCTAACGACTGTCGCGAGAGAAGTGAAATCAAATGTCATCAATTTAATTCGAAAATGCAAGACCACCCATGCCCGAAAGAATACGGAGCACGTTGTAATTGACGGCGTACACGTAAACAGTGCGAGTGTGTCCTGTAGTCCCAGTATGAAGGCGCTTGAACTTAAGCTTCAGGCTTGCATTATCAATTCTCGAGAAATTCAATGCACCACTGGGCTGGTGCTCCTCGGGCGAAAGGCAGAACGAGTACATACCAACCCAGTGATCGTAGGGGACGCGGGTGTGGTGCTGGTATGGCTGGCAAAGGTGGAAGTAAGAGCCCTTGCGAGTGCTGAAGCGCTCGTGGCCGTTAAGCTGGAGCTGGACGTCGTCGATCGGGCAGTTGTCGTGGTACTCAGCATAATCACCCGATGCAACGAGGCTCTTGATTTGTGCTGGCTCGGTCAAGCGCCATCCATTGTAGAATGGGTTGACAGCCTTCTCGTTATGGCCAGTGATCTCGGTGGTCCAGTAGATGGCCTTGGTGGGGTGGTTGAAGTTCAATCTCATCGAGAAAGGAACAGCCTCGCTCCCGAGCGCCGAGGTGACCTCGCTGCCAGTGAACTGGAGCTGCTCAATGAGGTACTCGTGGCTCATCTGCGAGAAGCGACGGCGCTCGTCAGTGTCAAGGTAGAAGAAGTCCGAGTAGAGCTTGGGGGGGTCCGCCATCCCTTCAATGTCGGTGCTACTGCCAGTAGTGTATATACCGACCTCCTCCTCAACTGATACGTTGGAAGCTCCATTATTCGCAAGTTGGGTGTCTTTGTCGGCAGCTCTGGTGCGGAGAACCTCAGACTTCGCGGCAAGCTCGATCGAAATGCGAACCTCGTGGTATTGAAGGGCGATCAGAGGCAATGCAGCACCGGCAGACCCCTTGGAGAACCAAAAATTAATTGGGATATAAAGCTTTCTGGCAGTCTGCATTCCATTGCCAGAGACAAAGTCGGGACCATCGTTACCGGTCATGAGCTCGTAGCCGGCCTCCTTCTCGGCACGGCAAGAAAGCTTGTGCCAAAGGTGGGTAAATCTGCCATAAATTTTGTCAATTCTCTGGCCGCCAATCTCAACCTCGGCACTCTTGATCAGTGCATGACCAAACTTCGAGACGTAGGTGGTGTCCTCGGTGCTCTCCTTAAGGGAGACCTCGAGCCAGAGTCTATGCAGAAGATCACCGTTTCTGCTAATGACGGCGACAAGCTTGTTGCCAAAGCTGGTGGAGTTCGACTGGAAGGTCTGTTCCACGGCTTCGCACGAAAAATTTGTGTGTCTGCGATACAAATTTTTGAAGAAAGTAATTTGACTATTACCGGTTAAATATACATCCTGCATTCCGTATGCAACGAGCTGCATTAATCCTCCGCTACCCATGATTTTCGATATTATTATAAAAGAAAAAAAATCCAGAAAAAACACAAATTATTTTTTTTAATCGGGCTTCTTTATTTCGAATGCAAGTTTCGCACTGGCGGAAGGCATAGCATCGAGGGTCTGATCGTCTGCTATATCCTGTCCATACCAAAATTGAAGCGTTCCTTCATTGATGTTGGACACAATCATCCAGTGGCCATCTGTCGATCCCATGTCGCCCAGATGTAGCACTTGTGATCGAGGATCCTCCGATAGCTTAGAGTTCAGTGTGGATTCGAAGGGGGTCGACTTTTTTCCCAGAACCAAATCGTCAGAAAGTTGAAATGCAGAGAGCTGTTGTGTACTGGCAGAGGAAGTCGCACTCCGGGTGTATGTGATCGACCTATCTGTCTCTCCCTTGATGATCAATCCGGATCCTACTGCAAGAGCGTCGGTGGGAGTGTCGACGACGCCAAGTTCGAGAGTCTTATCCTGGACAGTCAGTACAGTGGAACTGATTGTCGTTGTAGTACCCTGGACATCGAGGTTGCCATGGATGATGACGGCACCTCCTACGGAAAGAGTGTTGCCCACGACTGCGTCTGTTGCAATACTGGCAGCTCCACCCACAGTGATAGCGGATCCAACAAAGGCAGACGTCCCACACGACAGGTCATTCGCTAAATTCAGCTTGCCACGGTATGTTGCGTCACTCTCGGTAAAGATCGATCCCTGTACCGACAGAATGGGTGTATCTAAAATAATAGATGTACTGTTTCCTACAGAAAGGTGTCCTTCTAATTTCATTGGTGTTGTTACATCTAGTCTATTGGCATCAATTGTGATTTCTGTTGTGGGTTTTCCTATCATAATTTCTATTGCTCCCTCCAGTATAATCTGTGAACCTGACATCTTAACATCGTCTCCTACACTGAGCTTACTTGCAATACATGTGTTGCCGTTTACAGACAAAGTGTCCGAAAACACGATATCACTTCCCACACTAAGGCCGTTTGTAAAGGGGAACAGTCGCCCCCTAACATGAAGATCGTTTAGACTAACGTCAGAAGATACAGAAATGTGTCCTTCAAACTGACTGTCATTGCCGACACTCAACGAATTTTTGAACATGGCATCCTGTGATATGATGGAAGTCCCAACAGAGAGAGTTTGCTCGGCTGTGACAGAAGTTGCTACACTCAGAGAGCTATTGAGAATTGTGATACCACCCACAATTATCTGAGTTTCCAGATCCAGGCGGCCCCCAATGGAAAGGCTGCTGTCTGTTTTAATATTACCTGCCGCATAAAAGTTGGAGTTTACGTCAAGGTTTCCATCGATTTCTGTATGACCACCGACCGAGAGATCTGCAGCCAGAACGGTATCCTGCGAAACACTCAATCCACCAGAGACTTTCAGGTCACCTCCGATGTCATTGATACTCGCCCATGCCACGTGGCCATTCGTCCCGACATTCCTAAGTGCATATACCTTAGAGGAGTCCATGCTCCCCGAAAGCATGGGAATTTTCACACCGGTCATCAGCGTGCCTGTCGACAGATGTTCCTCGAGTGTCTGTGCAGTAACAGTACTGTTGGTGAGAAGCCCGACGGTTTCCGACTTATCCCACACACCAGCGGTCAGCACATCGAGCTTGGTCTGGCCTTCGTACCCACCTTTGATCTTCAAATGACCATTGTTAGATCTGGATGTGACACCAGAATCTAAAACCAAATCTCCATTTGTACCCGTTAGATTGGGAGCATTTATAGTTGATACCTGTCTTATCGTATGAATTTGCATTCCTGTTGTTTTGATAGTACCGAAATTAGACAAAGCAGCAAGCGGTAAATTGCTCACAGTAGTTGACATTTGTAGTATCATAATACATTTTTTTTACAAAAACAAAGAATCACTCATCTTCGTATCTTCTGCATTTAGCTCGTCCTCCTCTTCATTCTCATTTAGATCAACAACATACAAGTCACAAGAATCTTCGTGCATAACATGATCAAATGAAATCACAACTGGCTCCTCACAAACTGAAAGTGGAATTAGTGCTGCAAACTTCCTATTTATTGAAGAATATCCCCACAGTATTATAGGCATCATAGCAAAAACATTAGACTCATCAGGATTCTCAACTTTTTTCTCCAATATTTCATTTGTCACTGGTAATACAACACAAACTGGATAACCACTTGAAATACATTGCATTATCTTCTTCTCGGATTTAGGAACTTTCATACAAACAATACTATCATTATGGAAACTCTCGACTATTTCATTTAGAGCAAGATTCACACATAATTCTTCGGATGAAGATATTTCACATTCCACACCTCGAGATGAACAAGCGTAACTTACCAATCCTTGTGCCACTCTACCTGAGGTAGAACCTTCTGTGCAATTCATCAAAGAATTAGTAATATTCTTAATTCTAAATGTCTTAGGAACCCGGAAATCATCAAGCTCGACCTCAGACCATGTGTCGTCCGGCGTGCTCATGTACTCGTGAACTGACTCCTCTGAAAAACTACTCAGGATACCTCCCATTTGATATATACGTATCAAATTATATTGGGTAATAAATACGCATTTTATAGTGATTAAATATCTACACATACTAAAGGATGTCTGAAAGCAACAATACAAACACTCTGGTTTTGCTGATTGTAGCAGGGGGGTTGTACTACATGAAAAACGTCAACAATAGTCCAGAAAAAAAAGGAGACAAAAAGCCAGAAGAAGAAGATGACAACCATATCCCTTATATTATAGCTCTTGTAATTGCATTCTCTCTAAAAAAAGAGATTGAAGAAACAATTTCAAAAGAAAGAGTTTACACGCTATTAGCCATAACTGCTGCTTCATATTTGCATACTCTTGATGCAGACATTGTAAAAATATTTACATCTACACTTGCTACACTTATAATGCTCCCTGCAATTCAAGAGTACGAAAAAAAATAATATGATATTGTATACATGTATTCTGGTGGTGCTATAATAGATCAAATTCAAGACTCTACCGTAACAGGCACGCCTGTTACTAACACGTTTTCACGCCCGGACACGGGAAGTGGTTCAATGGGGGACACTTCGATGAGCTCCATGGGATCCATGGGCTCTCCCCCTATGGGCTCGCCTCCTATGGGTTCCACGGACTCGCCTCCTATGGGCTCCACGGACTCGCCTCCTATGGGCTCCATGGGCTCTCCCCCTGTGGACAAAATGGATAATACAAGTACTACAGCTACAGATGGTGGCAACCCCCCCAACCCCCCCAACCCCCCCATCATTGAAGAAGATGCAGTAGATGTTGTGAGACCACCTGCCCCACCTCCCCCAGCACCAAAGGATGAATCTTATGCACAAGAGTATTCTATATTCTTCATCATTTACATTCTAATAGGATTCATGTACATGATTCATTCTGGAGTTGATCTTCCAACCGAATTGAACAACTGGTTGTACAAAAATCCCCACTACATAAACATGACTTTGTCAACTCTTTATTTTGCATTATCAATAGTTTATATAACATATTTTCACCCTAAAAAGGAGTCCAAAAATACAGAAATGTACACACGTTTTATTGCAGTTGCTATTGTTGCAACAATAATGATGGGATGGTACAAAATATACCGAAAGCAATCTATGTCGTCTATGACATCCGACCCAATGCCACTAAGTGCGACACAGCCCTTGGGATTCTGACCCCCCCCTCCACCGAGCTCTTTCTTCAGGGTTAGGGTTAGTGATGCCGAAGAATGCAACCCAACCTCCACACCATAGCCTCGTAAATGTCACGTGACGGCCTACGCCCCGAACACCAACGCGTAGCACGCTTCGATATTCTCGACCAGGCCCGTGTCCTCTGTCGTCCTCGTTCCACGGGCAGCCTTGCTCGTGTGCCCACTGCAGCAGCGTCACGGATTTGACGACCGTCGACATCTTGGTGCGCGTCTTCTTAGGCATGCACTCTGCGAACGTGGTGCACGTCAGCTTGAGCACGAACTCGCATCCCTTCATGGTGTCGTGTTCAAGCAGCTCATTCAGAAGGTCGTAGCTCAGCTGCGACAGTGAATCCATGACGAGCAGGCTTAGCGGTTCGCTTTGCGGTTTTTTGTGTGTGAGTGGGTTACACATGTGTATCCTCAAACCCAACCGACCAAACCAGACCGGCACCAAATCTCCCGCCCCGCTAGCGACTCGTGCACATGTCTATCTCAAAGGAAGTAGCTTCCAATGCGGGAGCCTCCAGGGAGGACAAAGACACGCCCAACATCAAGGATACATATCTCTCCATGGACGGCATCCCGCCCACCATCACAATTCACGAGCGATCCGACGGCATACCGCCTACCATCGTGCAGTTCACCAGCGGCCATCGCTTCGACGACAAATCAGCACTGCAAACGAACAACTTCGCGTGGGACAAGGTGACGAAGACATACGTACGCATCTCGGCGAAAGGCACGTGCTTGACGAGCTTGCTGAAGACATACGCGATCAACCCCCAATACATCATGCCAGATAACGACGCCGACGAGTTAAAGGGCCACTGCCTCATAACTCCACGCGGCTACAAGAACGGTGTTGTATGTTCCGACATCAACTCAGCACTATCCAAGTCCGGATTCAAATGGTCAATGCAGAGACGGGCATGGATCAAGAAGATGAAGCGCGGCAACTTCAGAAACGATATCATGAATTTCTTCAAAAAGACACCGCAACGGGTGTGTCATCAGGGCACGGATGAAGAACAGGACGCGAAACAGAACATCAAGAAAGTACGAAAAGAACAAAGGAATTACGAGATCCAATGTGATAACCAGGATATGAAATTCGAACAGGAGCGTAACTACTTCATGTATCGTGTCCACAAGGCAGATTCCGACCCAGACTATCAACGTGCCTCCTACAGCTATGGCCAGCACATCAAGCAGCTGGCAGCACAGGGCATCTACGACTACCCCGACCCACCCAAACTCCCACGCTATCGCTAAGTGTAATCGAGTAAATGACGCTCCAATCGCACCAGGCGGGTTTAATGGCATACAAAACGTCATCATTATTCGAGGGTCGGAACCTCCATATAAGCATACCATGTGGTAGGAGAAGGAAAAAGTTCATGAACTGTTTATGAACTTTTTGTGAACGTAGGAATGAACTAAAAAAGGAGATATTTAATCGAACGAAAACCCGAACGAAAAACTGAACAGCAATTTGAACAGCAAAAAAAATATGAAATAACTATAATGTGTCAGAACGAAGCTGAAGCTATTTCACAAGAATTAGATTTAGATGATGCACCATGGCCTTGATGTTTTATAACAACCATATCAATGACTAGTGCGATAATAGTCATAACAATAATGCCTGCCTACGCCGCTGCGTTGGCGCATCTTCCTGAGGCCCCAGCGGCAGATGAAGGTCTTCATTTTGTTGAACTAACAAAGCAATGGTGGGTGAACTATTCTGAAGACTCTTTCTATTCTCGGATAACCTTTTGATTAAAAGTGAATCAAAAGTGAATCGAGTAATGAAAAAAATAACCATTTTCAATAAAAAAATGAATTAAAAAAGCAAACAATGTCAGACTACAGTTTTATGAGATCTGGAATCTTAAATCAACAGAGTAGAGGAATAGACGTCAATATGATGCATAACCTGGTAGCACTTGTGAAAACTTTGATGCAAGATGCTGTAAAAAGTGCAGAAAAATTCGTCACAGCTTGTGGAAGGAAGCAAATTTTTGATAAAGATATAGCTATGGCACTGAAATACGAAACTCATGAGTTCTTACTACAGGGAGATTCCTTAGAATCCAAATTTGCTGTGAATTTGGAAGAGGAAAAAAACCACACGTACGAAACTGAAGAATCTGAAGGAGAGGAATCTGAAGACGAAGAAGACGAAGAAGACGAAGAAGACGAAGAAGACGAAGAAGACGAAGAAGACGAAGAAGACGAAGAAGACGAAGAAGACGAAGAAGACGAAGAATACTCTGTAGACTTGAAATCAGATGACGTAGAACTGGTTGAAATACATAGGAAATTTTTGAAATACCACGGGGAATGGGACGATTGGGAACCTACAGATCCTATATCAATTTTTATGAAATCAAGTGTTAACAAAACCTCTTCACAATGTGGTGTATTTAGCTAACTTCACACTCGCTCGACTGGCTCGGGCATGGCACGCTTCTTCGGACGATTCTTCAGCTCGCGGGCCCAGACCCGCCATCTCGGTAACGAGGTATGACCATCGGTTCATCCGGGGCTGTGTCTCTCTTCGCTGTTCGGCCGTATTTGGGCAATCGGGTTTGGATGTGTCCCCTTGTGGTGCTGTCACAAACCCGACTGTCACCAAGCGAGCGCCCTCTACACCTCCAACATACGCCAATGTCTAATGTGATGAGTGTTATAAAGAACGGAGTGTAAGGGGAGCTACTTTGTTGAGTTCTTTTTCAAGACGCCTAGCTTGTTGTGCGAATTCCCTCTCTTTGTTCACCCTTCTAACAACTAAAAGGCGTTTAATGTCCTGGTAAAGATGGTGTCTAAGTGCTTTTTTTAATTCTTGTTCACTTTGATATCTTTCCTTGAATACTTGTATCGCTAAAAGGCACTTTGATGCTATTTTCTGATCACCTAGAGCTATAGGACCGCATATTTTCATTGCTTGGATTGGTTCCTTTTTTTCAAGTTTTCTCTTTCTCTCTGCATCCATTCTTGCACCTCTTGGTGGCCTCTTTTCTTTATGCTTTTCCATTTATCGTATTACTTACAATTTTTTTGTAATTATAATTTATCAATGGTTCATCATACAGAGTGGGATAGAAAAGTAGACCAAAGAGGTGGATACATGCAAAAAGATCATGATGAAATGGAGGAAATAATCAAAGAAATAGCACCCGTAGGTAAGCATTACCCTGCGTTCAAACACGGAAGTGCGAAATATGATTCTCATTGCTCACCAAGTTTTTACCATAGGGGGTACCAATCTTCTCATTCCATGATAAGTGTACTCAAAGTATTTCTTTTTATTATTCTTACATGTATTGCCCTGAAGTTCTTTATGATGGCAAGCAAGCCAATGGGTAAACGTTCATCTCGATCCAAGTCTAGATCTAGGTCGCGTTAATCTGTTTCATTTTTTTGCATTCTCCAAAGAGTTTGGGTTGCACTGGGCCATTCGGGTCTGAGTAGTATGATTGTATTTTAGTTTAAAGAGTATTAGGAAATTAAGAACAAAATGTTAGAAAAGGCTTTTTTGTTCAGTTCTTTACCATTTGTTTATCTTTTGCCTATTTCACACAGGTCAATAAACAAACATAAAAATACTGCAATCAAAATTCACATAATGTTAGTATTGACATTTGTGTTTTTATATTTTGCAGTACGAAATATATGGGGAGTTAATCACAAAGATTTACCTAAGCAAATAAGATCTAAATTCTCTAAAGAGTTTACTTTCAAAGGGTGTAAGTTGCTTTATCACGAACCAATGCTAAAGAAGAAAAGAAGAATACTCTTGTTTCCAGGGCTTGGGATCAGTGTTAGGAGAATGCTACAGGAGCCTTGTATGGAAGTTTTCTTGGAGGATTCAGAAATATTGTGTTTTCAAGTAAGAGGCTTGGGTGAAAGCGATTGGTATGTCGATTTATGCTCAAAATCAATGCTTGATGATTCATTAAACATGATGTCAGTATTCCAATCTATGACAGACAATTCAATAGACACGCTTTTCGTGGGATATTCTTTGGGATGTTTTGTATTGATGCAATCGTTAGGTTACGTCAACACACTTGGTATTAAATGTGATAATGTCATATTGGTTAATGGAATGTGCAGTGGTACCAAAATGGTTTCTCATTTCAAACTCTTTGCAATGCTTCTTGGTGTCAACATTAAACCACATTTGAACAATTCTGACGTGCCTATAACGATGCTTCATGCAAAAGATGACATAAGCATACAATTATCAGAGGCCCTTGAAATGAAACAAGCATGTGAGTCAATAGGAAGGTCATGTACTTTGTTGACATGTGACGGAAATCATGGCAAGTACACAATCTCAAGCGAAATTAAATCGTATCTAAGGAATCTTTAGTATTGTAAAATAAAAAAAATGTATTATATAAACATGACAACACCTATTTCATCACGAACGAGATCACAAAATGGAGAAGAACAAATAACAATACGCTTAAGATCATCCATAAGAGGTTTAGAAGGACTTATAATATCCATACCAAGGGGCATTGAAGATAATGAAGATGATGATACTTCAGATTTTACGTATGTTGAAACAGAAACCACTGATGAATCAGAAGAGGATTCATCAGAACGTATAAGAAAAATAAATTTAGAGAAATTGAACAAGTTTATTGTAAACAAATCGAACAAACCTTGCGATGATTGTCCCATCTGTCTAGACGAATTCAAATGTCGCCAACATTGTAGAAGATTTTGGTGTTCACACGTGTTTCATAAGAATTGTATAGACAAATGGCTTACAAAGAATACTCAATGTCCCGTATGTCGTGCTTGTGTACAAGCATTACAACCTACCACTAGAAGCATACGTATATTAAGGTCGTGACGTGTTCGTGAGTGATTTAAGGAGCGGACCTAGCTGCCTTGGTAGCCTCCCGTTGAGCCTTTCTTTTGTCTTTGCGAGCCTTTTCGTAGGCGACAAGTCCGGGGCTTGCAGTCAAACTCATTCCAAGTGCCTTCATATGTCTTATCCTTTCTGATTGGGTTGGTTTTCTTACTTTTCCTTTTTTAGGCTTCTTTTCTTTCGGGACGTTCTCTGGAGCTACCAGGTAGCCAATATAGTTCGCCAGAAGGGTGGCCTGCTTGAAAAACATGGTGTTCCCCTTTCTAGACGTTACTGACAATGGCTCTTTGGCTGTCGTGTTGGTTACATTTGGTAACCGTTTTAATTTCCCATCAGTAGCATCATTTCTCTTCCATTTATTGTCCCTGTCGAGATAAATATGCGTAACCTTGCCCTTCGACACTCCCCTTTTCAATTTTACCCATCTATTGTGCTTCTTCTTGAGTAGAAGAAGACTGCGAGTTTGGACATCCAGATCATCCTGAGCATCAGCCAGTATTTTTGTAAGCTGCTCCACTCTCGTAGGATCGTCCTCCTTTTCCAGCTGCAACTTTCGGTGGTTTATTTTCTTTTTTATGTCATTGACCTCACTTCTGACACTGGATATCAATGGAGTGTATTTATTTATTTCCTTTTGTATCTTTCTCTGACGAATCTTATCTAAAATGGATGGGTTTATAGCAACATGTCTAGATCTTCCCAACAACAGGAATTTTGATGCACAGGATGAAACGTTGATCATTCCCTTATGGAAATAATCATCAGCTGCATATTGATATACCTCTCTCAGCTTTCTGTCCGAACTGAACATATTCTGCAGATTATACTGAATGTTCTTAGACGTTTTGAAAATTGTGTAAAGTTTTTTTATATTTTCAGAATTGCAGTACTCGTTAGTTCTTCTACCGTGGCTAACATTGAAACCAATAAAATGGTTGTACAAAATCGTAAAATAGTCACACGGTTTACTTGGCATCAACTGCTCCACTCTCGTAGGATCGTCCTCCTTTTCCAGCTGCAACTTTCGGTGGTTTATTTTCTTTTTTATGAACTGTCTTGTGGATTCCATTTTAAAAACCAGGTCCTGGTACATGTATTTTAGAAGAAACTCGTCTTCTTTGTTTATGCTTTCATTTAAGAATTTCAAAGCAGAGAACTTTAATTTTCTTGTAAACTCCTCTGATCTTCTATTCTTTCTCCTTTCTATACGATCATGAACAACAGTGTGTGAAGAATTCAAATCTTTCACTATTTCCTTGAAACTTGAAGAAATCCTATCAATGTAATTTTTGTTTCTTATGTTGAATACGTCCTCGAGTATAGCTTCTTTCGGTCCCTTTGTCACTGCTCGCAGTCCTCCTACGTCACTAATAATGTCACCAGCCTCTAGCGGAAGAATAGAAAGAGGGTTGTTTTCTATAGTCTTCTTCAGTACATTCTGAGATATCACCTGTAATCCACCCCCCGGCATAGATACAACCACGGCGTTGTCAAGTTTTCCCTTGTATTCCACTGGTACTATTTCTCCTGCACCCTTCTGAATCAGAGCCAGGGTGGTAGTGGTGGTAGCCTTTGATTTATCACCATTGCTTATTGTGAGTTTGTTATCGAAATTAGATGATTCGAGTACCTTTTCTTTTTCAATAGTCGTCAGTAAACCAAACGCCTGAGCGGGATTATCTATCATATTTTGGATTCTTTTTTGCATTCCTTCTTCAAATATATCCTTACCGAGTTCCTTCTTTTTATTTGCTTTCGTCAGTGTTAATTCAGCTTGTCTTAATTCTTTTTGAGCTACTTTCAGAGCATGCGCCTGTGGTGGTATCATGAATGGGTGCTCCCTCTTCCTCTTGTTAAGTTGGTTTTGCATGGTGTTCACTTCTCTCGAAAGATTCTGGACGTTTTTCTCGAGTTCTTTTACTGTTTTAGCTTTAGGTTGTGCTTTCTTTCTATCAGCAAGAAGCTTCTTGATTCTTGCTGCTTCTGAAGCCAAATCTACTATCACTTTGTCGAAGTTTACATTTATCCCCCCCCGATTAGAACCTTTCTCTGCCTTCGGTATTTCGTAGTTCAACATGCGTTTCACTAACGAATTTATGCCACCACAGTATCTCATACCGTTTCTTTTACAGTGTTTCTCACAGTCTGCCATAGGACAGTTCTGTATTTTGATATCATTCAAATCGTCCATTTCTTTCTCTTTCAAATCGTCAATCAAACCAAAATTTCTCAATCGTCTCTCCCAAAAGTCCTTACCAAGTCGCGCGTTAGCAATAATATCATCACTTTCCATACAATCGTTCTCAGTGTATTCTGAAGCAGTCATGCAGTAACCACGTTTGTACGCACTTGTCAGCATGTGAGACGCGTGCCCCTCTGGATTGTCCTCAAGACGCGAGCCGTCTCTTATCTTCTTGGGTGGCGGTTTCAATGTTCTACCGCCCTTGAACTTTATTTCTCCCTTTTTATACCCCATGATATCCTCATATATGTTGAAAGTCGTTTTTTCATAAGCGGGTCCAGTTTTACCATCTTTGTTTATGAGACCCTGTACCCCCTTTTCCGTTTCGAAATTGCGTCGCTTATCTATTTTTTCCACACCATATTTATTTGTCCATTCATTGGAAAGTTTGCCAACAGTTCGAAGCTGAGGACCACTCAAATACATAATCTGCGAAAGAAAAGATTCAGGTTCGTCACCGGTGTATAGATCTTTCGTCCTGGTCAAACCAGAGGCGAATCTAATAATGGCTTTCTGTTCTTTGAACATGTGTTTCATGGAGTAAATTTCTGACATGCATCCTAATGTGGTCTCGTAGTTTTCCACCGGGCTTTTATCATTTAACATAGCTGCATGTTGTTTCCATATGAACTCGTTTACACACTTGTACGGTTCAATGAATTGCATGAGTTCTGTTGTGTCCTTTATTTTGTCTTCAAGTGTTTGCTTCATAGCAATTAGCATAGAGTATTTCAATATCGTCCCACCGAGCTTCTTCGTCCACAGGTTGGGAACTTCGGCACTCGATACATTTGGTACAGGAACACTCATACTGTCTGTTAGATTCCCTAAGCTTATCTTACTCACGTCAGCCGAATTCAATCGAAGTGACGTTGTAATGTTGTTATTGTTGTTATTGTTGTTGTTTAATAGTACTCCTCGAGCTGCAAATTCTTTCGTGGTTCGTGCCAGTCGTGGGGCACGAGTCTTCTGCTTGCGACCCCCTATTGGTTTGAGTTGTGCTTTACGAGGGCGTTGGGTTCGTTTCTTCGTAACCGTGGTAGCAGCTCTCTTCTTCTCAGCAGCTCTAACACGATCCGGAGCTATTTCTAATATCTTTTTCTTTACTTCATTAGTATTTTCAGACTTTATCTTCAATGTTTTCTTCAATACATCAAGTTCTTTTTTGCTTAACACATTCAATCTCTTTTTTACATAGAATGCGTCTGAAAGAACATTGTAAACATCTTGTGATTTCTTAACATAAAAAACCTCTTTTTCTAAAAGTTGTTTACTCATTCTAGACCTCAATTTCGATAGATACTTGTCTTTCATTGCATCAATTATTTCTCTTTCCTTGGCTTTTGTGAAAGAAAATTCGGCACCTTCATAATTAGAAAAATTGAAATTAGACACATCCACAAGCTCAAATGCAAGTTTTTGATCTATTATGTTGTTATCATCAGATTTGGCTGACTCAATTTGTATATCATCTTTGTCAATGTTCAAACTGCTGATAACTTCTAAATCTACTAGTCCAATTCCTTGGGGATTCTGAAACTTGAACTTGTTACCCACTGGCTTTTTAATATAAAGACTTGACAGAAGCGAATTGAAATTCTTGAATTTAGGATTATTGAAATAATTGAACATGTCTTCAGGGAAATCATCTTTCAATTCAGAAAGATCCAACACGTATTCTTCAGGATAATTTGATTTCGTCAACTTACTCCTCAGTGTCTCAACCGCTCTTTGTACAAGTTGACTAATAATTAACGATTCATTCAATTTTTTAGGGGGGGGTGGAGGCAACCTGGCAATCGCATTCTTCTTCTGCTGTCTCAACTCGTTCTCTCGTTTTTTCTTATCTTGTATTTTCTTGAGTTTCACAGCTTCAGCTCGTCTCGTTTTTTCAATTTTTGCAGCCGTTTTTGCAGCCGTTTTTGCAGCTTTTACCTCGGCTATCATTCGAGTCTTTCTTGCTTTTACGTTTGCGGTAGTTGTTCCCTCTGGCATAATGATAATTCTCCCAATATTTTTGGAATGCGTTCCCGGCACCCTGATGGTTCTTCTTGCTATATCCCTGGTTTGAGCCTTTTCGAATTGCTGTGGCGCGGTCTTTGGGTTTTTCATAAACATAGTCATCAAAGAATCGTCGTGAAATGACCCTGACACCTTTCTACCATTTGGTGTCAAAGCACTGACAACAATCTTATTAGTGTCTTTGTTTCGTGTCAGTTTGCTTAATTTCAATAATGATTCTCCGCTAAAAAGAGGTTTCTCTGCAGTTGGAACTTTAAATATATATCCACTCAATGGTAGTGCCATACTTATCTAATAATACATAATATTTTTTATTTACACTGAGTCAGTTATGGATAAATATTACACAAGAAGCCTGCGAAACTCTTCCAACAATACTGGATTGCTCGTGCTATGATCACATATAACTTTCCTTGCACGCGCCCGGTAAGCAGAGTAGAATTCCGGCTTGCAGAATTCGGTTGAGACTGTTTCTAATTGCTCCACGGCCGCATGCAGATTGAATTCTGGATAGAAGAAACCACCATTTTGAATACTAGGTGAATTGTGAATAATAGGATATCCAAGATGGAGTGCTTCCAAGGACATATAGTTTTGATCATTGTATATCTGATGACCAATGAGTACAGGATTGAGCTTCTTGTCTTTCATCTGTTTCATGATCTCAGGAAAAGCCATACGCGGATAGAACTCGACCTTTTCATCCCTAACAATACTTAAAAAAGAAACATAATCTTTGAATGATTTGTGATCTAGAAGCTGCCTGGCGCAAAATATGAAGCATTTCTGAAGTCTTTCGGGATGTTTGCAATAGAAAGCATCCATTATAAGCAAGGGGCACTGGCAAGTCTTCGTAACGTTTAAATTAGGTTCAAAACAACACAAAGTAAGTGCATCATTATAGTTCAAATGCTCACAAGAGATTTCAATCTTATTCTTTAGTAAGTATGTGCTCAAAAGTGAGGGCGACCAGCCGTACGGCATCAATTTACATGGTTTTTTTGTCAATAATTCGTAGTAGTCTTTTGCAAAATGATGCATTGAAAATACCCATGCTTCTGAAAACCAGGAGTTGAAAAGTAACCTCACAACATTATGTTTGTTGAAAACAATATCTTCAGCATTGAAAATACAATGATTGCCACAATGAAACTGAACAACTTTCTTTCCACAGAGTCTTTCTTTCAGTTGCCCCGAAAGGGCTGAAGTATCCTCTACTATGTGACATATCATGATGAATGTCGTTATGTCTGACAGATCAGCATCATCAATGAGTTGTAACTGAGTGTCATTAAATTTATCGGACCGCTCTATGCCACAGAGATCTTGCTTTCCCTTGTGACTGTAGACAACATAAGAAACACCTAAGGCTTGTAACATTTCAATCACAAATTGGGGTTGTTGCTCAGATCCATTTACGAATTGAGCAGCGTTATTGATAAGAATTCCTACTTTCATTTACTGTAAGTCTATCTAAAAATATTACAATAATTTACGCAATATTTTAGACTGAATATATTTGAATAGATTGCGTCAAAAGTTTATGAGAAGAAAACCACTATCCTCACGCCCATCACGACCGAACAACAACTATTTGTCTAAATCTTTTTACAACAAGTCAAGCCCCTTCTCAATCTCGAGTTGTTACAACAGACTACTAGTTGCTGAAGGACAGAACTAATTGACTTTACAGATGTTAAAATTACAACTTTAAAATATGTTAAAAGTTGTCGTCAGGTCAAGGAAGTCGTCAAGAAAGTCAAGAAAGTATCCGAACAGATATCGAGTCTTCAAAAATTGTAGCCGCATTTTAGTTTTTTTTTAAAATGATTAAATTATAATGACCCCGTGGTATTTTTACCTTTTGTTTTTTAGTTCACTTTTTGTATTAACTATCGAACTACTACACCCCGTGGGAAAACACAAACCCCGACACAACCAGGACTGGCACCATGTCAAATGTAAGTGTGGGTATTGCGAGGACGTGCATGTCAACTGACTATGCATTAGTCCCCCTGCTTGGCTCTTGTGGTGTGCATCCCAAAAAATTGTCCACTACATACCCCGATTTCCGAAGAGCCCTTATTCGTTGCCACCAGTACGCCCTGTATTCTGTGTCACGTGACTGTGCCGCAGTTGGAATGCCCAATCCGACATCATTGCCATTCCGTAGCAATTCCAAGATGTCAGTAACTTTCCAGGGAAGCAACATGTGTGCGGCTTTTGGAATACTTCGCAATGAAATCACGTTGTCACTCATCAAAAGACATTTTCCAACTGTCACTGGAAGCCACTTCATCTTTTTATGTATAGATTTTGGAACAATGTCAAATTTGATAGAGTGCACGACATCACTTTCCTTGATGGTCAAACTGAATGTCCTCGCGTATCTCTTTGCCTGACATTCGTACATCTGAATTTGTATTGCTTTAAACCCAAATGACAGTCTCAGAAACGCGACAATCTTTAGAACATGATCTTGCGCGAAGTGATCGGCTGGCATCAGGAGATCGATATCGTTCCATGCTTTACCGCTCACATGAGCTGACACAAACCCACCGAATACAACAAAGCCATACATGGTGAGAAAGTTGATCACAGCGTAAGCATACAGATCACGCGTCAAAGACTCATGAAAGATGATGTGCTCGTTACCGCCCTTGCAAGATGTTTCAAGTTCTTTCTTGATGTCCGCCAGCTCGACAATGCTTGATTTTGACATCCTGTCGCGCAATTTCGCGATCGAAAGATCCTCGAGTCGACTCATGCCTCAGTGCTCTTTCAACTCGTGCAGGAGTAATCTTTAAGTCGAAATCACACATATAAACTCTGCGGAAGTCAAAGTCGTATTTTTCCTTGTCGTGCCTGGAATCCAGAAGCCAGAACGCCCCCATCAGCCACCATCCAACTTTAGAGCATGTGAACAAAGAGCGGCTGAGCATCGCACGGAACTCTGTGTAACTGTCCTCCGACCCATTTGTTTGGTGTTTGGGGACGGGGCTTTTGGGACTTGGGATTTTTGGGAATGGGTGTCATATTAAAAGATTAATTTTAATGACTTCCATAAAATGGAGGAATACAAAGGTCCTGCATCGGTTTACGCTATTTTCGAATGGCATGCAAAGCAAGAGTTGGATGCTTCTGGTGCGAAACCAGTATTTGTCAAGCCCGAGATTGTTGAGAAGAAAAGAAAGGCTTAACCTCCCTCTCAGTAACACCCCCCCCTCTTCACATCCCTTCACATCCCTTTTTCATTGTTGTGCACATACTCAGACGCAGAGACTTTACTCGTCAAACTCGAATACCATGTCTAAAGCCTTTTTCTTCTGATCCTTAACCATGCTTCGCGCCCTAGCATACTCCTTCTTTTGGATCGCCGACTCAAGTTCCGACGCGTTTTTGAACATCGTGCCTTTAGCCTCTTCATAACGCGTGCGAAGTTCTCCGGTCCTGGTCTGCAGTGACTTGATATGGTTGCGGAATATGGTTTCCCGGGTCTTCGCATCGTGTACCTTCCAACTCAGTGTGTTGATCATTCTGCTCACCGTCGCCATTTCGTTTTGAGTCATCATGACACCCTGGTGAATGAGTCCCGCGCCATTGCAGAAGTCGAGGTACTGTCCCTCAGAGACTTTGCCGTACGCAAGCAGATCCTCCGCGTGCTTCATAATATTCTCTCCCAGTTCGCGCTTCGTGGCGTGCTTCTCGTTCTCCATCAGGGCTACGAGAACGTCCATCTGGCTGACGGTCGGTCGGGTTTGGCGGGAAAATGGGGGTACACATGTGTGACCCAACCGGAGGACCGCAGGAGACCTCCCCTAGCCTGTTTGGTTCTTGTTTCTTCTCTAAAGTTAAGAAAAGAAAGAAGGAGCAAAGCAACAGGCCCCCCCACCCAGAGTTCCCACGGGAGGGGTACACATGTGTGACCCATTGATCCCCTGTGGTCGTACCTCAAACCCGATCGCATCCACACGCCATGGCGGAGGTCGGGCACGCCATCCGTGATGTTTTCGCCCACGTGGTTGCGCGTGCCGTGTGGAACTATCTCACGTGCGGCTTCTTGGCTGCTACCGGTACCCTTGACCTGCGCCCCGACACGGACTCTGTGCGCGAACGGCTACGGGAAGGCTCAACGAAGTGGTCGACGTTGAGTCCCAACAGGACTCAACAGTATACAGAGCAGGAGTTCTGCCTTGTATCCAACTCGAAGATCTTCGGTGATGCCTTTCTGCGTGCGTACTACATCACTAAGCGCTTCGATGTGAAAGCGTTTGTCAAGGGGCTTGTCCAACAATGGGGACCGTCGTCGGTATATGAATGCTTTGTTCTCTCAAAGATTCACGACAACATGTTCTGGCATGTTGACGGGGGGAGCAAGGTGGCATCCGATATCGTGATCTACAATGTACTGGGGCCACGCGACTCCATCAGCTGCTTCATGCTCCTGCTGATCGACACCAAGCGGGTGCTACAGGCCCAGGTCGCCGACCCATTCTTCCCCACCCACGAGGATATTGATGCCGGCCTCATCCAATTGGACAAGTGTAAGATCCCCTTGGAGACGCCCGATCTGACCGGGTGCGAGGCAACCTTCTGTGATTTGACGAGGAAGCCAGAGCTGAACGGCATCAGGGTCGAGGTTATTGAGGTGCACGACGACGGGAGGTATCTTGTGCAGCTCATTTCCGGAGGCGAGCAGAAACTTGTGCACCCGCGAAACCTCCAGTTCGATCCTGGGTATTGTGAGCTTCCGGACGAGATCGCCTTTGTCGTGCCGCGGCTATCGGTGGCTGTTCAGAAGGCCGTGGCCGCTGGTGTGGTGCGCTGCTGGTTTATCTGGGCCAGAGAGGGCGATGTGGTCGTCTTCGACGGCAGCAAGCCACACGCAGTGTTCAATGTCCCGAGCGCTACGGGGCTCCCCCAGCTGGCCCTTGCTGTGAACTACCGAGGGGTGATGCCACTTGTGGAGGAGCAGCACATCAAAGGGAAGAAGGGTGTGCGTCTGAAGTTGAGTGAGGTATGATTAAACGTTTCATTTGTTCAATAGTAACATTTGTTAAATAGAAACAACACAATGAATCTTGTCCAACTGCTCCTTGTACCGCCTACCACCATCTTCCCCGCTTGCAGACGCCTTGACCTTCTCTTGATGATTGAGAAACTGCGATCCCACCCGAGTCTCCTCATCCGCCTCCGCCTCTAAATGACCAGAATTCGTATCGTATAACTCTTCTAAAGCTTCACCTTTTGCCTTGTTTTCCCATTCCTTCCCTTCCTCACCAGACACCACCACCTGGTAAATCGCTCGCTTCTTGTTTGGCACACGCAAGTTCTGGTTCACTCCTCCCGGAGCCTTCCTGTGTTTCAGCTTTATGAACTGTGGCACTGCATTAGCCGGATCGGACAGTAATGTCTGAATTTCTTCGCGGGAAATGTGCTCAATCGACTCCTTGCCAAACACGTTAATGTGCTGCTCCACCACGTATTTGTTATTGGTGGTGGTGGTGTTGTTCACGACCCTTGGTTTTTTCGCCACCTTTATCAACTCTTCTATCTGTCGATCTTTTGCCGCTAATTGTTCATCTTTACTTGCCAACTGTTGATCTTTACTTGTCAACTGTTCTTTTAGAGTGCATATGAGTTCTTTATCGGCAGTTGTCACTAATTTGCAACTTTTCTTGTGTGTCGACCAATTACCAGAATTCAATGTGGAATATCCACATTCACATACACGTGCTTCTTTGTATTTGTTGTTACCTGGCATGATGTTCTTTTGTACCATTAAACATCCTTTTAAATTTAAAAATCCTCTAAAGGATCCTCTAGAGGATCCTTTAGAGGATAAGGCCCTTCCTACAACTACTCTCACTTACACTTCTCCTACCAAAATCCTTGAATATTGTCTAAAAGTCTTTCGCGAAGAAAAATGGAAGGGGGGGGGGGGGTAAGAGAAATTTTAAACTCAAAAAATATTTCAGGAAAAATATTTTTGGAAAAGAAATTGGGTTCAAAAAGTTGAGCCACATCGTTCAAGATCATCCAAACCGTCAAGAAACAAGTAACCATATTGTTTTACAATAATAATATCTCTCGCTTTCTTTTTATTTTTCTTAATGATTGTTATGTACTCTTCGATTTCTTCTTGTTTTTGCAATGAGAGTTTCCCATTGCGGTAACATGCATATTGTGATGACATAAAACGTAAGTAAATGATACTCTACTTTTAAGTCAACTTGCGTTTGAAAAATGAAGTGATTGGTTTAGTGTTGAGTTCTTGTTGATGAGCTTCACGTCTTGCTTTTACTTCGTCATCCATAACATAAGCTTGGTACTTCAACAAGTACTTATCGATAAGTTCATCGAGGCCATTCAAAGCTGGTCCAAGAAGTTCGATAATTGGCTTCTTGAATTGGTTGTTGAGGTAATACCGCCTGTCGACCTTGAGGTCGTTTTGGATTATGTAATCAGGGTCTTCCACTTTTGTGGAAGCTTTATCTTTGGGGTCTCCGACCACATAAACGTATGACACTCTGTCCGGTACCGGGAGACCTCGCTTTTTCAATCTCTCCGCAACTTGCGCGGCAGGAGGGATCGTTCCAACATATTCTTTGTCTGAAATGGCTCCAGTTTTTGCAAATTCAGTTATTTCATAATCTCCCCGATCAATCCGTGCAAATGTTTCTTCGAGTAATGCAAATGCACTAGGGCGATCTTTTTGAACGAGAATCAATTCGATGCATTTGATTATTATATCTTTGACTATTTTTGGCGTATCTCTCCTGACTGGAGCAATACCCTTATAGTCAATGTAATCAGGTTTATCCACATTCGTCCATAGAAGACCACAATATCTCTTCTTTGAGTAGCTTATCAGTGAATAATACACTTTTTCGAATTCCATCTCGACCCTCTTTGGTACAGGGCAGTGATTCTCGAGCAGCCATTTGGTGATCTCTTCTCCTGCAAGTTCTGATTGTTTGAAATTCTCCTCTAAAATTGCCTTTTGCCCCAGAGCTCTTGCCTCGTCAGATACTTTCCACTTGACGAATATACTGTCCGTGTCGCCATACACATTGACAACTGTGTCGCATTCCAATTCGTTTAATTCTAACTTCATTCTTTCATGAAGTGTCATATTCGCAATCTCAGGCTTGTCATTATAGTTTCCATACCTCGCCAGCACAAATTTCTGTGACTCTTCAATGAACTTTCTGCCCGTGAACGTGCAGATCATGGCGAGCGGTAGATGTGGGATCGGACTTGCATTCACAGCACCAAAAAAACCGTAGATAGAATTCATCAAAAGTTTGACTGCCAGTTGAATACCATCAAAGACGGATTTCTCTGTGTAATTCGCTGCCTTCTTCATCTTTTTCTTGGCTTCGTCTCTCTCATTCCACAGTTCTTGCATGATTTCTGGAATAACAGCCGGAATACCCAGTTTTTCACCATTTGTCACAATACAATAATCGAATCTCTTACCGGATTTTTTATCGATCCATTTGTGGTTCTTGTATTTTACACCCGGAATTCCACGGTAGACGTCCGATTCCACAAACACGTGGGGGTCCAGTACTTGAGAGATAAAGATGGACGGGTACAAACTCTTGAAATCTAATGTCGCAACCGGATCGTCATAAAATCCTTTCAGTGCATCAAGAACTGTTGCACCTTCATATTTTCCGTCAATGTGGTTGAATGACTTGTTTTTGTTCGAGATGATCATGCCCCTTTTTCGAACGTTTTTGGTAATGAACGAAGATGTTTTGATATTCGCCCCCCTGGTCAGAAGATAAGTGACTGGTACAGTTGCCATGTTGGCAAACATGAAATTCTTCATGTAACTTTGCAATTTGCATGCAATCTCGTCCGGTAGTTTGGTGTCCTTCATACAATAAACTACGATCTCGGCCAGTTCCGTACTTGTTCCTTGAGACTTCCTGTGAATTTCGGAGGGAGGTTCATCCATTTTGGTGTCACCCAAGAGTATATTCGATACGGCCCCTAGCTTGTATGTGTCGTATTTCTTGTCGCGCCGGACCACCACCAGTTCATCCATCTGGAATACACCAGAAATATTCCAATATCGGAAGCGATTGTGACCCGCCCCTGCCGTGCTCAATGTAACATCCTCCAGCCGTATTGTCCTGCAAGTCTCTTTTGTGCCCCATTTAGCAACTCTGTACAGATCAATTCCATACAACTTGCATCTGTGATAAATGTATCGCATATCAAAATCCAATGTATTCCATCCAATAATGATATCGAATTTCTCGCGTTCACAATACGTGATGAATGCAGCAAACATCTCCTTCTCTGAATTGCAAGCCTTTGAATCTTTGTGAGAAACGGAAAGATTTTCTTTTAAACAGAGTTCATTGACTCTATCCATGTCAAGTGGCTTGTATGAGAAGTAAACATATTCCCCTTCGTCTGAGCCTTGAGTCAAAAGCCTCTTTCGTACGCAAATGCAAGAGGTTTGATGAGAAGATATTTCGGGATCAGGAAAAGGATATCTTCCGTCAGCACCCATTGGTCCGAATGCCTCTATATCTATACTGCATACTTTGAAGGGTGCCATACTTATTTTGTCGTTCATGGGTTTGATGTCTTCAATTATCACAACATAATCGTGGTCACATCTTGATTCTTCGTATGCAAATGGAGTTTGATCTTCGAATTCGAGAGTGTTTTCAATCTTCATCCATCCACAGGGTTTCAACCCAGTTTCGTGATAAAAACTGCAGAGAACGTCTTGACGCACGTCAAACAATTCATAGTGTTTCTGACCGGTCCCAGAAGGTGGGGTGTCCGTCAATGCTTTTATCATATCACGCATGCACGCCTGGTTTGCACAAGTGATTTTCAGTACCGAGTCTTTCTCTCCGTTTTTGAATCCCTGATAGATACACTTGTCCTCCAGGCATTTTTCCACGACCCACCAATCTTCGAATTGATGTCTTTGTGACTTCTGACCACGTTCGCCCCCGGTATCATACTTGTATACGAAGGATGATACTACTCTGTCGAAGTCAGATTCGGATATTCTTGCGTAAAAGTACGGGTGATATCCGATGACTGCGACTCTCACCGACTCGCCATTTTCCATCCGTCCACAACAATGCACAACTTGCGTTGCTTCTTCGTACTGTACCTTATCTGTCACATTTTTCCGTTTGAATGGTGGTGGGCGCTTATTTTGCAACTCCCACGTCAAAGCCTGAAACATAATGCCGTTAATTGTGGTGCTATCTAATCTTGTTCTCTTTGCTTCTTCTTCGCGTGCCTTCTCTTCGCGTCCGAAGGAGGAGACTTGTGGTTTGGTGGTAGTTTTGGTAGCTTTGACCATTTTTCGTGGTTTAATTTGCTTCTTTTAAGTGTTTGTTTAATTTTAGAATGGACGAAAAACCAAAAGTAATTGTCTGTGTGATCGGGACGGTTCGCGGCGGTGTGGATGCGTGGAATTCATTGATAAAACACGTTTTGCAACCACTAAACGCGGATCTAGCTCTCTTCACAAGCAGAACGGAGAAAACAATACTGCACGAAGTAGCTAAGTATGACTGGAGCTTTGATGACCCGGACTGGACGACGGAACTCCAACAAATCTGTAGAGAGTGTGGCCTTGATGAAAATGCGTGGCATGAGAGTGCTAAGCGCACCTCCTATGAGAGTTTATGGGGTGGCGTGGTGTTGGATGGGCAATTGTTGAAAGGCTCAGGCGCGCTTATCATGATTCTTAGAGATATGTTACTTACAAAGCTGTTGGTGTTAAAGCAGTATGATAAAGTGATTATTACTCGCTCTGATCATATGTATTTTTTTGATCATCCACAGCTTACGGATGCTGATATTGATATTCCAAATGGAGAGGATTGGTGGGGAGTATCAGATCGTCATCATGTGATTGACAGTTGCATAATAGAAACGTATTTGTGTATTGTGAAATGGTGGATGCAAAACATAGAAATTGTAGAGAATTCTATTACAAAGCACCACAATCCAGAGCAACTTTTAGCTCTTTACTTCAAGACTTTGTCATTTAAAGTACAAAGAACACCTCGGTGTATGGCATCTGTTTCGTTGAAGGACGACTTCACTCGATGGAAAGTGGCAACGGTGCCGGTGCCCGGGTATGATTATATGTATTTGAAGTATCCCCACGAGTACTTTTCACACATAAAAAACAGTAAAAAGCGTTTGTTTGGGAAGCGTGTAAAATATACAAACAATTTTGATAATTTACACCAATAATGGTACACTTTGATGGTAAAGATTATAAAAAAATTGCATTACATGGAGGCGGATGTCCAATGCTTGGACACTGTATTGGACTTTTTGAAACTTTGAAGTGGTTTGAAGATTTTAAATCATTAAATATATCATTTATTACGTCTTCGGCAGGTAGTCTAGCAATATTGTACTTTATTGTCAAGATTAAAGATAAAAATAAAGATATGTCACACATATTTTCAAAACTAAAGGAGGAAAGTGAAAATGTTTTATCTAATCTCGATCAAATATCTGTTGTGTCGTTTGAGTTTGTGGACAATTTTTTCTCCACGGACTTAGAATGTGTATACAATATGACGTTCAAAGACCTGAATGAAATTAATCCTAATTTCGAATGGACTATCTGTTGCTCAAAGTACGACAACTTTGAACTTTCTTTGCAAACATACGGAACGCACACCCCGGACGTGCTGATTTGGAAGGCTTGCGTAGCATCAGCGGCTTTGCCTGTAGTGTTTCCACCAATTGAAATAAATGGCTTTTTGAATTGCGATGGTGATCTTTCTAATTGGGTTGAGGAACTTGATATAATAGATGACGAGAGTATTTTGCATATTGGTAGTCATATTTCAAGTAGCAAAAGAAGCACAATCACAGGATTGATGTTGATTGATGAATTCTTAGATTTTTCAAAATGTTGTTTTTTTAAAATGATGAAAAAGAAGGCACCCATCCATGGTGTCAATAGAATAGAGTTTTGTGGAACAGTTCTGACGGACTTCCTATCTGAGGAGTACATTGAAAGTGGAAAATTAATGGCAGATAAATTTGTATTAAAGTGAATTTTATTATGATTTTTAAATGGACTCTGAAAACTCTAATAACATAGTCTGTATCAAAACTGTTCAATGTTCTGCTTTTAGAAATATGTTCGAGACACTGAAAGACGTTCTTCATGATTGCAATTTAGTTTTTGATACAAATGGCATAAAGTGCTTACAGATGGATAACAATAACAATGTAATAGTTTCGGTAAAGTTGAACTCCACAAGTTTTGAAGAGTATTATTGCAAGCAGCGATTTGTTGCTGGCATCAATGTTGGAAACATGTTTCGACTATTGAAAAGTATAGGTCAGAGTGACACTTTGATCATGAAGGTAAGTGAAAAGAACTCCAATGTAATGGTGATGAACATAGAAAATTTTGACAAAGCAATGAAATCTACTTTCGAATTGAATTTGTTGGACATTGACGAAACAAACTTAGAGATACCAGTCACGTTATTTGATGTCGTTTTGACCATGCCGAGCCTAGATTTGCAGCGCGTCTGCAGAGACTTGTCTGTGTTATCAGAGACGATTGAAGTCATAAGTCGTGACAAAAAACTCATACTGAGGGCCGAGGGTGACTTCGCAAAGCAACAGGTGGAACTCGGAGAGAAGGACAATGGGCTGTATTTTGCAAACGCAACAGAAACTGCCAGGGAGATGGAAATCAAATCGAGATACTCGCTGAAATACTTGAACCTCTTTTCGAAAGCCAATGTCCTCTGCAGCACTGTCGATATATACCTTAAATCCGACTTCCCAATGATCCTTTCATACACGGTAGCCTCGCTCGGCCGCCTCTTGTTTTGTGTCGCCCAAAAAGTCACTGATTAAACGAGTGAAGCTGGATTCAGGAGGGGTGCACATACCACCATTCCCCTACTTTGTATTATAACTGACGTATAACGTTGTGAATATACCAGGGGTGATTATGTTTTCTGTCTCTTTACGTAAGGGAAGGAGAGGGGGTGGGAGATGAGGGAGTATTTTGAATACCTTCACTCCATAACCTTTTTGAGAATATTTCTTTCAACAACAATTCAAAGTTTCCATTTGCTACATTTTCTATGATATCAGTATCTCCAATTTCTTCTATTATTTCCTTAACTGTTGAAAATGCGAAACAGTTTTTACTAGTGGCAAAAAGACAGATAGTATTCATCTTATCACGTTGACTCTTTTCTTTGATGAAGAACAATCTCTCTTGTATGTCAGATATGCAATAATCTTCCATGATTACTTCTCGCCAACTGTTCTCTTTTTAACTGAAATCTCCCCTTCTTCCTCTTCCTCATCCTCTTCCTCCTCCTCCTCCTCTTCCTCCTCCTCTTCCTCCTCCTCTTCCTCCTCCTCTTCCTCCTCCTCTTCCTCCTCCTCTTCCTCCTCATCCTTCTCGCTATCCTCCTCCTCATCCTCGCTATCCTCCTCATCCTCCTCTTCCCCCTCCTTCTCATTTTCTGGACTCCATTCATCGTCAGAGTCATCACTATTCATGTCATCAATCGGGATGATCTCATGGCGATCCATGTATACAAAGCCTAACATCTTCCATGCTTCACTCTTCTTTCCCTTCTCCAATCGGATGAAACGATTCACAGACTCTTTGGGTGCTTCATAAGTGTCGTATTGAAAGCTGTAAACGTTATCTTCGTCGGGTTCAATATAAGTCACCAGCGGTTCTAAACCATTGTACCCGTTAATCTCACCAAACCAGACTTCATCCTCGCCAGCCATGACTTCTACAAGTGTGCCTACTGCAAGCTTCTTTGTGCCCATATGGACACCAATTACATCCTCATTTGAAGATTCAAGATAGTGCAAGACGTCTTTCATGAGTTAACAGTCGTTTATCGCATTCTTTTAAGCTGAATTACAATCCAATTTGTACTTCGCCTACATTCACTGTTACGCGCCTGGCGATCGATTCTGTGTTTGGAGTTCTGACTTTCAATGATTTCACCATGTCTTCTTCGATCAACTTTATATTGGCCTTACAGTAGTCCAGCACACCACTCTCTATCGCCCATTTCATAAAATTAAGCTGTGCAGTTGTGGTGATGTAAGTCTTCTTCTCTGGATCACACTCAAACCTTAGCATTATACGTTCTCTTCTACAAAATGGATCAAAACTTTTCTTTGAAAATGCTTTCAGGTTTGCTTTGTAATCTAAAAACATGTTTATGATCTCTTTGTACCCATTTCTGTACGTTTCAAGAATGATAGTATTCTTCTTTGACCAATTAGTTGTACTCCAATCCAACACTCGCAAAGATATATTGCATTCTTGAATAAGCATCGGCTTCAATTTTTCAAAATTCTCCTGCTTATCAAAGAATCGCTTCACTTTTCTCATTATCAAATCTTGTTTATTCGAAACTGAACTAGTAATATCACTATCAGTCTTTATGACTATCTTTGTTTTGTTCTGAGTAATTACAATTTGATTGCAATTCACAGGAATGTCTTCAGGATTAAGATCAATTGATTTGATGTTAGACTTTCTCTTAGACATTATGATTAAAATACAAATTATTCTTTTAAGTATGTGTTTTTATCTCTGAGGGCACAAGCATATATATGATCATATATGCTTGGAATTTCAATATTTAAAGCGTGAATCATATCACATGCCACTGTACCCACCATCTTGTTATTAATATTTCTCTGCACAAATTGTATCGTTTTACCATCATTACATATGTGAGTTGGAATATCAAATCCTTCATCGCCAACAGGATGAAGAGTTGTGTGAATGTGACTAGGGCTCCCATCAAATGATTGAATCATTGATTGCGAGTAGAACACATTTGTATCGCGCCCAGAACGGCCCTCATCATAAACACAACCAAGCATCCTTGGTATTTCAGAAATCGATACATTAGCTTTTTGATGCTGCAGTGCAAGATAGAATAAGTCTTTGTCACCAAATGTCAATGAGAAATAATACTCATAATTCATTACCATGTATCTCAACATTGCGATACTTTTGTATGCGTGTTCACGATCAAAGAAAACAACACCAGATTCGAATTCTGAAATATTGTAATCAATTTCATGTAAAGAATAAAGGAATGACGTACTGGAAGATTTATCGTGTCGTCTTTCCACGAAATGCCAGAAGTCACGGAACAAGTGAGCGTGAACTTCAGAGGACTTGCACTTTGCTATGATGTGACGAGGATCCTTAATCCACAGCAGATCAGCATCCATCATCAACACACGACGAGCTGGTATCGCCACTAGCGCAGCAAGCTTGATTTGAAACCCTCTCAACAATGAGGCCGTCAAACGAGACTCCAGAACCAGGGCACTATCTGCAACATTGAAAAACTCTAGCTTCAAATTACTAAAAGTAGATTTAAACTTTGTCATCTCTGTCTCAGTTAGTTCGTCAGCATGCGCAACAACAATCGGAATTTCTTGCAAAGCACCCCAATACGTATTTTTGTATTTGAAAACTTCAAGAGATTTCAGATTACAGTATAATTGCTGTAGTAACTTATCACCTCCCGCACATACAAGAATGATATCATCCCAAGTGCATGAGGTCGAACGGAAAGCAGGCTGGTGCTCGGCTTCCGCTACACACCCGTCTCTGTGCTGTTCGTGTAATGCAGTATTCAACATGAAGCGCGCAAGCTCAGATTGCTGGGTTATGTCATTTATCTGAGAAACGTAATTCATCAGAGATGCGTCATGTAACGCTATCCCACATTGCACTAAAAACTTTGCAAGTTTTGGTTTCTCCGATTCAGATATATTTTCATGCAAGAATCTGAAAATACACGATGCGGCAAGATACTGGGGTGGTGTGGACTGCATCAAACTGAAAGCAAACTGCACATAATCATTGGCAGTGCGCAGAGCGTTAGGATTACTCATTGTTGAATTTCATTCATGACATTCTTTTAATTAGAAAACCTGTATCAACACTCACAAGACTCAAACTGACAGACCCAATCCACCATTGCGGCTGCCGGTCACCTACAGAGCATCTCAGATAGCATCCATGATCATCTTCTCCATTTCGGGGTGAAACGTAATCGGATGGTCTTTGTTGTGTATGACCCTGGTAAGCCTCTTGCCGTTCGAGTAGTGATTTCCACTGTGCCCTTTGTTCCCACCCGGAACATAACCTGGCCAGTGGTCAGTGCTACCACCATTGGTGATTGCCTCGAACTTGCGTTTCTTCAGATCCGCCTGCATATTCTTGGGAATGATATCTGCAGGCTGCCAGCAGATGAAAAGGCCACGCCTCTTGCAGTCTACGCCAGCATCAGCAAGTTTGTTACCGTGCGGAAGCTTGGAATTCCACAGGATGAGAGTGCCCGCCTTGATGCCATCGATAGTACGCCACTTTCCATGCAAGTGCTTGTAGCCGGCGGGGGTGCAGGTGGAGAAGTCACCCTTTGCCATATTGTTGAAGTGGGTGATGTCAGTTGCGACGTGCTCTCCTGGGGCGCAGATGAACGCAGCTCCCCCTTTCGGAACGTCCTGAAGTACCAGCTGGCCCTGGATCGATTCAGGGAAGTCGCTGCAGATCTCCTTCAGTGTCTTGAGCACCTGGTTCCCCATTGTCTCCATGTTTGTGGGGTGCACGTCAATGTGAGCATGCAAGCTACCGCCAGTGAGCTTGAAGAACTCGTTCTCCTCTTTGATGCGGTCTTTCTTGTTAGTGAAGTTGCAGACGGCGTCGTCCTCAAGTCCAACGTAAGCGTCACAACTCACTTTCAGCTCCATGCCGGTGTACAAATGGGCGTAGCACTGCTTGGTCCTCGGGTCCAGGCGAATGACCCACACCTCTTCAGTGCACGTACCGCCATACCCTTTCGTGATGCCTCCCATATTCCTTGCCCCATTGGCGGTGCCGCCGCCGGGTTTCACCTTCATCATGACGGCGTTCAGATTCTCCAGGTACTGACTCAGTGTTGGGTCGTCCGGCTGGTATAATTGCACTAGCACCACTCCGTACTCCTTGAGGTGTTCTATCATTTCGTCTGGGAGTGTCGGGCTCCCGTAATCGAGAGCGGGGAGGTTCAGTGACTCCATAGCGCGGGTTTGGTCGCTCGGGTTCGGTCGCCCGGGTTTGGTCGTATACACATGTGTAACCTCAAGGGATTGCTCTTTTTTGCCCCTATGAAAGAGCTCAGTATTCACAGCAACAGTCTAATGGTACTTTTTGTGTTTATTTATTACGTATAATCGTTCATATTTAAAAAATCTATTAGCTTTATCTAGACTTCTTTGTTTTGCTTTTTTCCATATTGATTTATTTGAGAAATTAACATTTTTTGTTGAATGTTTGGAGTTATTTTTTTCGATAGAATTTTTAAATTATTTTAAAAAATCGCGTCCACTAGAACCCGACCATTTTTGTGAGTATCCAGCAAAGATTTTTTCCTCCGAAACTTAATCCGAATCCTGCTACAGCTTTCCATCTCAGTCAGTGACAGAAGCGCCAGTTTCGCAGTTAATTTGATCATGCTTCCGCTTGTTGTTGATATTTTGCATGCTCTGTTTGACCTGCGCGCACCTCTTGGAGAACGCGGCACACTCCCAGTCATTGACGATCATAAGCTTTACTCTGTCTTGAACAATGTCACCAGTCATGAAAGAAGTATTGCCCATGTCTTTGGCAAGCGTAGCAATGACTTGCGGCTCATCACATCCAGAGTTCATAAACTTCTCCATGTTCGTCTTGCGCCAAGACTGCACTTTACGAATCTTGGCAGTCTTGATTTTCGTGAGCTCCTCGCACTCCGTGTGCTTCTTCGCGAGCTTCTCCTCGCACTCCGTGTGCTTCTTTTCGAGTTTCTCATTGCAATCCTGGATGATCTTTTTGATCTTGTCCTCGAGATTATCCTTACGGCCCTGCTTGATCTTCTTGATCTCCGCGTCACACTCCTGCAAGATCTTCTCGAGCTTCTCGCCACACTCCTGCTTGATCTTCTCGATCTTCTCGTCACACTCCTGCTTGATCTTCTCGATCTTCTGGTTGCACACGGTGTCCTTCTTCTCGAGCTTATCCTCCCAGTGCTTCTCCTTCTTCTCGAACTTCTCCTCCCATTGCTTCTCCTTATTCTCGAACTTCTCGTCTCGCTCTTTGAGCTCCTGAGCGCGCCAAGCTGCGTCTTGTTCGCGCAATTGAAGCATGCTTTTCATCATGCTGTCGGCGTAATCTACTGTTGTCGTCACATTCGCGGCTACAACCTTCGAACTCATGACTGTGACACAAACCCAAAACGAGCAGGCGTGTGTTGCGAGAGATGTGATGCGAGGGATGTGATGCGAGGGATGTGATGCGAGGGGGGCGAGGTTCGTGCTGCGAGGCGCATACGGAATGTGTTGCGTTTGGTCGGTCCGGTTTGGTCGGTCCGACCAAACCGGACCGACCAAACCGGACCGACCAAACCGGACCGACCAAACCGGACCGACCAAACCGGACCGACCAAACCGGACCGCCTCAAACCCAATCCAAGCAGCCTGGTGTATGACTACGGAGGATGCACTACGTCTGCTTGCTGTGACGGAAGAAAGCACGTCTCATTAACCATCCTGACAAGGGTGGAAACCACTTTATGCTTTTAAGTATTCGTTTTTTAGTTTAAAGACATAATGTTGATAAATAATAAATGGAAGATATCAACGCACATTATAGTATAGGCGATACAATGACATTCGAGCAAATGGTTCAAACAAAGAAGGAGGAGAAGGAATTGTCCCTCTATAATCCTTTTGAAAAATCGAAAGAGGTAAATCCTTACGTGTTCGAGGACAAGCCTGTTGGTATTCGTAGGTTTGCAGTTCTAAGCTTAGTTGGCGAAGGTTTTCAACAGAGACACATAAGTAATAAGTGCATGATGAAAGTCAAAGTTTCGACAACATCTTTTGAACAAGCAAATAAAATGTGTGAAGTCATTAAGGAGAAGAGTGAATTAAAATTTGCACTGTATGTTGTTGAGATGTTTAAGTTTGTTTGCTTACCTCCACTACTGGATCAAGATGTGGACTCTGAGATGAATACCGCAATCAAAATGGAATATGTAGCTGTGGATGATGAGAAGGAAGAGTTCAACAACAGAAAGAAGACCATGATGGACGAGGTAAAAAGACACAATGAAATCACAAAAAAGATTGCTGATGGGGAGTTGGATGAAAGTGAGGCGCAAAGTGCGCCCATATTGCCTGAGGATATGATAAAAAAAGAAACAAGCTATGAAATTTCAGATTCCATGGACCCAGACATTCCGTTGTGCACCGATAGATACATAGTTATATCAACTCTCAAGATCACAAAGTATGAGAAGATGAAGGATCGTATAATAGTCAAAATATGTGGTACGTTTGAGAATGAGGCGGATGCTAACTCGCACATGAAGACCATGAAGAAAGACACAAAATACAAGCTTTTTGACGTGACCGTGTGTGACATGTACGTATGGCTGGAGATGCCTCCTCCATACGAATTGATTGAAAATGTTATGTTTGATTCCAAAAAATTGACAGAAACTCTTGGTCAAAGGAAACAAACAATAAACATTAATACATCGGAATTGCATATGCCCAGTGACGAATAAAACATTTGAATATTTAAAATGAGTACGAACTTTCTACGATTTCGCTTAAAACAGAATGACTTTCCTCCCGAAAATGACTGTGAAATATTGTCGGGACCCACGGTTATAAAAGGAGGCAGAGGAGGAGGCAGAGGAGGAGGCTAGCCACGAGACAATCCCCCCCCCGGGAGGACCCACCAGATAATTACGAGCTTGACAAGCCTGAAGACACGTCAAAGATGAGTTCGACTATTCGTTTGGTCTAATTGGTGCAGTCGCGGGTGCGTAATTTGTTTTCAGGCGGCTGAAATCTAGGCGGACATCTAGACCTTAGCCCTCAGAAGTAATCATCCAAACTTTAGTCAAAGAAGACAATATAACATTGCATATGAGAAGAACTCGTGAAAAGGAACTGGTATGATCGATATGTGGAGGTATGGAGCCAGCACTGACAAATGAAGACAACATTGCTGCGTTCACTGCTGTATCAAACATATTATCTCTCCTCAAACCAAAGTCATCATGAACGTGATATGTATATACTGTATATATTACTGCAAAGGATACAATAATAAGTGAATGAAGTATCAAACCCTTTGCTAAAAGAGATATGTTTTGTTGTTGTTTAATAACTTCTGACAATTCCATTATTGTATTAACTATTTAAAAAAAAAGTCGCAAAATAAATTTCACATGGATTTCTTTGAATTGCTCAAAATATCCACCATAGGGCCACAACACCTTCGACTTAATGAAGATGTACTAAGATTGATACAAGAATTTATGCAAGAACCAAAAGTACTTTTAATCTGTAAACACTGTGAATGTGTATTGCTATCAGAGAAAAAAAATATAATGTTCATGCATATAGAATACTTCACTGACATAGAATACATCTCGCACGTTTGTTATAATTGTTCTAGATTCAAAGACGTGAAAAAGTATTTTGGTGCCGAAAATCTGGATGATCCTTGAAGACTTAAATAATAATCTTTATTTACTATTATGAATGTTGGTACAATTGAGAATACAACGAACTAAAAAAACAATGGATGCAGCAATGGTGTGGACCGTAGAGCTAGCACAGAACTTCGCCAGAAGTACAAGCTAAAGTACTACAGCTAGAAGAGTTGACCGTGAGGGCCAAGATCGAAAACATACCAGACAAGCTGCGAATCGCTCAACAAGCGCAAGTCCTTCGATCAAATGGTAATGCTATACAAATGTTACCCCTTGCTGTTCCTGGTCTTATAGCCACATAGGCACTCGTGTGGCTCTGAATTTGGACGACCCCTCTTCATTCCAGTCATATCTGCTACTGTTTAATTCAATTCTCTTTATAAAAAGCAACAGTATCATCCGTATATTCTTCCGGCTCATAGTTGATGTCGTGTTTTTTGTACTTGTAGCTATTGTCGTATGCTATCTTACAGAAACTTTCGAAACTACAAGTTTCGGAATCAAATACATGTCGTCCTGTTGACCTGCATGCCTCTTGAAGATTAGTATAGATATTAAGTAAGTGTTCTTCATTATGATCGCACCATTGATCAAACGAAACTACATGCTTGTTTGTCTGTAGTTTAGGAACAAGAAAGGTCTCGGGTATGTAGTCATTCGACTTGTCAATGTTCTTCGAAGATGGCATTCACTTCTTGGATATTATCTAAGTGGTTTTAAAATCCATCCTTTAAATAAAAATCTATGTTAAAATTATCATGACGACACCGGCACTTCCGATTATACCGAGTGCGTTAACTCCAGCAAACCGCGGTAATTTACGTCTAAAGTCTATGAGTTTGCGTGAGCTGGACGACACACAGTCACTGAGTCTCGCTGTCGATTTCACACTGACGAACCAGCGGCTACAGTTGACCAGTAGTCTTGACAATGGAACATCGGTGAACATGTTCTCAGTGATTGGATCTACGAGTGAAATGACTACCCTCTCCGTCTCTACTATTCTTGCACAGGATATCTCGACATCAGGCAAGATATTCGTAGATGAATTGTCCGTTAATGGTGTAAGTTCTGACCTGAGCATCAGCGGTCATGTATACGCACCATACATCTCTGTTGCTGTTGCCGATGTTGGTACAATGAACATATTTGCACCAGATACACTTTCTGTCGGTGGTAATGTTGTTTTTGCGGGTGGAGAGTTCCGTATTGAAGGCACAGAAGGAAAGTTTGAGGTTGCACGTCAAATATCGGCAGGCGCGTCAATCACAGGAGCACAAAATATTTCAGTGGGTGGCAATGCAAATATTGTTGGATCTCTCTCCCTTGGATCGAGTGCCACAATCGGTACATTTACATCCATTGGAGGATCACTCGCTGTCGTTTCGGATACTGAAGTAGGTGGGAATCTTTCGGTCAGTGGATCGAATACTACGCTCGATACAGACCTTTCGGTGAGTGGTTCCCTTGCCGTTCGACAGGACGCGGTATTCGACCAAACCCTATCGGTAGAGGGTAACTTGACCACTGCAAACAGGCTTTCGGTGGGTAGTGCCGTTCGTCTTTCGAGTATTCTGAATGTTATGAGTATTTCAACTTTCCATGACAGAATGTCAGTTCATGGCCCGTTTGATGTGGAGGGTACTATGTCGATAGGAGAAGCAATCACAGCAGCGAGCACTCTGTCTGTACAGGGATTGTCCACGATTGGCACACTATCCGCTGGGGTGACGACTCTGGATCGCCTGCTGGTACGGCAAAACTTGTCAGTGGCTGGTGATTTGATTGTTGAAGGAAACACAATCACACTGAACACCTCACAGGTCGATATCGAAGATCCAATTATTGAGATTGGACTGGGTGGTGAATCTCTTGCTGGCATTAAAATCGTTAAAGACATAGTTGCAGCAAACAATCAGTCCGGTTTCTTCCGTGAGAAGGCATCCGATGATGGAACTACACCATCTTTCTTCGCGGTTTATGAAGATTTCAATGATAATGACACTTTGAATGTGATCAAGAATGTTGGTGATTTCCGCGCGGCACAGTTGTCGACCAGTTCGGGTGCTTTCCTTGGTGGAACCTTGTCGGTTGGTGGACGGGTTGATGTAATCAATAGTGTATACGTGAAAGAAAATCTTTCTTTGAGTGGATTTGTGCATGCTGAAGGGGACCTTTCGATTGGAGGGAATACTAACATAGATGGATCGCTGGAAATGAATGGTGCTTTGAGTGTTGGTTTGGACGTTACTACTGGAGGTAAACTTTCGGTACAGGGCACTGCGGACATTGTTGGGATTGCGCAGATAGCTTCGGAACTTTCGGTCACTGCGTCCGTAACATTCGCCGATGATTTATCTGTAGGGACGAATCTTCAAGTAGACGGCAAGATGAGACTGAATGATACATTGTCCGCGGGTGGTTTCGCAGTTGTTGATGGCTCTCTCTCAGTTTCTGGACCCCTTGTGCTTGATGATTTTGTTTCGGTGTCAGGACATGGTACTGTTGGTCAGTCCTTATCCGTGTCGGATGTAGCTGTCATGACACCGTCTTCTGGAAGCAACACCTTTGTTGTGAATCTTGCAAGCACTGGATTAATCCAATTAACTTCAGACAATGCAGGAGATGCAATTCATCAGATCGAGTTTGGTGAGCCACCGATCCAAGTCACATTAAGTCAGATGGAGAAAACCAACATTGAATACAATGTTAATGTTAATGGAACAGTGACTGCACCACCGATCACATACGATAATACAATTGAAAAGTGGGTCTTGCCACTGCAATACCGCAATGGAACAGTGAGTCCTGCGTTAGTTCCTCAATCTTTTGTGATCGAAATGCAACGTCCATATGTATCGAAAGATGCGTTCAAGATTCGTAACATGCTGACGAGTGCTTACATTCATGACACACTCGATCTGGTACCTAAGGACATATTTACTCCCGAGAGTGGTCATTTTATACCGACCGTTTCCGTTTCAGGTAACATTGTCTCTGGATCAGCATTGTCTGTGGGCCACGACATCCATTGCCATGGAAACACCCTATTTTCTAATGCAACCAAAAGGGTAGGTATAAGAGGAAAACTATCCGTAAATGATGATGTGAATATTAACCAACGTCTCATTATTGGTGGTCTTACCAACTCGTTTCTGAGTATCGGGTCGGACATTGCAGCGCGTCAGTCATTGTCGGTGGGTGGAAAGACAGTCATCGCTAACGAAGTGAGTGTTGGTCAGGATGCTTTTTTCGAAGAAAATGTGAAGATGAAAGGCACACTTTCCATAAACTCTGATCTTGGTGTTGGTAGTAAGACTGTTCTCAACAACACTCTTTCAGTTGCTGGGCTTACTGTTTTAGAAGATGATCTTTCTGTCGCCTTCAATCAGGTGGTTGGGGTAGATCTTTCGGTCGGAGCACGTTTGACAACACAGGTTTTGTCTGTCAACTCATTCTTTGCTGATGATCAGTCAATTTCTAATGCAACTCTCGGGTCTATAACAAACACTGGTCATTCTGATCTGCATGGCAAGGTCGAAATGGGTTCAACCCTTTCTGTCGCATCAAGTGTCTATCACGGATCTTCTTTGTCAGTGGGTGATCGTACTGATTTTGCAGCAGATGTATTCATGGATGGCAAGTTGTCAGTAACAGCCGCCTCGACACTGGAGGGTGCAACACTTGTGAACAACACGCTTGATGTAAGTGGCGTTACTAAACTCAACAACACTCTTTCGGTCACTGGTGCGGCAATTTTATCGTCGAATATGAGTGTTGGTGGGTTTGCCGAGTTGACGTCAGAGCTATATGTTAGAGAGACGGCAATCGTGAACAAACAGCTCAGTGTTGGTCGTCAAATGACGGTTTCGAGACAGTTATCTGTTGCTGACACTATTACTGGTGGCCGAAATCTCTCGGTGGGTGGACTTGTGCTTGATCGCACCCGAACCCGGACACGTTATTACCTACTTGGACAGCCATCCAACGGCGGGTTGCAGATCAAAACGACATCGGCCGGTCAGGAATTTTTCTTCGATTTAGCGGATGGCAGACTCTATTCCGTATTTTCGTTCCAGGAGGGGGGTGAGTTCCTTGTTAGATCACCACTGAATGTTTCTGTCAACTGGATAGAAGTAAATCCTTCTGTACAAGATATTGACTTGATCGAGACAACTGATCTGGTAACAAATGGCACACATTCGATCGACTTTGGTGCTCCAGGGTCGAGTGCAACCGCCCCTGTCATTGCGGGTCTGACTGCACTCTCGGTCGGTCACAACATGACCATTGGCAAAGATGGTGTGGATACTTTCTTGTCGGTAGGTAGCAGTTTAGATGTCACTGGACGTACCCAAATTGGGAATATTCTATCTGTCTCGGGTGCAGTATATCTAGCGTCCTCGCTGTCAACAAATGGCGATTTGGATGTTGTGACCAAGGGGCGCGTGGGAGAGAGTCTTTCGGTAGGGGGTATTGGAATTATCGGGTCTACTCTGTCCATTCAGGGTAACACAACTATTTCGAGTAAACTGAGTATACAGGGAGATCTTGATGTTACTAATGCAGTAAGATTTGCGAGTGATCTCAGTGTCAATAGTGACCTAGATGTAACAGCCAACAGCAGGCTTCACGGTTCCCTTTCTGTGCAGGGTTTGACAACAATTGATGATGATTTGAGTGTGTCTGGTCACTTAGAGGTTCGTGATGAGCTCGCTCTTGGATCCCATTTATCGACCGGTGGGAGCACCACAATCGGTTCATATCTTTCCGTGCATAGTTTTGCAGGAATTGGCGGATATTTGGAGGTCGATGGGTACCTGTCTGTGGGTGACGAATTGGCGCTTGTTGGCAAGGCTGAGATGAACTCCACCCTATCGGTAAATGGTTTCACTTTCATTGGTGACTCTCTTGAAGTGGAAAGTCATGCAAGTGTCGGAGGAAACATGGAAGTTACGGGAAATGCTCGTTTTGGACTCAATGACAGCAGTACCCTACTCACAATTGCAGGTCAGACGAGCGTTGGTGGCCGAATGACTATTGAAGATAGTTTATCTGTTGCTTCTATTGTAGTTTCACCCGCAAGTGGTGAGAATAATTTCATCCTTAACCAGCCAATCACGAACAGTATTGGGGCAGTGAAATTGCGCATTGAGCTTTCCTACCCACACGTATTGAAATTGATCACCAATAGCGGTGATGTAGGGTACCCGGCTGCAGTTCAAACTGGGCATGGTTCTTTTGTGACAGAAATTACCAACAATGCTGGGGTTACAGACCAAATTGGACAGATTAGTGGATTCAAATTGGTATTATCTGAAAATTCTAATGTACCGCAACTGAGATACATGACCGAACATGAAGTTGTTAAGGTCGAATATGAACTTGGTAATGGAAACGTTACAGTATTACATGAGAATGTAAGCACACCCGGTCTGACTGGAGGTCAGAGAGCCCCAACACTCAGTGTGGGGGGGAGGATCGTTCTGTTAGAGGATCTTTCTGTTGGATTTGATGCTACTGTCTCTGGAATGTTGTCAGTAAATACATTCATGGTTGCAAATACTCTCTCAGTGTCGAATGCAATTGTCACATCTATTTCAACAAACTCATTGTTTGTCGCTACATCCGATTTGAACGATATCAGTTCACAACAGATATCCGTTCAAAACGCATTCATAGATTTTGCAAACGTAAAAGAGTATCTGTCAGTTGGTTCAAATGCACTGTTTACTCAAGATATTGTCGTCACCGGTCAGACTCTCACATTGGAAAATAACCTCTCGCTCGGAGGAGATGCTCAAATGAATCTTATCTCTGTTGCAAATCTTCATGTTAATATGCTCTCAGTCAGTGATGCATATGTGTCTGAACTTTCAGTTCATACACTGTTCGTTCAACAGGTGAGTACAACAGACCCGGATGATTCTTTCGATTTCCAGGATGATGCACATTTCCAGGGTGATCTAACTATAGAAGGAAAACTTTTTGTAAAAGACATTATCTACACTGGCCCTGGTGGTGCATTTACCATTGAAAATGTTGCAGGTTTGACTGTTTCCGGTAACATCAGTACTGCAAGTTTGTTTTTAGATCTTACGAATCCACCCGCAACCTCCTCCGACCCCGGAACTGCTGGTATCTTTACAGTGGACACACAGTACCTGTATGTTTGTATTGCAAACAACACGTGGAGACGCGTTACAATGTCAGCATTCTAAGTCGTCACACACCGACACCGACACACACATACTCCTCGCACACTTCTCTTCAATCCTCACTGCTCTTCACTCCTCAGTGCTCTCATCCTCATTCCACCCCGGCCGGTGATGGAACCACTTGGTGATAGAACCAATATCAGCACGAAACAATCGGAACCAATTCGGCCCGCTGGTGGCACATGTAGCACCCATTCTTCTTCACCTCCTTCTTGTCGTATTCAGAGGCACAATCCTGGCAGACAACAATATGCTTGCAGGGCATGAAGGTGTGCGTCAGCACATTGCTCAGACAGACGATACACGTCTCCTCGAAGCACCAGGAGTCGTCCTTCTTCAGCGTGATTTGATCGTGCAATGATTCGACCGTCTTGACGAGAGACGCCCAGTCCGAAAGAGAGATAGGCGCCAGCTGGAGAATTGTGGGGGAAGGTGACAGCGGCGGAAGTGGTGCCAGCAGAAGTTGCGGAGGAAGTGGCGCCAGCGGAGGGGAATTGCCAAGGGGCTTTGGGGAAATCGACTCGTAGACTTGAGGCGGTGGTCCGGGCGGAAGTGGTGGCATCAATCTGTATGGAACCGGCAGAGTGGGCGAAGGCATGGCCCTGGCGACGGGGAGGCAGATCTGAGGAGGTGGCGGCGATGACAACGTGACCTTGTTGCGCAACTCCTCCTTGCCATGGGCGTACAAGCACTTCTCGCGGTAGCGGCACGTCCCAGTGATAATCCACGACATACACTCCAAGGTCTTGTAGGTGTCCCGGTTGAAGTAGCGGCTTTTGAGAACACACGCGGGGGGCTCCATGATCGAGGGATGCGATCGAGTTGTTGAGTTGGGGGGTACACATGTGCATCTTGTCACCACAGGGGAGACCCGCCCCTTAATCGATTGCTCGCAGATTCGAATCCCGCCTGGGTATCGAGAATCATTTAAAGGTTATAACTTTAGTTTTCACAATACAATGGACTCCGTACAGGGCATACTAGACTCGATTCTTTTTTGTGATAAATTCTCTCCTCCAAATCTTGCGTTGAATGATGCTGCAAGAACGATTCATACATTTTTTTGGGAAGATTCCTTCAACAGAAATTTGCGTCTTGAACAGGTTGAAATAGAAGTACGATTTGGAAAATGCCCTTTGAGTGCAAAGGGACCTTTCAATACAGATGTTTCAGAAAAACAATTCAATACCATTATTGGAAGCTTGTTAGGTTTCAACAAATGGGACAGTACTCAGTATACAGAAGATATTGTTGGATATTTTCCTAAAATTGATGAGAGTGTCAGACACGTAGTTTCAAGTGATGGATCGAAAATGACTACAAGTAAGCAAAAGGTATCGCAAGCCGATTATGTTGGGAAAAATCTACCGTTTGACTTTCGACTTGCCGTGAATATTGAATTGACTCTACCGGAGAGCAACAGATACACTCTCGATACTGCTACAAGGAGAGTCAACAGAAAACGACAGTCATTCACTCTCAAAAACTTTAGGTATGATTTCACTAGGGTGATCGAGAAGAATGGAAGTGCAACACATCAAATCGAAATAGAGATAATCAATCTTCCTGACATCCAATTAAGGCAATCCAATTCACAAATTGTAACAAGGGAACTGCAAGCAAGAATTGTTGATTTGTTGAATGCAGTGGAACCAATTCGTTTGTTCAACATAGAACTGTTTAGGAAAAGACAATTCTGATACTCATCAGTCACTACTTGGAATCCAGTATTTACACAATCTTGTGTACCTGCGTACAGCACATCATTTTCAGATTTTTTCATATAAGCATTCACATTGCCAACCTTGATAATCTGGATCACGCAAAGTCAAATTTTCATACAAATCATCTTTTAAATTCGTACAATCTGTGGGTCGAATAGTGGAGCATTTAAGCGAATGGAAAAAATATTAGAAAGTAAAATCCGTGTTTTTCAAGTCCTTAGCAGGATTCAATTACTTACAAATTTATATCAACTGAATTCTTTGATTTCTTTGCGGCTGCTCGACCGCGACCTGCAGGGGCTGCACGTTTTCGTGCCTGTTGAGGCTCTACGTGGCGTACATCACCAGCGTCTGACATGCTCAGTTCAGAAGAAACATCCGATCCGCCTGAATATTCGTCAACCTCTTCTATTCTTTGCTGGGGGACGGGACGAGCCATAGGGGGGAGAGGTTTTCGCAGTGCGGTTGCCTGTTCGAAACCAGGTGGAAAGTCGGATTCCACTGCAGATTCTGTAAGTTCTTCAATAGATGGTGCTGACGGTCTCAACTTATTTTGCATTGCCTGCATTGCTAACGCGGCTCCCATTTGGCTGTTTGTAGCGCCCCCTGAGGGTGGTGGACGAGGCGCGTTCTGATTGTTCATAGCTGAACCCATGGCACTTGCAATCTGATTCATTAGATCGGGATTGTTTTTAGCAACATCGTTGACATTGGGTAATACGGATTTGAACAGAGAGTTGGATAAATGAAACATAAAACCCGATCCCAGTAGTGTAATAAGAATGTTCCACTCAGGAGTTACCTCAGCCGTACCTTGATATTTCTCGTGAATTTGTTCAAACGATTGATTGAAGTCTTCGATTGAATCCATAACTGTCTCAGACCATCCATCGAGATGCAGCCCCAAAGGGTTGAAACTCTTATTAAGATATTCAATTCCAGACACTGTTGCCATAAGGGCACGGCGCTGAAACTTGATACTTGAAGTCATCTCGGCCTGGCGTACGAGGCGCTCGTACTCGTATTTCAGCTCATCCAGGGGTGTTTCCATCCCCACCTTCCTACCAGGGAATCTGTTATGTAATCTTTGAACTTTATATATATAATGTTGTTTCTCCTCCTCCAGGGACCGGAAGCTACTTGTGGGAGCACCCCCAAATGACGCTTGCTGTGGCGGAGGCGAGCGCTCATACAGTCCTTCTTGCGGCCTGTCAAAAAAATCAGTACGTGGAGGGTCACTTGCTGCCGGAAGCTGGAAGCCCCCCTGGTCTTCCGATTGCAAGCCACCGGGCAAACCAGCGGCCCCCTGGAATGCCCTTGGATCTGCTTCTTTCTTCTTGCTTTCGTTCATAAGTGCCATGAAATCGTCACTATCGTCACTATCGTCACTATTCCTATGTGCGTCATGTTTAGGTTTCAACTTCACACCCCTTGGAGCACATGCTCCTCTGACGTGCACCGTGTTGCCAAGATTCTCACTTTGTGGAGATACATTCATAATGTGTATTACATTCTAATTACTTTTAAAAGGTAATATTTGAAACGCAAATGAAATTTTTACTCAAGTCGCGTGTGCAAGTTATCAAAAAAAGAAATTCACATAGTTAAGAATGGCATTTCATAGAGGTAATGCTTTTTTAACAAACGTAACAGCCGATAATATCAGAACACAATGGACGGCATGGAACCCTTCTTTAAATGATACGTTTTCTAATATAGTTGTGGATCCTCTTACACACGCTAGGTATTTCAATACTAAGAACTTAGCGGTTGTATCCATATATCTGACTGTGCGATTTTCAAATATAACACCATCACCTTACACAATGCTAGCTATGAATCTACCATCTACTCTTAGAGTCAAGTCAAACACCCACTTCAAAAATCAATGTAACATAGAAAGATTCACTGGCACAAGCGAAAGGAAATTTTCCTTCGGTATGATCATTGCTGACGGAACATCTCAAGGTGGTATTGATGATGACACTTTTCTCTATCTAGATAGAATATTTTTTCAAAACTTAGGTCAATACATACCAAATCAAACATACACAATAAGAGGTCAAATCGTTTTTGAACCATCTTAAATAAAATGTTTACGAACTATATAATGGAAGAACTAATGACCAGGGCGGAAGCTTTCAAAGAACAGTCTTTGAAGAATTTTCAGGAGCTAACTTTTGGAAAAGAAACAATACCTATTGCATCATGCCCATCAGATGGCAATGCATACGTTCTTTCAAGATGTGAAGTCAACAAAATATATGACAACAAAAGTAACGTAGTTCCTAATACCGTTTTACAACAAGAACCAAGTGACATCAAAGCTTTTAACGAGTAAGCAATTTACAGATTTTTTAAAAGATTCTCTAAGTTACCTTTCTTCTTGCCACCCGGCATCAACCCAGGAATCAACACAGGAGCTAATATGACCAATGCAATAACTCCAAGACAAGCACCAAAATCGGGAAATCCCAAACCAATATTCTCCTGCGTAGTCTTGGCACTTGCCGAATTCTGCTGCTGTGAATCTACAATCTGTTTTACAACACAAGCGGCATCGGCATCGTTATATTGTGAAACATTGATTATGTTTGCATCAGGATTTTCGCTACAGTCTATTACCATGTTTCTCATCAGGTAAATATGCGACTGACTTGCCACACTATTTGCATTCGACTTGCAATTCGCCACTAGACTGTTCAATGTCTTTGTAATCATGTTATTGTCAGTCTTGCTCACGTTAGCTGACACGGCAAGCCCTTCCGCTGTCTGTGTTGATTCCGAGTCAAGTGTTGCTGATTGTAAGGCTTTCACAACAGTATCCAAACTGGCGTTAGATGCTGAACTACAAACTTGGTTCAACTGGATTCCACTGCAACCACCTGTAATCAGTGACCCGCTAAAATCCACACTGATGTTTTGAGTACAACTAGCTGAAGCATTGGACTCAGCAGTGGCTTCAGTATAGTTTTCAATAATCTGCGCTATTTTCTGAGACGTAGACTGGCTGTTGCCCATATATATATATATATATAAAGTATAAAAAAAGTTTACAAGTTTAAAGACAATGTTTTCAAATTAATAAAATGAGTACACTAAGTTTTTCAGGAAGAGGGATTCTCAACGGCCAGTCGGAAGGGGGATATCCTATCAAAGTTGGAACACAAAAAAAAATTGTACACACTACAATCGAGGGATCTCAACAACTAGACACCATATATATCTATGGATACGTGTCGCGCAGAGAAAAAGGATCAGTTGCCGGGGTGCAAGTCGAAGTATCTGTACTGGACAAAAATAACACAGAATATGTACTCACATTAATTACACTTCCGGGTCTACCATGTACCTCTCCTACTATTGTCGTGAATGGACAAGTAAAAAACAATGGCTCAAGACTAAGAATTAGAGCCATCGATGGTGAAATAGGAATATTCGGATGGTATAACAGAAGCACTATCAATGTACCACCCTCCGTAAAGACATTGATCGGTCAGATGACACTTGGATATCAAATTGTTTCGTTTGCATCTGATGACGAAACTCGTATTATAGACACTACAACCCCCATCACCTTTCTCACAACCAGCCATACAACACAGGGACGGTCGTGCCGCGCCACGCTCGGAGCAGCCGCGGTCGGTACTATCAAAATATTAGTGATGTCGTCAAAACACCCGGGGGCCACTGGAAATACACAAGGAAATTGCACCATCATACCCAGTGCTTCTCGCTTTCCTTCCGGCGAAGAGGGAGCCGCAACAGGAACGCTCACGTTTCAGGATGTTGGCGATTCCGCTATTATGGTCTGGTCAGGCACCTTCTGGATGCTTGTTGGAACGGGTGCTGTAGTAGACTAATTAATAACCGAACAAATCTCCACTAAGTCTCTTCAGCATATTCATATAACTCTCCTCCTTAGGGTCAGATCGGACAACAATCATTCTCTTCTTATTCTTACCTCTTTGATCATTCACATTGAAGCTAGGCACGTTCACATACTGTCCATTGGGCCGAACATATACGATATGCGGTTCACTAGAGGGTTTACGGGTGGACACACGGGGAGATCTTGCCATGGTCTGTGTCTTCACGGCAAGTCGGTCAGCTCGGTCAGGTCCTTGCTTCCATGCACTTTCGATCGCCATGGCGGCAGCCCTTTGGCGAGCTTCCTGAGACATTTTCTTCCCTTGAAGGAAGTTTCCAAACTCAGTCTCACTCCTATTAATATTTGCCTGCTTCTGTAATATTTCACGTTCCTTTTGTTTTTCCTGTCCTTTTCTGATTGCTGCCTTCCTCCTTTCCAATGATTTCTGCAAGGCATTGCTATATTTATCATTTTCGAAAGCTTTCTGAACCATTCTGTTCTCGATAATCTCTCTCTTACGTGCCTGACGTGCCTGTCTACCTAATCTCATCCTACGCATTGATTGCAAACGCACCGCGGCCTTTTTTCTATCGACACTTGCTTTTCGTCGGTTCGCACTTTCTTTCTTGCGTTTCGCACTTGCTGAATGTGCTTCTTTTGCCAATCTGTTTTCTATCAAATATCCTTCGAGTTTTTGCTTTGCTTTTTTCAGTTGGTCTTTCTCTTTTTTTTTCTGCGAAAATAGTTTCAATTCCGAGCCGATCTTTCTACCCGCAACATTTTCCCTTCTTTTCCTTTCGACTATTTCTAAATGTCGTTTTGCCTCATTTTGCGCTCTTTCTCTAGTTATATAATTTGATGGTGACATGTAGTCAGGCATTCTAAGTGAAATAGTATTCTTTATATTTCTGACGTTTTTCTCCAAGTTTTCAAGTTTTTCTGCTTTCATACGATCTTTAAAGAGATCTTTAAAAGCTGAAAGTTCTTCAATATTTTTAGGAGGTATCTTTGCCAAATAACGCTTCAAATGTATCATAGTTCTTTCTTTTAGCGATGTAAGAGGTGGAGGCAATGGAGGACTGTTGAAATTATTGTTTGAAAACACTGTAGTGTTAGGTGTAATAGTGTTTGGGGACACTTTTGATCTTTTAATATACTTTTCAGCATTTTCAGTCCCCCCTCTGCGGATATATCTATAAACTTTAGTCAATTGAGAATCTAGCTTTTTTGAAATTTTCTTGATAAGCATCATTGCATATTCGTTCAAAGTATCTTTATCTTTTCTTAATTTTAGTAAGTTCAAGTAAAAATTAATTCTCTTCTTTACGTAGTACTTGAACCTCTCCACTTCTTTTTTGTTTGTAAGTTTCGTAAGATGTGCATCAAGATACATGAACTCATCCACCATTTTTGGTAAATGTTCCGAGGGAGCATTTTTGGGGCTGTAATTATTCAAAAGAGGTGTCATTGACTTCGACTTTCGTGACTTCGACTTTGGACGTGGCTTTGGTTGTTGCTTTGGTTGTTGCTTTGGTTGTTGCTTTGGTTGTTGCTTTGGTTGTTGCTTTGGTGACTTAGACGTTGGACGTGAATTTAATGATGAATTATTTATCACGAATATTGGTGTTGGTGAAGTTGGTAGTTTCTTGTACTTTGTCTTTCCAAAAAAACGTAGCATCTAATATTGAATAACATTTTTATTTCATTGATCGTTGCTGTAAGAAAACCCTAGGCCATCGATTTTACTTTTGGGTCTGATGATGACCAGCCCAATAGAGAAGTTGTTCAAGGTCGGGGTCGTTTGTAGGCACGCGCAGGTCCTTGTTCTTCTCGTAGTACGCCCTGAACTTCGGCCACACATGTGTAACCCATGAAACCCTGCCGACCAAACTCGACCGCATTCAGGCCAGGCGACACGAGTGTTGCCCTCATGACCGAACAAGAAGGGTTGCTCGTCTTGTCGAAAGCGTGTGATATACCGACCTGTGGCACGTGGGGGTGTATTCTGCGAGACCACCACAAGGGTCTCCACCGGTTTGCACTCAATACAAAGCGTAGACGCACGTATGAACCAGTCGTTGCAAACAACAATCACGTCGGCGCCGCTGAGAATGCTGTCGAGGCAGCAGACGCCACGGCAGCAGAGGAACTGAAACAACTGAAACATATGCGCCAGTCTCCGAACTCGGGAGGACACCCCCTTCAGCAAGTCATCATCAAGGTGGATAACAATGGCTCCATCATCGTGCCAGGGTCCCTCATCCCATCACTCAGGATCCAGCGCAAGTGGTCATCAAAAGAGACCGGGGGTCGCGCGGCATGGTACAAAGGTACCATCACACACATCTCTGAGGACGACAAACAGGTCTTCGTGGTCTATGACGATGACGACAAATTGTGGGAGGAGGTGGAGGAAATCAAGTTCCTCTGAAAGTAGCCGCCGCCCACGCCAATGGGGTCACTAAGTTCGGCTGACAATACACATTACTTATGCCAACACGTAAAATAAAACATATCTTAAACACAAAATGTATCTTGTTTTGATAGCACTCCTAATGTCATGGTCCCCACTGTGTAGAATACCAAAAAGCACATTCAAACAAATAAAGCAGAGATTTTCGATAGCCCCCCTAGTTCAGATACATCACATCATACCGAGACAATTCAGAAACCATCCTGTTGTTGTTGACTTCAAGATTGAAAATGGGCACAACTACATGCTCATGCCAAATGTACTCGGAAAAGAACTTATCAACACCTGCAGACCCAACCATCAAGGAGGGCACGAAGCATACAACAGATACGTACAGGAGAGACTTCAGCACATATACTCCACGAAAGATCCAAACGAATATCTGTACTGTGTTCAAAATCTTTCTTATTACCTCAGAAATGAACTATGCAATGGTTGTAAAAACATACCATGGAAATAAACCTAATATCTGTAATATGCGGATGCATCATGTAGAGTCGGCCACGCCAGGAACAAATTTCCAGATTTAGCCGATTTATCTTTTTCAAGCAATTTCATTCCATTACTGCTCAATGAACTACAATCTAACTGTGGAACAATAACACCCTTATTGTTTTTAGTATTATTTGCTTTTTTAAAAGGTGTTGAATCATCAGAGTGGTGTTCAACTTTTTTAATCATGTATTTTGGACTGTCATACAAATCAGAACTCATAAAAAAATATTTGACGTCATTCTGTGTCAATATATACTCTACGTTTGACAAATTTCTAAAATTGTTTTTTTCATCTTCGGCAGGCTCACTACGACTAGTTTTTTGTGGCCTGTTATGAACCATATATCTAAATCTGTCCATAAATTTGCTGCTTTGAGGGTTAGGGCTGTTGAGCACCTTGAACCCTGCACATACTCTAAACATTGGATGCTCATAAAGTTTGGATCTCTCACATATATTATAAAGTTCCCACGCGAGATCGATATCCAATGCCTTTTGTTTTTCATTAGTATTTGTATTCAGTCTTGTACTATCTACTGACACCTTCATTTTGTAATATTCGACTAGTTGGTCTAGACATGACTCAATGTGTTCGTGTGCTTTCTGCATAGTTTCCACGTAACCTTCACGTTTATAAAGTAAATTAAGCCAACTGTCGTTACTGTTGATTCGAGTATTAAGACGTCTTTCTTTATTGAACTCATATTGCCAAACGTGATTTCTCTTTGTCAGTGGACACGACACACTATCAGAATGAGGGTAACGAATGGACCCAATGGTGTGAAACGACTGTTTAAGGAATGGTCTGTATTTCTTCAAAAAGAGATTGTAATAAAACGCATTCGCGGTTTGTTGTCTTTCAGCACTGTGCTGTGAAACATTTCTATTCATATAATTATTCTTTTTTGCCTCTTTGGTTCCATGTGGACCATACTTATTTAGAAAAGAATGCACTTTAGATTTTTTAGTGTCAGTCAGTTCCAGGGACCTATCAGATGTATTCATACTCTGCATCAAATGAACTTGAAAATCGATCCACGTACCACCAACGCCATCTGCAGATTCTAAACGAGTGACGAAACTTTGTTTACCCTCCTTAGTCGACATGTCAAACCCATTTGGGTATTTGATATTTTTTCCTTTTTTTTCAGTATTTTGATCAAGCATGGTAGCGTGTACAAGGTGTACACGCCAATCGAATGGAATATTACAGAATTTGGGAAGATGTGTTGCGTTCTCAATAAGATGATTGCCTTCCGCAACTATATAATTTTTGTACAGTGGTTGTACATAAATTTTTGTCTTATTCTTGAAAACTCTTTTTTCTAGATTAATGTATATATTCATTAACTCAAACAATTGAGCTGCAAGGGCATTACTTTGTTCAGAGGTTGCTCCCAGAAATTTAACGAAATTTTTAGGATCCACCACGCTCTTCATTTCCTGTACTTTAGATGCTACTAAGTCTCCGTACTTGTTCCAAAGGCCGGCAGGACCGTATAATTTCATTAGGGGTTCTTCTTCAAAAAACTCAGATACAGAAACCAAGTGTTTCACATACTTAATATTCTTTCCAACCATCTTGTACTTCGACCAGTTAATTAAATCCTCCTTTTCAATGTTACTTTTCTTGAACATTACATCTACCCCATAAATCTTCTCCACAAAATGTTCAGGTATTGGAATAGTCATATTTTTGTTACTAGACAACGTGAACTTAAGTTTTGAATTATTATTTTGGACATTGATAATATCTATATTTTTGAACTCTCCTCTGTTCTGTTTCTCATGTTTAATGGAAGTCAAATATATACTGGCACTTTTTGATTTGTTTGGTGTTGCAAATGGCACAATGAATGTTACAAGTTTTTTTTTGTCATTTTTATTCACCCTAATAATTGGACGGGCACTATTACTCAAATTATTTTTTTGTAACAACTCATCAAGTCTCTTTCTTTTTATTTGATTTGATTCTTTTCTCTGATTTAGAATAACACGTCCATCATTATTTGGTGCCTGCGTGGCCATCATACGTGTTCTTAGTTGCAGATTATGCATCCTTCTACTGATTCTATCTTTTATCGCCTGTTCAGACGATGGTTCAAACATTCTTTTCAAAATTTTTAACATTCTATATTTACCTTATATTTTATTTTGTTTGCTAACATTAAGAATGAATAATGATAACAATGATAACAAACTCCTCAATAGACTCGCAGAAGATAAGAATAACAATAGTAATAAAAAAAAGCCATCCAAAAACACACTTGAACAAACCCTACAAAAAAAAGGTCAGAGTCAAGTGGACTTGAACAAAGTAAGGCAAGCACTCAAAGAATTTGCAACTACATCCAAAAACTTGCAATTGAACGTCACAACATCACAAGTAGTAAAGTATCATACAATTGCAAAGGATTTATTACTAATGAATCCCCGTATACTTACAAAAATGTTAAATTTAGAAACAACAACACATACCTTGACGTTAAAACACATCAAACTAAGCGATAACTTCTTTGATGGAATCGGACAAACAGTACCCTTAGGATCCGGAACACAAATCCGAAATGCTATTGTACAAAAAGCACATGGTAATGCTGCTCAATTTAATCCAAATTCAAAACTTCCGGATGATGACTGGCAGAAATATTATAAATTGTCTAAATTGGTATCTACAATAAGAGGGGATCCCAAATTCCCATGGCAAGGCGATACTCCTTCTACCCAAGGAGTACCGCCTCCTCCGGTAGGAGCAACGAGCGATTTGAAGCAGAGTTTGCGGTATTTGCAGGCATACCACAATATTATACTCGGTCCCCTTAGAAACGGTCATTTTAGTGTAAGACTTTCAGAAGAAAATCATCAATTTATGATTGTTATTAGATTTACACCACAAGCATTTGATAGATACATAGATTGGACTTACACCCCAAGTAATTCATTAGATTATGCCATTGAATTCTTAAAAAAATTGCCAAGAGATTTTGTTAAATTCTCTCTTGACCATATATCAAACCTAAATTCAGGCAATAACAATCACGGAATATCTGCCAGTGTCGTTCCCATGTTCACAAAAGAACAATCTATAGACCTTGTGAGGACAGCAATGAAGGTAACAGGCTTCCCTTCCCGCTTCTGGCAAATGAATGAGTTGAAGCAAAAGGCACAAAAAAATGAGGTCAACAACTTTAGTGCTAACTTCTTGAACACCAAACAGTCAAGAATCAAATCTTTTCTAGATAAAGTGAACGATCTTTTTTATCTGATTGCAAAAGGAAAACAGGCTCATCTTTCCGATATGGATATAAGAAGCTTGATAGAATCATATGTGATCTATCCGCATATGTACATAATTGAGAAGCACCAGCAAGCCATCAATAAAATCACCAAGCCGCAAAAGCAAGCAAACATCAACAGACGATTTTTTCTTGAAAATCCCAATTACAATAGAAAAGATAAACAAATTTTGGCTTTCCCCATTACGGGCACTTCATTGATCGGTGTTCTTGAGTTACTTATTCGTCCTGTGATGACACCTCCGCATATAACTGGCAAGGTTGGCATACGTAATGTAAAAAACAGTAGTTCCGGTACAACAATCGATATCACAAGCACAAGCACAACAGCACCCCCCGACATCACAGACATAACACCAAATTTCACAAACTATGTAAAGAATGAAACGTTTGTACCCGAAAAAGCGGAACAAGGCGATCTACACAAAGCTGTGACCGTTCTTGCACATTTTTGCATTTGGTTTGGCACAGCACCCCACCCCAGACAAACAAGCTCAACATTTACTAATTTACTAGATTGGTATAACTTCTATGAAACCAATCGCAATTCGTCCGTGTGGAAACGCCAGCTCATTCAATACAAACAATTTACTCAGAACAAAATAAAATACCTCTACCGTTTTTTACCTAGACATTTCAAACTCATTAATCTATTGAAAGAATATTGTGAAACACAAAGTGATCGTGAGTACATTTGGTTTTCGAATCTTATATTAAAATAAAGACTAATTACTTTGATATGAAAATGAAAGTTGCTGTTATTGATGATTTCGTTTTTTTTTTCTACAGTAATTGTTTCACATGTAAGCATTTGATAATATCAAAATTGATGTTTTTGGATGTTTCGAAAACACCAACTGAAAAGTTGACATGGGCATTAACACTTGTCTCTCAAGCACCAGCTTGGAGGTGGACACGTACAGGAAATTGTAAATGCCAGCGGGTATGCATGGAATGTGTACAGAAACGGAAACAAATGATCCAATTGGTTTTGACCCGCGGGTATTTTGCTAAACCACCCGTCCGCCACCGCCCTAGGACACTTCCTGACTTCGTACAAGTGATGGAATTAGGAAAAATCTAATGTGTTGAAGACGATAATGCTCCCTACACAGAAACGACGCAGTGAATCTTGTCCAGCTGCTCCTTATATTTTCTTCCACCGTCCCCCCCGCTTTCCGATGCTCGAATTTTCTCTTGATGATCAAGAAACTGCGACCCCACGCGAGTCTCTTCATCCGCCTCAGCTTCTAATTGCCCCGAATTGTCATCATATAATTGTTCTAATACTTCTCCTTTTGACTTGTTTTCCCACTCCTTACCTTCGTCCCCCGGAACAACAACCTGGTATATCGCTCGCTTCTGGTTCGGTACTCTCAAATTCTGATTCACACCACCTGGGGCCTTGCGATGCTTCAACTTGATGAACTGAGGCACTGCATTAACTGGGTCGGCAAGTAACGCTTGTATTTGTTGTTGTGAAATATGGTTAACTGACTCTTTTCCAAATGCATTTATGTGTTGCTCTACCAGGAATTTATTGTTGGTTGTGTTGTGCACAGTCCTCGGTTTCTTTGCCACCTTAATGAGTTCTTCTATTTGTCTATCTTTGGTGGCTAATAGTTGTTTCAAATCCTCTTTGTCTTTCTCAAGTGATGCAATCCGCTCCTTGTCACCAGTAATAACTAATTCGCATCTCTTTTTGTGTTTAGACCAGTTACTAGCGTCAATTGATGTATATCCACACGCACACACTCGGGGGTCCTTGTATGTAGTTGTTGGCATACTATAATTTACTAACATATTTTTGTCTTTAACCCTGGTACCAGCCTGGTACCAGCCTGGTACCAGGGTTGGTTTCTCCTGACACTGAAGCACTTGCATTCCTCCTGCCAAAATCCTTAAATATTGTCTTAAAATATATCGCGAAGAAAAATGAAGGGGGGGGGGGGACACAAAAAATCTTGAACTCAAATTATTTTTGGGGGAAATTTTTTTAAGGGAAATTTTTTTGGGGGAAATTTTTTTGGGGGGAAAATTTTTTTTGGGTTGAAAATTTTGATCCAGATTTTTGAAACGTTTTTTCTAAAATTACACCTTCAAACCCACCCGGCACCAGTGGTAAGTTGTACACCCGTGCGCTCCTAGACAATGAGTCCAACATGCAAGCTTTTTGCCCCGGATGCCATAGAAGGAAGACGGAAAATGACAATTATATTAAGATTAACGCTGCTGAAGCGCCTCACGCGGAGCAGGAAGCACAGTCGGCCTGTGCTTCTAGTGGAATGGCGAATTGTTGAGACCTGGATCTGGGTCGTGATCTCAAGTAGTACATGCCGGTTTTGAGGCCCTTCTTCCAGCCGTATGTGTGCATGGACGAGACCTTTTCGATGGACGGATCAAACATGAATATGTTCATGGACTGGCTCTGGTCTATGTAGGGTGCTCTGTCGGCTGCTTGATTGATCAAAACCTTTTGGGAGAGTTCGTATGCGGTTCTGTATGTGAGTCTGATATCCTCTGGTATTGTGGTGATATCCTTGACGGACCCATCATATCGGATGATTTCATGACGCATTGCCTTGTTCCACAAGTTGAGGTCTTGTAGTGCTTTAACGAGGTACTTGTTTACCTGTTCGTACTCGCCGGCCTGGGTTCTGCGCACGTAGATGTTTGAGGTTTGTGGTTCACAAGCCTCGGTGTTGCCGCAGATTTGCGCGGTTGATGCAGTAGGCATGACGGTGGTAAGGAGACTGTTTCTGACTCCGTTTGCCACCTTCTTTCTGAGTGCGTCCCAGTCGTATCTTTCGTCGAGAGGCACCCCCCAGGTGTCACAGTGTAGCACGCCATCAGCTAGTGGTGAGTTTGCGAAATCAGGGTAGGGTCCGTCTTTTTCTGCGATATTGGCACTTTCGTCCCATGCCGTGTGGTAGATAGTGGCGAAAATTTGCTTATTAAGTTCCATGGCCTGTTCGCTGTCGTAGGGCAGATTGAGTTTGAACAGGAGAGTGGCCCATCCCTGCACACCTATTCCGAGTGGTCTGCTCTTGAGGTTTGACAATTTTGCTTTTTCTAGAGGGTAATATGTTCCATCTATGACGTCGTTGAGTGCGTGAACAACCTGCCTGACCACTGCCTCGAGAGATGTGAAATCGAATGTTTGCTCTGTTTGCTCCGAAGCAAGGACAAATTGACTGAGGCAGATTGATGCTAGATTGCACACGGCAATACGTTCTGGAGTGGATACTTCCATGATTTCTGTGCAAAGGTTGGATGATTTTATGACCCCAATATTCTTTTGGTTTGAGTGTTTGTTTGCGGCATCTTTGTAGCACATGTAAGGTGTTCCTGTTTCTATTTGTGATTCGCAAATTTTGACCATGATTTCTCTGGCTTTGATTTGTTTTCGGTACCGTTTGTCTTCTACATACTGATTGTACAATTGTTCATATTCTTCTCCGTAGACATCGGCCAGTCCGGGTGCGTCATCGGGGCTGAAAAGGTACCAAACTGCATCTTCGGATACCCTTTTCATGAATAGATCGGGTATCCACAGTCCGCTGAAGAGGTCACGACAGCGCTTGTACTCTTCCCCCCGGTTCCTTCGAATATCTATGAAGTCTAAGACATCAACGTGATCTGGTGAGAGCCAGATGGATATGGACCCTGGTCTTTTGCCAGCCTGTTTGACGAGTAGTGAACTTTCGTTGAAAACTCTAAGCGTAGGAAGCAGTCCGTCCGTGAGGCAGCCAGTGGAATTTATGATGCTATCTTTGGCCCTCAGATTATGCATGTGCATTCCAATTCCACCCGCGTGCTTGCTTATTTTGGCTGCTTCGGAGAGTGACGAATATATTCCTTCAACACTGTCATCATTGAGTGACATGAGGAAGCAAGATGCAAATTGAGGCTTGAATGTTCCTGCGTTGAAGAGCGTGGGTGTTGCGTGCGTGTAGAGTCTTTGTTGTAGCATTTTATACGTCTTGCTAACTTTGCCGAGGAATTCGGAAGATGAGTATGATTTGACGAGGTGCAGGTGGACTCCAATGGCAACCCTGAGCCACATGTAGCACGGCTTCTCGCAAGTACGCCCGTTGGTGTCTAGCAAGAGGTACTTATTGTTGATGAGTGTTTTGAGACCAAAGAATGATAGGTTCTTGTCTTCCTTTTGGCAAACTATTTTATCGAATTCCGATTTATAGAGTTTTACCGTTTCGTAGAATTCAAAAGAGAGTCTTTTTGTTTCATTGATTTCTTTCATACAGTCACTGAATGTGTTTTTGTATTTTTTATCCATGTCATCAAGAATAATTCTCACTGCTAGAATTTCGTAGTCTGTATGTGTTGTGTAGAACTCCATGCACGATTCTGAGGCAATTATATCAAGCTGCGATGTGGATATACCATTAGTTAAAGACTCGCATACTCTGATTGCAACACGCGCTGAGTCTACGTCTAGTCCTGTGGAAAGTTTGATGAGTTTGTTTTGTATTTCTTGCAAACAAACAGGAACTACAGTTCCGTCACGTTTTTTAACGTTAAGTGTGTCTGTCTCTGAGCGAGTAGTCATTTGAGAAATGTTGCATGTTTATCTTTAAGTAGTATTGGATACTTTTTTCTTTGTTACTTTCTTCTTGAGAGTTGCCGGTAGTGCCGGTGGTGCTTCTTCCGTGGCGGTATTTTTTGTAGGATCCTTGGATAAAGGTCCAGTTCTTCCAATGCAGTTTAATTTTGATCCAAAGAAGGCAACTTGTTTTCCTTCATCTCCATCAAGTAATACTGTGACACTATCTTCGCAACCTAGGACTTTTGTTCTTGTAATAGTTCCCTGAACATTATCAAGAGAAAGGTCGTCACTCTTGCAGTATACTCTTTGGCCAATTTCCATTGTCATGAGTAAAGAAAAAAAAGCGTAACTTTGGGTTTAAAAAAAAGGTCAATGTAATGAATGCCATGTCATCCTTCCGTTGTAAAGTCAGTACGTCAAAATGGAAGTTTACTCAGAAAGACAAGGACGAAAATGTGAAGCTCCGAACTCACAATCTGATGGATGGTGGTGAATTGTCTGTTCCTGACAATGAATATGAAAGATTCTTGAGAGTTTGCGCTGAGAGTATATGTGATGGAGAGAAGTTGTTCATTGTGGAGCAACGATCACACCCATTGTACAAGATATTTTTCGATTTCGACGTTTTCATGTATGATGTCATTGATCGAAATGAGTTGTACACAAACATTTGTAAATTAGTTGTTTCAACTCTCAATGAATTGTTTGATGACACTGTTGATAGTTTCGAACTGATTTGTTCCGTGACTGATGTCAAACAAGCTCGAAAGAATCAGAAAAAGTGCTACAAATATGGCATTCACCTAATATGTCCAACTCTGATTGTCAATAAAGAGAAAATGCTGAGAGTCAGAGAGGCTGTTGTTCAAAAAATTCAAAACAATTTGGAAAAGCATGGTCCAACACACTGGGATGATGATATTGATAAAGTTGTGTATGAATCAAATGGATTCAGAATGAATTATTCTAGAAAGGGTTCAAAATGCAAATGTTCTCAGAAACAAAGAGATTTGTGCGACAAATGTGGTGGAAGTGGCAAGATTGACGAAGGAAGACCTTATGTTCCATTATTGACAATAATGAATGATTATTCACATACTACACACGAAAACAACATGGACTTTGATACTGTGTATGAAATATTGAATAAAACATCAATCAGGGTGAGTTCTCAATCTGACACTGTTGAGTTCAACAAGTCCCCTCCCAGTTGGTTCGAAGATTCAAGTCTGTTTGACGTTCCAGATGGATTGATCACACAAGCCCCGAAGAGAAAATTATCAGAAGGCTTGGATTCTGTGGAGTCTAAGTTGCAGAACAAGAAGGACCTTTCATTGAGCGAGCTCGACACTCTGAACACTTGGTTTCGGACAGTGTGCAATAAGAAGAAACTACCCAAGCAGTACAAAGGTGTCACACTTTCAAGTGCATTTACTTTTACGAACAATAATGTGAGATCGAATATTATAGCACGAGTCGATTCCCAGTTTTGTATAAATATTGGGAGAGAACACGCTACAAATACAGTGTATCTGCTCGTGAACACACTGACGAAGAAGGCGGTCATGAAATGCTACTGCAGGTGTGACACAACAGAAGGACGTCGTACGATTGTGAAAGGGAAGAGGCAGATGTGCAAGGATTTCAGCTCTCATGACATCGATACTTCAGACTTACAGCTCCAGATAGGCTGTGGTGTTGTCTCGCGACAAATCAACCCTCGTATTTTAGCAATGTTTTAGGTACGTTCAACAATGTATTGTGCTTGTTTCGTTCGATCCACACCGTATCCGATTACATCACTGGGGAGTCAAAATAGTTTTTTTTAGAATAAAAGCGATTTCGAGCTTGTGGACGCAGATGACCGATACCCTGCGGCTGTCTTTCCTGAGGTGTGGCGAAGGCGAAAGCCGAGCTACTTGATCGTGGTGGACTGAGTTTTCTTTGAGAAACACCATTTAAGGCACGTCCCTAAGTGGGGTATAAGGTTTGTGCAGACGACCTTACTAGTGTTGGCCATTCCGTTGAGGTTAAGGTTGCCTCGCGAGGCAGAAACAATGATATCGATCGTGTGAGAAACGATACCATTATCAATCATCTCAATGAGAGTTTTTTTCATATAGTTCTGTGTAGGTACATCCTCTACTGTCTTTCTGACAATGTCCATCACTGCCTTTTTCTTTTCATCTCCTTTGAGCGTAGTGACCTCGACTGCCTCCATTGCATACTGTAACACTGTAACTATAGTGTCCGGGGTAATATTTAGTGATGCTATCTTGAATTCGCACGCCCTTCTAGCAGTTTCTATGTCGTCCCCCTTGGTTTTGCTCATCATAATATAGCTACCGAGAAAAAAAATAAGGATCGTATTAAAAGGATCGCCTACAAAGCTGGTAGTACAGCAAACCATGTCAGCCCCACAGAACAACCCGTCTCGTTCTCCGCGCAACAACAACAACCGCCCCCATCGCGAGCAGAAGTATGCACCCAACACTCACGTGTACTATCAGGGGCGTCTCGCGAACTTTTATCTCAACTGGCAAGGAAAGACCCATTTGATTGTTGTCCCTCACCAGAGGGTGTACAAGCTTACTGAGTTTTATCCACTCGACCTGGGGTATCTTTTCCAGGAGATTTACAGTCTCATGGAGCAAAATCGCGTCCACAACTTCACTCTCCATGTTTTCAAGCGCGATTGGGAGGTCGCCCCCCACCTGTTCATCAAGATTGGGATGGCCCAGGACCTCTACAATCAGTTTGTGACTGTTCCACACATCTCCGCTGGATTTGTGCCTTCTTCTGGTGCTCCGGATCGTTCTGCTGCACCACGCCCCCCGGCACCTCCAGGTTCTCCGCTTGCATTGCCTGAAGCATCTACACCACCCGCCCCTCCGGATGATGAAAATGCGGTCAGTGCGGAGTAAGAAGCCCGTCTGCAGCAGAGAAGAAAGACGACAGGGTTATAATAAATTTGTTTCGTAATATCAAATGGAAAAAAACAATTTCGAAAAAAGGATAAATATTTGGTCTAACACTCTACAAAACAAATCTGATTCACTTAGAAACTTCTTTGGAGTTGCACTTGTTTTGAGTTTGATAGTTTTTACTTCAGTTATTGCTTTTTCTGAATACACTATGAAAGATATAAGCATAATTTTATTATTATTGTACAGTGTAATAGGGTGTGTTCCTTACATTGAAGTTGCACAAGTAAAGAATGATGATTCATTCTTTACAAAAAGATTAACAGTTTTGAACTGGAAGGATGAAATAAGAAAAGATGGCAATTATAATGTTCTTTCATCCAATTTGCTTGTATTACATGCAGTGTTTCCACTTGTAACTATATTATGTCTGTTTATGTTTTTAGTACACAAGATCTTTGGTGAAACTTATGTTCATTTCAACACAATTCTAATTCTATTATTAATACAAACTCCATTCAATACTGCATTGGGGTTGAATCCGTTAGGTGTATCAGTAATTAGACAGAATATTTCTAAACATGTAACTCAAAATGATTTGAAGAGATATATTGGAAAAATTAACTCGCCTAACTTTTCTTCTATTTCAATCAAAAAAATAAACAGAGGAACGCCAATTGTAAATATTAATAGCATGAAAACGAATATGGGAAATATGGCTAAATCCTCTTCCAAGAATATACGTGATGCACGCGTGCCGCCCAACATGCCGCCCAACATGCCGCCCAACATGCCGCCCATGTCGCCCAAGAATATGCGTAATGTACGCGTGTAAAATTAAAGGTAAGAATACACAAAAAATCAACAAAAATGCTTAGTAGAGATATTTTAGAAGAACAAGAATTGGCATATGCTCTTTCGTTGATAGAAGATATGGAACGTGAGTCAAATGAAACAAAGATGGAACAAACCAATCAGGCGGGAGTCTCAGATCGGAAAGAAAGCCAGGTTGTGTGCTGCAGACAAGAAGAAGAGCAACGAGAAAACCCGTTAGACGAGGAAGAGGGAGAGGAAGAAGCGGAGCAGAACCCATCACCATGGACGCTTCGAGAGATGAGACGCGCTTATTTCGAGGGTCTGGAAAGTAGAAGTATGGCTTCTGAGCCGGTTTCCACCCGACCAGTTCAAACCGAGCGGGAACCAGACTGCGCAATCCCGGTCTGCCAAACAGAACCGCCTAGAAGGAGATTGCGATCTGGGCGGTCATATTAAAAGCAAAGTCACCTCTCCTTCAAAAAGGAGAGCACATGCGTGACTACGGAAGTGATCATGAGCGTGATCATCCTGCGTGTGAGCATAAGCAATGCGACATCTTTGACGGGTTTAGAGTGTGTACCCATTGTGGGTGTGTGATGTGTTCAGTCCCGGAGGCAATGGAGTGGGTTGCAGGCATCAACGATGTCAAACAGCGTGCTTCCGCTGCCGATGAAGGCTGGTATGTTGGCGGGACTGTCGTGGGTGACAAGAAGTTGGAGAGGATTCATAAAGGGATCACTGGAGGGAACAAACAAAGGGTGTACGCAGAGGGTCGAGACTTCATCAAAAGCGTCTGTACAGATCTTCATGTTGGCGATGCGGTGGAAGCTGAGGCACTTGACATCTTCAGTGTGGTTCAAGAGCAGCATAGCCGGTGGAGGGGTGCAAAACGGGTGGGCATACTCATCTCTTGTGTTTCTGTCGCTTGTCAGAAGTTCAGCATTGGCGTGACAGATGCGGCTATCTTGAAGTTAGAGCGTGTCAATCAACCAACGAAGACGATGAATTCTCAGAAGAAGCACGTGCTCACTATGCTCCACAAGTCGGGGATGACAGTGCATCAGGCGCAAGCAGAGACATACTGCTTGCGCATTTGTTCCGCCCTTGGTTTCAGCTCCGAATTGTCGAAGATGGTGAGCGCTCAGGCTAAGAGGATTTCAAAGATGGAACATCTCAACGCAAGATCGTGCAACATGATTGTTGTCGTGAGTGTCTTGTTCCTCACTGAGAAATACAACTTGAGCATTGCTGTCGATAATCTTTGCCGTATGGTGAATGTGACGCGACCAACCCTGGTTAAGTGGTACGCAGAAGCTTCCGCACGTTCGGTGTCCTACACGAGGCAGTTTGTGCAGTCGGTGGATAGTGATAACGCGTAGTTGTTTATTTGTGTAGTGTTTCCATTAAAAATGTTTGCAATAAATAAAAACAATGTCCGAATATATTTCAGTAGATGGTGGAAATTTTACAGAACTTCACGGCCAATCTAGTACCACAGACAAGTTCATAATGATGTTCAATGTGTATCAATTTGACTTTTTTGTGGCATTTTTTGGTTTTTACATTGTGCGGTACATGTTTCCTAATTCAATTTTAGGAAATGATCAAAGCGTGAGAACTGGGCTTATAGTTGCGTTTTGTTATGCTATTTTTGGACTCATAAGGTCTAGATTGCTCGACTACAAGAAAGAGTTGGATATACGATCGGTTGGATCTTCCTATTACTGAAAAAAATGTAGCAAACAGAAAGTAAAAAAACAGAAAGTTAGAAAGGCCGTAGTTTCATTCTCACTTATAGTTGAGCATTACTTTAGTAGAGTCTTCTTAAGAATTTTGCATTGATGTGCAGACGCTCCGAGTTTAGCAATCTTGTATAGTGCTTTTGCTTCATAATCATAATTAGCAGATGCAGTTTTCAGAGGATTTATGTTTTGTAGCAACAAATCTCTGTATAAACCCGCGTATATTTTCATTTCTGCTGGATGAATCGAAATCACTTTGCAGGCATTTTGAAGGCACGTAAGTCTGTGAACCATTTGAGCGTTTCTAGCTACAAATGATTGTTTGTGATTGTACTCAAAGTTGTTATTGTCTATGTAGTCACTTATGATTTCGGTATACCAGTATCTTGTTATTTTGAATTCGGCAATATCGTGAAAGCAAATGAGATCTGCAAATGTTGATACAACATCAATGTCGTGATGACCTATAGTTTCGTGCGCAAACAACATTTTACTGTAGTCATCTATGCAATGGTGGTCTCGTTCTTTTATGTTTGTGGATTGTTTCAATGCTAGTGAATTTATGGCATTTCTCAAGTCAGTGAACTCTGAAAGTTGGTGTATGTTTTCTAGATCTAGGTCGATTGCTTCTTCAGCACAAATCCAGCAAAGATGTAGCATTTTGTCATTTATATCGAGTGGAGCGAATGTAATTTTTTTCCATTTGGTATGATACGACATACTGTTGAAGAAGACCACTGCACGCACATTAGATTCTTCTATTGCAGATGTAATTTGCAATCTTTCGTTTCGTTTCATGATTTCTATATCTTTGATGAAGAAAAGTATACTCTTAGCCTGCTGTTGGAGCGCTAGAAGTACATTTTTTATATTTTCTTTTATTACTTTTATAACTTCTAAACATTTATTTGAACATGACACTTCATGCACAAAAAATGATCCCATTTCGTTGGCAATGCACTTGACACAAATAGTTGCACCACATCCTGACTCGGAATGTACAGCAAAGAATCTTTCATTCTCAAGACAGTGTCTTACATTAAGCAAATCACTTTCCGAAATACAACATTCAGAAGTATTTCTAGGTTCATACTTCAGTGATAACTGCTTTTTTCCTTGTATTGGTTTTGTTTTGGAAAAGACATTTTCCAGCATTTTGAGTTGAATAATTTATTATCTTTAAAGAAAATCTTTGTATAAAGTATATAGATGTCGAACACTCATACACTTACTGGAGCCATGCAGGATGGAAGATTTTTCACAAATTACTCACCAGTGTGCAAACTGAATTCGAAGATTGCAAATGAAGCCAACATTCAGTCGTGGAACTCCACGGAGTATAGAAATTATTTACAGAAAAACGGTCTCGCCCTGATCAACTCTACAGTGGATACCACCCCTTGTGGAACTATGCGATGTGAAGACAATGGTCTTGCGATAACACCTCCCCAAACTGAGGTTACATTCCCCTACACCGAAGACCCTGAACTTTGAATCGGCTTGAACGGCACATAATTTGGATCTTCATCCATGGCCTGTATCAGACACTGTTGGTTCTTTATAATTTTGCACTGCAGCAATTGGAATGATATTCCAATGTTGGTGTTAGTTTCCCAAACGCATGGCAATTCAATCGCACATGTTATTGTTGATCCATTTGATGAACGGAAGTAATTTGTTTCGGATCCATCGGTGTTTATTATTGAAAATTCAGCTGGAAGCTTTACTTTCATTTGAAAAACTCCATCATCCAAATCATTTAAAAATGCATAAAGTGGTTTGGATGATAGACTTTGTACCCATGATATAATTTTGGAAAACTTAGATTTTTCAGGCGGTTGAAAATCAATATGCAGATATTGTTTGTCCTTGAATGTGCTTATTCTATTGAATACACATTCTGGTAGAACAATTATTGGAATTTTGTCGTCATGACATCTTGGTGTTCTGAATTTTAAATCTCCAAGTGCTTTCATATCATTTGGAAAGTTTTCAAGTAAGAAAAGAGAAATATCTTGCATTTATATTTTATGATATTTTATCCTTTAAGTATTAAAATGTTTAAAGCATGCTCGTACCTTTCCTAACCATGCAAACTGACCCAATGTTCAAAACTACCGCTCCAAAACCCTTAGCAACCCTCTCCCAAACATCTGACTAGACAGCAGCCTTCTTGAGCTTCTTCTTGCTTGCCTCCCCCCCGGGCACAGGTGCAGGTGCAGGTGCAGGTGCAGGTGCAGGCGCGTTTGCAGGCGCGTTTGCCGGTGCGTTTGTAGGTGCGTTTCCCGCGTCCTTGTTGGCCACATCCTTCTTGACAGAGGTGAGAAGCTTAGCCAGGAACTTCTGCATCTCGAACCAGTTGGTCTGAGTGCCAACGTCAATGGAGAAAACCTTTGCCAGCTTCTCGTCACAAACAAAGAGCTTCTTGTTATCCTCGCACTGGAGGGAGTTGTTCTTGATGTACTCAGTGAGACGCTTGGTTACCTCGGTACGAGGCATATACTCGTTTGGATTCACATTGAGGAACTCAGCAAGTATCGGATCGATCTTGACAGGCACAGAGAAACCACTCTTAGCGTTCGTTGACGTGTTGCGGCGGCGGCGACTCTTGTTGCTCTTGCGAAGAAATATACGCCCCTGCCGGTTGAACCACTTCGTGAGATTGTTGAGCTCATCGATCTTCTCGAAGAAAGTCTCAATAGTGTTCTCACGGGTCTCCGTCTCAGAAGTGGTGGCAACATCAACATTCATGGTCTCGACCTCATTCATGATTTTTAATGGAGCTACCCGTAAGCTTGTCTTTAAATAGGAATGTGGTTGAAAAAAAAGTATACTCTCTACAAATGGATATAGATGGAGTTTTGGTCGATCTTAGTGTGGTTAGCCAGCTCAAGGACCACGACAAGTTAGGAGTGAACAAGCTCCCGGGCAAACAGGAACTCGTGATCTTTTCAGGAAAGATGTGGTTGCAAGGTACGTACCGGTGGTACTCCGGGACCAATCGAAGTGACGTTGTTGAATATCTTCAAGCCCTGCTCAAAAAAGTGGAACGGCACGCTGAACTCTTTAGCGAACCGGTAACTGAGAAAACAAGAGTTCTGAGGAAAACCCTTAAGAAATACACTATATCTTCACTGGCAGGTCTCGGTCATTTGCAGAACACCTACGCAGCTGACAACCATATGGTCGCGCAGCTAGGTTTGATAACCGAAAAATTATCTGAATGTTCCAAACAAATACAAGTTGAATAGAATAAGAGTTGAATAAGAGTTGAATAAGAGTTGAATAAGAGTTGAATAAGAGTTGAATAAGAGTTGAATAAGAGTTGAATAAATGTGGCTGCTCCGGGAGCTCCACACCTAAAAGGTCATTATGTTTCTATAACAAGAGACTTAAAAGAGACTTTTTTACGCGTCATTGAAATAATTTTTTGGGTTCAAGCCCGTTCGGTTGTACAAAGCACGAGATTGCCCTTATGACATCCTGTGAGACCTCTTCTATGCTGCGCGAGGCGTCAATTGGAATGATTTCATCCGTGTTGCAAGAGAGACCAAGCCATTCTTCGTATGAATCGTTGATGGCGGTGATGTACTCTTCAGTCATGTTTGACTCAGACGATCTGGATCTTTGACATACTCTGCAGAAGGCTACAAACGGAGGAACCTTAAGATATATTCTAACTTTTCGAGAAGAAAACGTCTCCTCAAGTGATTCTTTCAGTTTGTCGTATGAGTATTTCAACAACTCAACGCTTCTGGAGTTTTCCACATTGTTTTTAGTGAATACCTCAAAAGCAGCATCCATACTTCTTTCCTGTATCAGTATCTCCGATTTCGAGAGACCCATGAATGATGTATGATACATGCTCGAAATAACCATATATTGAAACTCAGCATGTTCTATTCTTTTCGAATACATGTCTCCCAAGAATCCATTATTGTCCCATTCATGCAATGGTTCCCAAGCACAAAAAACTTTCTCATTTTTTTTGAAATGCTTATATATATTAGAAAGTAGAGTAGACTTACCCACCCCAATGTTACCTTCAATAGATATATGAATTTTTTGCATTTGTATTCATGAATTATTTTCTTTTTAATTACTCTGATCCAGAATCTGCGTCAACCTCGGTCGCGTCATCTGTCACAGGGGGCGGGTTCTTAGTTTAGACTTACTCTACCTGGTGGACCATCAGGAAGGGGCGCTAAACTGGCAATCATGTATATTACATGTCAATAATTTTTTTATTATGTGAAGTTAAATGAGTCGCATCAATCGTAAAATAATTCTTGTTTCCACACCACTGTCTCCCATGATGATCATACTTTTGGGGCTCATGGTCTACATATTAATAGACATGAGACATCAAGAGGCAAGTCACCAGTACAGGGACAGGGTCAGCCACTTAGGCTCCAAGCACCCCCCACTGGTCGATCACCCCATCCGTCTGGACCGTCATCCAGATCACATACATTCTTTTCCATTGTCTCGACCTCGAGTGCACTCTCACCCCCATGGCACTGAGAACCCCATCAAACAGTTACACAGCCAAGGCTACTACAAGATCGACAGAGTCTGGGACCAGAATTCGGGAGCTGGATTGCAGGCGGTAAACCAGGATGGGACTGTTGATTACCATGCCATGAAAAGATACATTGACACGCAGATGCTCCCTGCCATCAACAACGCCGTTCCCGTGATACCAAACCCGATCTACGGAAAGTTTCGCTTTAGCGATAATAACAACTCGACCGACGCCGCCCTACATCACGGAGACATCTACAACCACACGGACCAGGAGCTCATCCCCATCTACACATGCCTCATCTATTTCGACGATGCTGAGGTTGAGGTTGTTCCGGGAACCCATCATCTCCCTACGTTCAAAGAGACGTCCACTGCACAAAAGTGGGCCCAGAAGAAGAAACTCCAGTTCCGACCAGGGGATATGCTCATATTCCATGCCAACCTCCACCACCGTGGAGTTGGATATTCGCCATCTGGGCACCGCCGCATTCTCCAGGTCTTCAATATTTTCCCGAATAGAGAGATTCATGCTATCCACAACCCACGACTTCATACCATGCAGACATCACAGAGTTTTTGGGCTGAGTTAGGAGGAAAGGGCTTGAAGACCTTGGCAACAATGCCAATGATGATAAATGTCGCATGTATCATAAGCTACGTTCTTGTTTGCAATAGCTGGCAGTACAAACTTGCTCTTGTGGACATCCCGAGTAGTGAAAAACAGGGTCGATATCTCTCTTACGAGCCAGGGGAAAACAAACGGATCGAACTATGTAGTCGATCCGAGCCGGTCAATGTGAACATTGTCTGTGACCCGGAATTCCAGAAGCTAGATCCTTCGACGTACTACCTCAAGTACGCAGCCATCATGATGCTGGTTCAGGGCCTGGGTGGGTACGCAGTCTATCGTTGGAATCCGATGAAGAGGCGGCGCGGAAGAAAATAGGGCCACATAGTAAATGCCACATCTCCGAACGAGAAGGCGTGGGGGGTGGAAACGCACTCGCACGAAGCGAAAGTATAGGCGGAAGGTAGGTGGGAGGACGAGATCTAAAGACACCAACTCTCAAAGCAACATCCCTCCGCACAGTGAAGATTGGTGAGACGACGCTTTGCCCACGTAAGCCTCTTCACTGCCTTACTTTGGTGCTTGTGTTCTACTGTGGAGCGTTGACAATTGAAGAGTTTTTTGTTTTTCTCTTCAAAAACAGCACAAAAAACCAACTATGAATAGCCCGCGTATGCAATTTAAAGTCTTGATTCGAATTAAGATGTTTGAAAAGTTGCATTAACTGCAACATACCCTGTTGCCGGTTTAATTTTTGATGGCGGTCATTTAAAAAGCTTCCCGCACGTCAACCTCTGACGCACTGCCATGAGCGCTGTCCGCCTCAGCTTTGCCCCCGCTTCCACGAACTAAGCCAAAGAATCAAGTCTTTGCTGTAATGATAATAACGTATCAATAATATTTATTCCATTTGAAAATATATCACCAGAAACACTCAGAGTTCCTTCCATTTCGAAAGAACCGTGGTTGTGCATAAGCTTATTGTGTGCACCAGTTAGAACAACTCCAGAAACCAGCAGGTTGCCTTCGATTTGCATGTTCCCCTCGTGAACCGTATCATGTGGACTGACGCTCAGGAGGCTGCTCACTATATCTGTTATCGTTCCCCCTAGGGTGCCCCCTCCTATCCCAGTCAACATTCCAACCGCGAGTTCTCCAACTGAGATGCTTGACGCAATCATATTTTGCACATTCTCTATGTTGAGAGATGGTTGTGTTCCCATGAAAATCGTGTCTGTTACATACAAACTTCCTTCAATAATCATGTCACCAGAATGTTTGGTGTCTTCGGCAAAGAGAGCGAAGTCTCCAACTGTAGAAGTTGTCAGAACAGCGGGATCTGCAGTATCGGAGACGTGCGGAATCGATCGGACTATTTGATCGATGAACAGCGTGCCACAAGACAGGTCAGACGCAGTAACAGAAGAGGCCGAAATATGACCGACCAGCCCAGTGACAGAGAGGTCTTGTGTGAGTACAATGCCATGCAGAATGGCAACCGAAAGCGATGAGACAGCAATCTCCGAGGCCGATATATTCTGCCCACGCAGAGTCTCTACTAGAATGGTATCAGATGACAGCACGTTGATTTTGCCCGCTGAGCATGACAGTGAATTCAAACCATCTATATCCTGCAGTGATAGCGCATTCAACGCAGTCTCTATTGATTCATTCACTGATAAAAACAATGACTCTACGAAATGCTTCGAGACACCACCACTCGAAAGTGTTAAATCCACACCTACAATAGAATTTACCGACAAAATATCAAAATTAGCCCTTGGTGCATTTATATCGTCACATTTCAATGCAGAACAACTAAGTATTGAAGCAAATGTATTTTGTATATTAGCGTTAGAAACCGACAATAATCCTAAAACTGCTATAGGCGAATATGTGTTGTTAACACTGAGGTTTTGCGAAACAATACTTTCTGATATTATATTGCCAACAGAAATGATATTTGTATTCATGTTAACTGCTTTTATTGAATTGCTGCAAGATATGTTCTGCACTAGTGAAAGATCAGCCAATAATGATCCAGTTGACAAAATATAGGATCTCAGTCTGTTTGTGTTCACACTGTTGACCGACAGAGTGTCTGTACTCAAAGAATTAATAAAAGATGAATTTACAGATAAATAACTTGACAAATGTATATCAGACTTCAACTGTTGCACTTGAGCAAAAGACAAAGCAATACTGAGTACTGATCCGTGATCAATATGCGCGAAATTTACCGAAAGGGTACGACCCTCTAGTGCAACAGTTAAAATTGAATCTGAAAACAACGTTTGCGCGCTCAGGCTGTGTGAATCAAGAGATTGGGTTTCTATAAAAGTAGAATCGAGCGATGATATAGACGCTTGAGCGACAATTGCATTAGAACAACTCAAATCGTTTGTAAAAATCGAAGAAGAGCTCAAACTTTCAGAAAACATGGTGACAGAATTACAAGACGAAACACTGACGCTATGCGCTACAGCATCTGTCGAGTGTATAAAATCACAATTTACAGATGATACAGATAACAATGAACTAAAAAAACTGTTTGTACTAATGGTTGAAGATTCCAGGGCTGTTGTTTTTGTGTTAGACGATTCACAAGAGTCGTAAAATATATTTGCAACAGACAATGTATTTGAGTTGCCACTTTCTATACTAAGGGATTGAACGGATAAAGTAAGAATATTCATTGAAAAATCTTCCGGAAAATAAAGCGAAGAGATACTCAATGTTTGTGTGGTTATCGAGTCGGCATGTATGTTTTGAGAGAATATATTTGGCATAGAAGCTCCTCCTTCAGTCGTAATATTGTTCACACGGACATTACCAAGCGACAACGAGTTAGAAGTTATTTCCGAAACAGATAACGTATTGAACACTATATTGGGATTGTCTAAAAACACAGATGCATCGAAAAATAGATTTTCAACATGGAAACTTGATACACTAATGTTGTTTGATTTTACCTCATCAAATATACAGGTGTTACAAGAGATATTATCAAATATGCATTCTGTTCCCTTGCTACGATCAAACAACAAATCTGCACACGAGAGCTGTAGAGTGTTACTACTCTCGGTGTTGCAGATGCTCAAAGAAGCAGAAAGACCAAATATCTCGGATACGTCCTCAATCCTACCTGTCTCAAAGATACCGTAAAAACTATTTGTCAACCCAGTGCACTTTATATTATTCGCATTCAAGTCGTTGACTGTCAAAGTTTCTGAACAATCCATGGTTCCACAAACAATCCCGTTGGTTTCCAAGACTGAACACGATACCGCAAGACGCGATTCGGAAAGACATTCTATCAAAGCACTTCCACCGTCTGTGTTCGAAATTTGGAAATGGCTGTCAGACGATTTGACGTGCAAAGAGGCTGTCGAATCAAAAGTTCCCACTGTTACGTGAGATGCATTATCAATAGATCCTGTAATGACCTTTGCATGTCCTTCGAATTTTCCCACGACATCACCATTCACTGTTCCGACCCAATGCCCTTCTCCGTCTCCCAGTAGTTTTGCTTCTATTATCGGGTGATTTCCTAAATCTGAAACAAATCCCTGAACATTACCTTTGACGTCCCCGGTGTGCACTCCCCTTGTAGGACCCTCAAAATAACCCGAGAAGTTTCCTAATGAATCTGCCTGTGATTGTGGTGCCGCAGAGGGCATCGAAGACACATCTGTTGCACCAATCGGTTTGTTTTCGAAATACAACACATTTTCCCCTGCTTGGCCGCGTTCCACATAGAGCTTCGCGTTAGTATTGTTCGGTGGCACGAAATTGACATTGAACCCCATCTCTGAAACACCACCAACACTGAGATTCAAATTCGACATCGTCTGTGAAGTCACAAGTCGAACGTCATCAGACTCATTCAAATCACCAACATATTTTGAATTAAATGCACTATCGAAGTTATTTTGAGTAAAGAACCTATTGTAAATTCCTTCTGTAATAGAATCAGAATTTGCAACTGAAATAACAAAGTTTGTTGTGTTATCAGTAGCCAACTCCGTGATGTGAGACAACAACAACTCTCTGGTAAAAAACTTATTCGTAACTCCTTCTTCAATATCGTCTGTAGTGGTATCTTTTATGGACTTATCAATACCGACTCTTCCACAATACAAATACGCAGTAATGAAAATAATCTGGGGAATCAGAGACCTAACTGCTTTGTCAATCGTTACCACCCCTGCCATATGTTGGATTTCCCACAAGTGGCTTTGAAGAATCGACAAGGTACCATTAGATTCATACTCCACAACACTAGAGTACCCCTGTCCATAGTTTTGGTGAACGACTCTCCGTAGGTCTTCCGTGGGGCTGCTATACTCACCAAAACTTCCACGGGTGAGCTCCAGTCTTACCCTTTTTTGAACCGAAGAGACCCGCTGCCCATGTCTTACCGCACTAGCCACAACAGCACCAGTTGTATCTAAAAAAAGGTTATTGTTGCTAGTGTCCACCATGCCATTCAGAGACAGCGGTACCACAACGTTGGGCATGAGATCGTCATCTACCCACAAACTTTCGCTTGCCAGTACAATTGGACTTGCAGTGTACGGTTCTGAAGCATAAAGCGAAGAATCAGTGACATAAGATTTTCTGTGTAAAATTGCATTTTGTAAATGAAAATCAAGAGTTGTCATAATATATAATAATTAATGTAAATAACTAGTAAACATAAAACGCTCAAATAAAATACATATAAACAATGTCCATCCACATCTCGCCCTCCAGCACGGCCTCCTCATTCGCAACACCCCACTGAAACTCGTAACCGCCCGTCTGCTTTTGTTTTCCCACTGCAACACGCACTGATGTGCCTTGATTCCAACCCCAATTCCTGAGCCGCCTCGCTACCCGAAGCGTACGGCACCCACGCCTCCGCCTTGAGGGGCGCTCGACCCGTGCTCGACGGTGTCCTGGTCGTCCTGCTTGGGGAGGGCGAAGGCGCTCGCCATCATTCGGTGGGTAGCCTCTTTTTGGGGGGTTGGGGTTAAATAGCCACAGTGTGTTTGTTTAAGCAATGTGCTTTCGCTTGAGGACTTTGCTGTCCTTGACAGCGATGATATCCCATTGACTTGTGATTTCATTTTCGATTCTCTGCATGACGCCCTTGAGTGTTTTGTCGAAGTCGTCTTGCCTTGGTATGATGATGATGATCTTGCCCTTACGAAAGATCATGACGGAGGCATGCTTATCGTTATCCACCGGGAGCTTGGCACGAACACCGGCGTAGTTGTTTGGATCATAAATGGAGAGGATATTTTTATCGTTCAAAACATCTCTGACACGAGCAAGATTGATCTCTCCTGGAAGTCTATACTTGTATAGAACAACATCAATCTGACGTGAAGAGACGTCTTCTTTGAGCGCAACTCCGGTGAACTCCACTAGCCAACACTTCACAACGTCTGTGACATGATGTACCATCTCGAGGCTGTGTGTTCCCGTGATGTGAAGACGCAAGTTCTTGAAGACTTTGACACTCACCCTCCTCAGCTTGGATCCCTGTCGTGGAGATGGCACATATAGGGTCAGGATGAATGAGTTCTTGAAGCCATCTTTGATCTCTGTTTTCGTTGTGATGCCATCGCGAGCCGCCTGTAACATCGTGGGCGTCACATATACTTCATCAGCCTCGGGCACTAGTCTCGTTTCATAGGTGAGCGTGGTCACGTGCCGATTGAGCGGGTGCGCGATATG